CAAGCGCACCTGGGGCGAGATGTACTCGTTCTTTGATGTCATGGTTGGCTCTCCGGCTATCAGCGACGAGCTTCAGAAGCTGGCCGGGGTTATGCTTGCCATCATGAGCGGCGGCATCCATGACGACAGCGAAGCGGTCGAAGCACTTGAGGCCGTCGTGGGAGGGGATCAGTAATGGAGGTATTGATTGGTGGTATTGTAATCTTCTCGATGGTCGCTACCTACAAGATCAGAACTATTGGGGTGTCGAACATTGAGCGCAAGGCGGCGCGTTGGTTACTTGCCGATGCCCGTTCTTGGGACGCAAAAGGCGAGACAAAGAAGGCGGCTCAAAAAGAGTTTGCCAAACTGGCATAAAGGAGCAACATGATTTTCTCAGAACAAACAGACAAGCTAATGCCTGCGGTTATCAAGGCATGGTCAGACATCAAGGCGGCGGTTAAAGACAGCGTTAACCCCCATCTCAAGAATCACTACGCGGACCTTGCATCGGTCATGGACGCGGTAAAGAAGCCGCTGGCCGATAACGACCTAGCGGTTCTCCAGCCAGTGAAGGACAACACCAGTTCCGATCCTGGCGCTACGGTCGAGACCTACATCATGCACTCGTCCGGGCAGTACATGATGAGCGAGTTCTCTATGTCGGCGGTTGACCGGAAGCCTCAGACAATCGGCGCGACTATTACCTACCTTCGTCGCTATGCCCTTGGCTCCATGCTTGGGCTTGTTGCGGAAGAGGACGACGACGGCAACTCCGGGAGCGGTGTGAGCGCGGATCGTGTTCAGCGCAACTACCAGTCACGCCAGGCGGCAGCACCCGTTAAACAGGCGGAACCTGCCGTTCAACAGGCCAAGCCGTCTAACGATACGGAACTAGCCCGAGACCTTCGGAACAAGCTAATCGAACTGACCGGAACTGACATTTCTTCAGTAAAGCAGTTCTTTAGCGGGATCTGGCCGAACGGCTCCCCCAAGGACTCCTCTGCATACATCAAGCCCCTGCAAGACCTTATCGCCTACGTCAGCGGCGGCGAGAAGCAGAAGGAGTTCTTTAAGACTGACCCGGCAAGTGCTGGCAAGCGATGGGCGGAAGCCAACAGCATGAACAGCAATGAGCCTGTAACAGACACGGCTACCACCCAAGAGATGAGTATCGGCGAACTGGCAGACGCTGCGGCCAAGAAGCACAACATCGGGACAGGCGTACTTCTCTTAAAGACCCTGGACAAGCTTTTCAAGGCCGTGCCTGACTACACAGACGAAGCGACCACCAAGGCTTTCCTGCTTGCCTACACGGATAACGCTGAGGTGTTCGAGGAAGCCAAGGCCAACGCCAGCGCCGGGTTCTCCCTCAAAGAGATGATGGAGTCTCGGGCGGCTTAACTATGATCTCTTTCGACAAAGAGAGTCACACCTACAAGGTCGGGGGGCTGCTCAAGCCCTCCGTAACCCAGGTGCTAGACATCATGGGTTACGTTAGCCCGTTCTGTAAATCGGACACTGCCGCCAACCGAGGCTCCGAGATCCACTTGGCACTAGAGGACTTCGATAAAGGCTTGCTAGTAACCGATGGATTAGACGAAGGCATGGCAAAGTGTATTAACCAGTACAAGAACTATCTCAAGGACGTTCAGCCTACTTTCACTGATATCGAGTGCTTGCTTTACGATGAAGTGCTGGATGTTTGCGGAACTGTCGATAGGGCCGGAATCGAACCTGAGTTCATCATGGACATAAAAACCGGAACCATCCCGGAGTCAGCACGCCTGCAAACAGCGGCTTACGCTATGATGAGATTTCCGCTAACGTATGAGACAGTAAAGCGATACTGCCTTAACATCAACCCCAAGCTGAAGAATTACAAGATAAAGGGATACGAAGACCCCTACGACTTCGTGGAATGGGAGAACACATGCAAGACGTTTTGGAAAAGAGCGAGGTATTAGTTCCTGAGATTGCTATGCCTGACATCGGCCAGGAACTTCAAGAGGTCGAGACAATCGCCTGCCTGGACCTTGCTGTTGATAGCGAGTCAACTCATGATATGGCGGTTTCCATCATCAAGAAGGCGGACGACTACATCAAGCGAGTGGACGACAAGTTCTCCTCTATCAAAGAACCTCTCAACAGTGCCGTCAAGTCTCTCAACTCGCTAATCAAGGAACTGAAGGAACCTGCGGAGATTACCAAGTCTAATCTCCGCAAACGGTGCCTTGAATGGCGGGTGGCCGAAGAGAAGCGGCTCAAGGAAGAGCGCGATCGACTCATTGAAGAAGCGCGTAAGGCCAAGGCGGAATGGACGCCGCTCGACGACACGCCGGAGCCTGAGATGCCCGTGTTTACGAAGACCGTCAGTAAGTCGGGAGCTGGCACACGCAAGAGTCCATTCAAGGCGCGGATCACTAACCTCGACGAACTCTGGGCGGCTGCTGTCAAGGACCCGCGCTATCGGGAATACTTTATCCCGGACCAGAAGGCGCTCGACGCCAAGGCCCGTAGCATGGGCGCAATGATGTCGATCCCCGGTGTTGAAGCATATCAGGAACAGAATTTAGTGATCCGATGAAGATAAACCAAATACCCCTTCCGCTACATCTATTCCTAAACATTGCGCGAACCGTCCCAGATACAGAACTGGACATATCCAAAGAACTAATACTAGCGTTCTGCCTCGGCATGGATTACGGAAGAAATTTCAGCGACTCGCCCAGCTACTTCAGAGAGATCGCAGAAAAGCTGGCTAAAGAGGGAATAGAAGAAACACAATGAAACTACGCCAATACCAGAGAGAAGACTTGGTTAAGTGCCAGATGGATATCATGGCTGGCCGAAATAGAAACCTGATCGTTTGGGCCACTGGCTTAGGCAAGACTGTCCTCATGGCTCATATCGTCGGCAGGCTCCGCAAGAAGCGTGCCTTGATTATCGTCAACAGAGAGGAACTGGTATGGCAGACAGTTGATAAAGTGAGGGCGTCCTACCCGGAGCTAACCGTAAGCGTGGAGAAAGCGGAGCATCGCTCAACTCCCGAGTCTGAAGTCGTCGTGGCTAGTATTCAGACAATCGGATCAACGCGGGAAGAGACGGACGGGACGCCTATTTTTAGCGAAAGGCTCAAGTCAATAGACCCGGATACGTTCGACATAATCATGGTTGATGAGTGTTTCGTCGCCGGGACACTGATCGACGGCAGGCCGATTGAGTTAATCAGGCCGGGTGATCTTGTTAGTTCATTCAACCACGAAGCCAAAACGGAAGAACTACGCCCAGTCGTTAGGCTGTTCAAGAGTAAGCCTTCATCTCTAATGACAATAAGCCTGTCCAATGGGCAAAAGATCACATGCACCGAAGAACATCCCTTTTTTGTCAACGGCGAATATGTTCCTGCCAATCGCATCGCGTACAATGATATACTTACTCTATGCGACAGCAAGGAAGAGGAGAACCGTGAAGCCAAAGAACTGCTCAGTCTGCGAGAAGACGTACATGCCAAGATCATGGAACAAAAATATGGTTCCATACTGCGGAGAGGACTGCAAGAAGGTAGCGAGGGAGGCCCGAAGGAAAAGAGTCTACATGAACTGCCAACACTGCAACAAAGAAGTGGAGTTGTCAGGGAAGGGTCTGTTGAAGCAAAAAAACGCGGTATTCACTTGTTCGAAAGAGTGCGACAAGGCGGTTCATTATCTTCGCCACAAGAAAGGCGGGGAATACCTAGCGGAATACAACCGGAAGTATGCTTCAGAGAGAATGAAGAAACAGAATCCCATGCACAAAAAAGAAATCAGGGATCTCGTCTCAAAGAAGCTTACAGAAATGGGGCACAAGCCGAGAATCCAAGGCGGGAACGGTCACGGGTTAACAGCAGCAGAAGAGAAGATCCTTCACGGATTGGCCACATGTACGACACTAAAACTATCGCCTCAGTATCCATACAGAACAATGACCGGACGTTCAAGTGGATACCCGACCCACTACAAGATCGACGTGGCTATTCCAGAACTAATGATAGCAATCGAAGTGGACGGGAATTCTCATTGTGCGATATCAAGGCAAATTCAAGACAGAAAGAAACAGGATTTCCTAGAACAGCGAGGGTGGTCGGTATTGAGATTCACGAACAAACAAGTGATGGGACATTTGGAGGAATGTGTCCAGGTGGTTTTGTCTACAATTTCGAGGTTGAAGGAAACAACAACTACTACGCCAACGGAGTACTAGTACACAACTGCCACAGAGCTAGTTCTGACACGTTCAGAAACGCCTTGAAATACTTCAAAGTTTACCTTAGCGATGAGCGGTATAACGATGAATCTAAGATACTTTTCGGACTGACCGCAACGCCGAATCGCTCCGACAACAAAGGGCTTAACGAGTTCTTTAACAGAATAACCGCCAGCCGAGACATTCGATGGGGCATCCAAAACAAGTATCTGACCGACATCGAGGCGTACCGAGTAGAGACAAGGGTTGATATCTCTGACGTTAAGATAACTGCCGGAGACTTCAATCACAGGCAGCTTGAGAAGAAGATCAACACTCCGGCCCGGAACGAACTGGTAGTAAGCAAGTATATCGAGATTACGGGCGGAAACAAGAAAGCACTATTCTTCACACTCGACATCCAGCACGCAGAGGATTTAGCAACAGAGCTAAATAACCAAGGTGTAAAAGCAATGGCTGTTTCCTCAAGGACAAAAGCAGAAACGAGGAAAGAGATATTCCAGATGCACAAAAGCGGCGAGATACTAGCCCTTACCGGGGCCAACATATTCCTCGAAGGCTATGATGATCCGACAATAGAAGTAGGCTGTATGGTTCGCCCTTTCCGCTCCGGCCTTATCTATCGTCAGGCCGTTGGGAGAGTGCTTCGCCCTTGCCCTGCCCCGGAGACGCTGAACGCAATGCGGGAAGCCGGGAAAGAACCTGACTGGATTAAAGACACGGCCATCATCATCGACTTCGTTGACGTTTCCTCCCGGCACAACCTGATATCTGTTCCAACCCTGTTTGGCCTTAATCCAAAGATAGACACCAAAGGCAAGAGGCTGGAAGAGTTCACGAAGGACTTGGAAAACCTAGTCGATAAGCTGCCGGATAAGATCAAAAAGAAAACCAACCTTGAAGAGATCGAAGACCCGACTACTTTGACCGGGATTATCGAGAAAGTCGATCTAGTATCCATCCCTGAGACGCCCCAGGAAGTAGGGAAGTGCTCTGATATGTCGTGGATAAAGAAAGACGACACATACATCCTCAATATGCCGACCAGAACCATGACTGTCAGGCCGAACTCGATGGGGATGTACGACGTTAAGATAAACATGAATGGGGTCAGTTCTTTCGCAGGGGTTGGCAGTACGCTAGAAGAGGCTATCAGCAAGGCGGAAAAGCGGCTGACCTCGGAAGAGAAGAAAGCTGGCAGTAGTAGCGCGGCCTGGAGAGGGAACCCTGTATCCGACAAGCAGATCGCCTTACTTGCCAAGATAGATAGAAGTGGCGTAGCGAAGATGAATGGCGATATAAATAAATACAAGGCTGTTCTTCGCCACTCCATGAACGCTGGACAGGCTCAAGCCTTGATATCTTCATTACTGGCTAAAAAGAGGATTTGAACATGATTTGCAGGGATTGTAACGAGGAGTTCCAACTGACGCCGGGGAAGCCGGGTTTTATCAATCAATGCGAAGAGTGCGCCACGGATACACCGCTATACCGGGCAGAGCAGGGGAATGAGGATTCAGGAGTTGTTGAGACGATGACAAAGGGCAAACGGCTAAAGAGCGTGAGCGGACTGTTCGGAGGTGGAGAATGATTGCGTTAATGCTTACTGGCGTTGCTGTATCTGCTGTGCTTGGGTGGTGCTTTGGGCGGCTCTACGAGAAGAATCTCTGGCTCTACCACTACAGGGTCACGCTAGAGGACGGTAAGGCAATTCAGTGGGACTTCAAGAACAAGAAGTTCGTCGATCTCTGACTTGACTTAAACACCAAGAAGGAATAAACTTATCTTTCACACGGTCCCATAGCTCAATCGGTAGTAGCGTCCGACTCATAATCGGCTGGTTCCAGGTTCGAGTCCTGGTGGGACCACCAGTTCAAGCAGGGTGACCCGATACTGGCCTCCTAAGCCAGCGGCTTAAAACAATTCGGAAGGAGCCGAGAGGTTCAATTCCTCCACCCTGCTCCACCAAAATTGGCGGATAGTTCAACGGTAGAACACGGGACTTTGACTCCCGGTATGGAGGTTCGATTCCTCCTCCGCCAGCCAACTAACAAAGGAGAATGAAATGAAGATCACCGGGGAAGTCATTTTCAGGGAAATCACAGAAGAACACCCAGGTTCAATCAAAGGTCAATTCACTGGCAGGGTTACCTACGTCGAAAGAAGCGGAAAGCTGAAGATCAAGATTAGCAAGTCAGACTTTCTTCACTTGATGCTTGGTTCGGATAGCGAACTGTCAGATCGTTTCTTTGAAGAGATCGGCGCTCACGGATTCAACCAGAACAGTATCGAGATCGAAGAGGAAGATTTCGACCTTGAAGTGGTCAGCGAAAGAGAGGCGAATTAAATGGCAAAGGTAGAGATTGAGAGCAGTTACGACATCTTCGATCAGCATGGCGTAAAGGCGGCAGTCGTATCTAGTGACGAAGACGGGCTTGGGATGGTTTGCCTTCGGTTCGACAAGGGACCTGGAAATACTATCACTATTGAAGTAGCTGAGGCCCTAGCAAGATGTATTGAAATGAAGATTGCGGACATAAGAAAGGGGAAGCAGGGTGAGACTAAAGCTCGATGAGTACCAGTTAGCTATCAATGAAGCGATCCATATTGAGGGCCGAGCCGCCGAGCTGCGGAAGGGGGAGGGGGAGTGATGACCAATCAAGATCACCTGTGGGGCGTCCTTGACGACCTCACGGAACTATTCCGCGAAAACGGTTGGCCGACACCGGAGAAGGGCTACAAGCTCGACGGCGGATGGCCAATGGCGCTGGCGGATCTCAAAAAATACATCGGGCACGACCAACTGTCCGTGGATCAGGTGATGGCCGAGCGCGATGCGATATCAAAGCGGCTAGAACAAGCACTATTGGCCGGATCTGGACTTCGCGCCGAGCGCGACGCCCTGGCGTCGCAGAACGCGCGGCTCCGGGCTGAGTTAGAGACGTTCGCTAATAACAGTTTGGTAGGGGCTATCGGTCGTGAGGACTACGGTATACTTCACGACGAAATTGTTGATTGGTTCAGTGCAAGTGATTTTCTGAGGGCTGCGGAGGTGTTAAATCTCACCCCGCGCGCCGCGCTGGAGGAGTTGCGGCGGCGGGAGCGGTCCATCGGTGCGGAGGAGGAGTTTCGAAGTCTAGCTCAGGGAATGGATAAGCACACACGATGCACAGAAACAGGGACGCATCGTGTGTCTATGGATTGCCTTGCCATGCGCCGCTATGCCGACGCAATCCGCGACTCGCGGGAGAAGGGAGGCGCGGAGTGAACATCAAGAAGGGTGATTGGGTGCAGCCCAAGAAGGAGCCGTCCGTTCAGGGTCGGGTGATGCGTCTGCACTTTTACCGCGCATACAAGGCTCAAGACGCGCTCATCGGACACGGACGGAAGTGGTGCATGTGGGCAGACGTCCACGACTTGCGCGTCATCCGCCGGGGAGGCCGCCATGCGTGACCCGCGCAAGGACCCGAGGCCGGGGGATGTGGTGGACATCATGCAGGGATGGCGTCGATGGGTTCGCCAAGTGTCCGAACGTGGCGTTATTTTTGACGCTGTAAACGAGGACGGAAACTTTAAGGACTGTTTCGTGACTTTAGAGCAGTGGAAAAACGCCTGCCGAACTCCAGAATGCGAGGTGGTGAATGTCGCATAATGACCACGCGGCGCGGTTGCGGAAGATGGCTAGGGATGCAGGGGAGGGTTTTGATGATGATGTATTCCTCCCAGCAGGGTATGCTTCTAAGATCAAGAGCGCCCTCCTCGCCGGAGCCGAGGCACTGGAGCGGGTAAAGGCACTGGAACAAGAACTGGCCGAGGCGCGTAAGGATTCAGAACGGCTAACGTATATGATCGAGCAATCTAACATTGGCAACGGATGGCTACAGGATCACGTTTGGGACAAGGCGGCGAAGCTGTGTCCGATGAATTGGGAAGAAGCCGACGACATTCAGAAGTGGGTACGGGCGTCGATTGACAAGTCGGTAGAGGAGGCATCATGCTCAAGATAATTGATAAAGTTCGCTGGGAAGCGGCCAAAGCGATCTTCTCTGCTTCGTTTGGCAATGCCGGAGGGGAGTTCTTGCCTAGCGACCTAGCTTGCCGATGTGCTAAAGAGTTGGTTAATTCGGCAATTGACTTAGGCTGGCTGATAGAAGACAACAACACACCTGAAGACAAGCTCAAAATAGCGATTGAGGCTCTGGAGAAAATCGCCAGCAAGAAAACCTACACTCGCCCAGTAGAGGCTTGGTATAAAGACGGGAATCAGCTATGCTTATCATGCTGCCAGCTAATCGAAGACCATGACGAGTCATGCCAGCTTGATATTGCAGCGAAGGCTCTCAAGGAGATCGCCGGGGATGACAATGAAATACCCAAGAACTAACGTTGTAATCATTCCAGTAACAGATGAGGTTATTGCGGATAACCAGAAGAAAATGGATGAGTTACTGAAGAAATTGCAGTCGATGAGAGGGGAGTGCCGGAGTGGGGAAAGTAACTGATGAAATACACCGACGCGAGGGCATAAAGCTAACTCGATACACCATCGAGGACGAGTCTTACGAAGACGAATACGGATCCATTCACGTCTCCTATGTCCCGTACCGGCACGACGGAAAAAGCAAGCAACGGCTTTCTCCAGAGACGATGAACCTAGGATGGATTGACGCAAGATCATACATCACACTCGGAAAGTACAAGACCTGCGAACATTGCGGCAGTACTTTCTTAGAGAAGGAACAGGCTCCCGATGGAACACCATCGGAATCTAGCGGCCAACCTGCGTAATGGTTGGGCAGTAACCCAGGGAAAGGAACCCCGGCTGGAGAAATCTGGCCGGGGGTACTGTTTTAACCGGCTGCTGGATATACAATAGAAATGCGGAGGCATTAGGTTAGCGCCATAGCCTCCGCAGAACGGACAACTCATCTATATGAACATTGTACCAAATACTTTCGTGCAAATCCACGAAGACTGTATGCTTGCCACTGGCAGAGACGTGGCAATGGCTGCCGTTATAGCCGTAATAGAGAGGCTATCGAATATAAACACGGGCGGTCCAGGGGGCTGGGTAAGCGTGAGTGCGCAAGAAATCTCTAGGCTCTCTTGCTGGATCGTGGCCAAGAAAACAGTCTCTAAGAAGGTCAGCCAACTGAAGGAATTACAGTTGATTGAGGTTGAACTTGATAACGGAAGGACCCCTCTGTTTAGGGTTAAACGAGAAAATATTATCAAGATGGCTGGCAAAACTAGGTCTTACAGGACGCAAGATTCCCTCCTTCACCCACCTCTAGCAAAGGAGCATAATGGCATTTACCGTGAACCAGCGGCCGAATTTGAACCCCAAAACCCTCCTCCGGTAAAGGAGGGTTACCTCTTAAACCCTCCTACAGTAGAGGATGGCCTATCAGTAGACCCTCCTCCAGCAGCGCCTCAACCCTCCTCCGGCAAAGGAGGGCTATCTTATATATATATAGAGAAAGAAAAAGAAGAAGAAGTAAACATAAACACTCTAGTAATTGAAACAGTAGAGAATCCTTCTTTCCCTCTTAGAGGAAGAGAAACTTCCAATACAGAGAACTCAGAAAAAGCAGTAGACACTGACAAGACGAGAAAACAAGAAGAACAAGAAAACAAGAACGAGTCTGGCAACCTCGCTCCCTTAAAGGAAAAAACGAACGATCACGGGAACACCGAAGTATCAACTAAAACAGAAAGCATTCAGAACGAGGAAAAAGAAAACACCATGAACGAAGATGTCCGTGCGGTACTAAAGTCCTACGATAAAATCCCAAAGAACAAAAGAGACAAAAACTCCCGAGGAAGCATTCTCTCCCTCTACAGGCAGCACGGAGACGTAATAGAAAAACTAGTCAATGAACAAGGGCTTGAAGAAATACTCTCCGCCTTGGAAGATTTTAAGCGCGACTCCTACTGCGGCGATAAAGGATTCCCATTAAGGCTGTTCGCTTACCGGGCACGCAATTATTCAAAAAACACGAATCAGAACCATGGGGGGAACTACGGGGTAGGGAATGAAGAAAAAATCGCACCACGGGCCGTTTCCGTTCAAATAAGCACTATCCAGCAAGCAGAGGCGAGGCCGACAGAAGAGGAGTTGTGGAGGGCAATGAAGCGAAAGAAGAACCGCCGCAAGATGGCGATTGAGAGTATGCTCAGGCAAGTCTTGCCGGAGACGGTGGAAGGGTTCCTGCTTGAGGCGAGCAATCTGGACGCGATGACGCCGGAAAGAATCGAGCACTGGTATAAGATCGCCTCCGCGAAGTGGCACGAGGTTCGTGGGCCGTATGAGCCTACCGGAGGAACGACGCCGCTATGCTAGACGCCGGGTATGTCAAGGAGTGCATCAAGCTTTCCGATATCGTCAAAGAGCACGTCGAGTTGAAGAAGAGCGGGTCTTCAAGCACTCGCTGGATTGGCCTTTGCCCTTTTCATCAGGAGCGGACGCCATCGTTTTGCGTCAGTGACGACCGTGGGTATTTTCGTTGTTTCGGCTGCGGAGCTAAGGGAGATGTGTTTTCTTTCTTGCAGCAGATCAACGGGGTTGACTTTAAGGAAGCAATCGGGCATTGTAAGCAGGTGGCCGGGATCAGGGATGAGTACCTAAGCCCTGAACAGAAAAAGATTTACGAGGCTCAGGCTAAGCGACGGGCGGCTGAGTCGGCGGACTTCAAGAAGTGGCGGCTAGGGCTTGTCGAGTCTCTGATTTGCTACACCAACGCAGTCTGGCGGAACTATCGGAAGGCTAGGCGGGAAGGGGAAGAGGGAGATGAGTTCTTCATCGAAGCGTCGGCAAAAGAGAAAGCCCTTGGCGACTTGGAGAGTATGCCGGAAAAGGACCTCATGGAATACTACCGAACCCAAAAGTCGTGGGCAGGCGCGATGAACCCTCCGTGGTTTTTATCCAGTAAACGGTTGGCGATGGCGAAAGAAGAAAGGGGGCGGTCGAGTGCGTGATGTTAAGCTGAAGGACGTTTGCAAGGATCGCGTTTATTGGATAAAGAAAAACGGCAAGTGGAAACTTTGCTCGTACATGGAGCACGATTACCCGGATGGAACGAGTGGGTACTTTTTCGATCTCAGAAACCACGTCAAGATTTTCAACTTCGATAAGATTGAAAGAATAGTCGAAGTCGATGAGCCAGCCGATGCTACTGAAATATCTCGATGAGTTTAAGGAAAACTTGAGGAGGAACGCGCACATTCATGAATACCTCATCAATAGGGGGTTGTCTGATGAAACGATTGAAGAGTTGGAGATTGGCTATGCAGGCAGGATTAGCGACAGCTATATGTACCGTTTTAGCGACAGGGTGATGTTTCCGATATTCAACGCGGCTTGCGACTTGATTGCGTTCGGCGGAAGGACACTAGGGCAAGACGAGAGCAAGTATATCAACTCGCCAGAAAGCCCTTTGTATTCTAAGTCTCGCACTCTCTACAACTTAGACAAGGCGCAAGACCATATCCTTGACATGGGTTACGCTATTGTCGTCGAGGGGTATTTTGACGTAGCTGCTTTGTGGGAGTGCGGTATCAGAAACGTTGTTGCTACTTGCGGGACGGCAATGACTAGACATCAGTTGAGGCTATTGAAGCGGTATGCTGATTGGGTTGCGCTTTGTTATGACGGAGATTCCGCTGGCTCTCGTGCCGCATTGCGTGCGGCGGAAGGATTAGCCGAAGAGCGGTTTCCGATCAAAGTGGTCACACTCCCGGATGGGATGGACCCGGATGATTATGTTCAGAAAAACAGTGGAGTTGATCTAATGAGGCTTGTCAATGGAAGATAAGAAAACAGTTTTTGTTTTAAGCTGCCCGTTCTGTGGAAGGAAACCTTCCTTCTTCAAAGAGTTTCTTTGGTCTTGGACTGGTCCTGTGTTTATTGCTTCATGTACTCGGTGCCAAGTCCGCAAAAGCGCAGACACGTTAGATAAATGCGTTAAGGCTTGGAACAGGCGATACAGCGGAAGCAAACAAGGGTATGCTCATACTTTCTCAAAGGGGTTCAATGTCTAAAAAAGTCAAACAGAGCATTGCCGCGACGATCGCTGAGTCGGTTGGCGACGGAACATTCAGAACTAAGAACGTCGATCTGGAGAGAAAGATTCTTTACCAGTGTTTCCGTAAAGCGTTCAATCTTCAGATAATTACTGCAAATTTAACAGTTGACGACTTCTCTGATGTCCGTCACAAGATTTTCTACAAGTACGTTCTGAACTCGAACGAGCAGGGCCGACTGCCAGACCCTTCAATCTGTCTTGCGACTGCCAAGCGTAGCGTTGAGTTCGAGGTAGAACCGGATGACTATGAATCCGGGATGCGCGATCTGCTTGAGTCAGAAGAAGAGATCGACGTAGAGGCGGCTTGCCACCTGCTGCACGATCTTTACATTGTCCGTAAGATCCTCGGGTTCGCTAAGCGCATTGACTCCAATATCTCCGAAGGCGCTGATACCGCCGACCTTATCGGGCACGCTGAGGAGTTTATCCGTGGCGTTGCGACTGACTCTATCAAGGCTAATACCCTGAAGACAATCGACGATCTCGTTGAGAGTAGCCCTAAGGGTATCTATGACTTTATCGAGAATGAGCGAGATACGATCGCCACTCCGTTCCCGACCTTGAACGAGTACATTAACGGGTTTGAGCCTGGAAAACTGGTGATTATTGGGGCAAGACCCTCGACCGGAAAAACGGCCCTGTTGTGCCAGTTAGCCTTTGAAGCCGCCAACAAGCAGCGGTCAGTGCTTTTCTATAGCCACGAAATGTGGGCGAAAGATATGTGGACTCGCATCTTCTGCCAGCAGGTCGGAATTATGGGCAGTGACTTCTTGCATAACTGTTTAAGCGAAGATGAGAAGGCAAGGGTGATTGAGTTTGTAAGGCATTCTGCCCCGAGGAACTTACGGATTTCTGACAGCGGCGGGAGAACCCCGCTTTCTCTACGCGCAGAACTTGCTCGATATAAAGCAAAGTACGGCAACCCGGATATGGTGGTAATTGACTATCTGCAAAGAATGAAGTGCCCGAATAAGTCTGGCAACCGATTCCAGGAGGTATCAGAGATTTCTCGCTCTCTTAAAGACATCGCCATGGAATTCAACACTCGAATGATTGTTGCTGCTCAGGTCAGCCGTGCGGCGGAGAATCGCCCAGGCGGAGACAACCGACCACAGATGAGCGACTTGAGAGAGTCGGGAGATATTGAAGCAGATGCCGACTTGATCGTTTTCCCGCACCGGCCTAGTCTATACTGGAAGAAGGCAGGACAGCCGCCGCCGCCTGATGAACTTATCGTGGTAAAGAACCGCCAAGGGAGAACGGGGATTATCCAGGTTCAGTACAATGGCCCTTACTACAAGTTTGTAGAAAAGGTATAGTGTGGTAACATCTTTAAGAGGACAGAATGCTTTATAGAGTGAATTTCCTGATCGGTAAGCCAAAAGAAAAGAAGGACCTTGATAGCCTGTATATTCAGTCGGCTGATCGGGACGAGGCCATCGCGCAATCCCAAGAGTTTGCGGAGAAGGTTTTCCCTAATCTGGAAATCGAGATGGAGTCAATAACGACCCTGCCTGAGGGGACGGTTATTACTTGCGTTAACTCGATGGAGTTTATCCCAAAGGACAAGGAGATTGAAGAGCCTTTGGTGTTCGCCAAACAGTCAGTGCTTATTTCGTAGAGGAGATCATGAGCGAATTTCAGGTGTTGAAGCGGCCTGCTCATCAGGTCACTGCCGAATTGGAAAACAGCTTGTCCGAAATCCTTATTGGGGATGATGTAACGGATCAAGAGAAAGAGATTATCGCCACGGTGTTCCGACACCCTGACGATCAGATTGATGTTGTTATTCCAGACAACATCAAGGCCGACGACTTAGCGGCTCAAGTCGTTGCTTGTACGAAGGTGTTCAGCCGGGTCGGTCGTGCCCATAGGCGAATGGTTCCTATTCTTGGGCGAATGTTCAGCGTGTTGCAGTATCGCAAGGATGTGCTGGATATCCTTGGCTGCAAGAACTTCACCGACTTCATGGACAACCTCGTTCCGAAGGTATTCCGCATAAACCGGAACGATGCGTATTCATGTCTGCGAATTGCGAGAGAGTTCCCGCAAATTACGGTAAACACCTTCGATGGCCTGACTATTGCGAAGCTGAAGGCAATTGCCCGTGCGATTCCTTATAACAATGGTTTTATCTCAGACCGGCAGATGAGCGTTAGGAATGAACTGGTCACAAAGGCTAGGGATCTAAACTACGAGGGCCTCATTGAACACATGCACGACCAGGGCATTGTGGATAAGGAAGTAGTGATGCCTTCTAAGGTGGTAGTTCGTACTAGCGAGGAAGTGGCTAAGAAGTGGGAGAAGTTTAAGGAAGACCCACGGGTTCGCTCTTATGTCGGGACCGAGAATGAGGGCGTTATTTTCGACGCTATGATGGCCGAGTGTTTCACTACTTGGATCGCTGTTTACACGGCAGAGGAATAGTATGAATAAGTCCTCTCTTGAGCGTGTTACTGGATGGAAAGTCGTCAAGCTAAGCCGGGAGTCGTTCGGCTTAGCTGAGTCAGAAGGCAGTGAACCTGTTTTCGTTGAAAAGGGGAAAAAGGATTCTCTTGTTTTCGACAAGCTACACCGATTGTTTTGGGAGATGAGGAAGCGGCAGGTGTTTAATCGGGATAATTGGCGATGCCGGTCTTGCTCTAGCGTCCTTCAACTACAGTGTGACCATATCGTGAATAGAAGTTCTGGCGGGACTCACGACATGGACAACCTTCAAACTTTGTGTGCCCAATGTCACTATTCAAAGACGATGCGTATTTAGATATCACGATAGAAGCGGACGTTATCTCCAAGAAGAACGCATACGGTTCCGGGAAGGGCGGCAGGCGTTTTAAGCCGGATCGGGTTGTAGACGCAGAGAATGACGCTCTCCTTCAAATCCCTGCCGAATACTTTGGCCTTGAGTTAAAGCACCCAGCAGTCGAATTCAAGGCTTACCTGCCAAAGAAGTCTTGGGCTATGGATAGAGACGGAGCATGGACGACTGTGCTGGATTATCTCGTCAAGGCCGGAGTACTTAAAGACGACAACGTGAGGAACTTCAACGCTCCGGTATACCTTCATCCTACTGAAGAATCGGCAGTTAAGAGGTTTCGAGTGCGAATCTACCCGAATGGAGAATTGAAAATCAGTGCTGACCTCTGACGTGTACCTAGCTGCCGTAAACTTTATCTACCTAAAGGATTACGACAGGGCGTTTCGGCTTTTGAAGAACATCGAGAATAGCCACAAAGACGGCGTAGACAACGACGTTATCCAGAACGCTATTGGCTCAGTGTTGCTCAACAAAGGGAACCACCACGGCGCTATTGAGCATTTCAGTGAGGCATACAAAATGAATCCAACTCCTGAATATGCAGCAAATCTAGCCCAAGCTCATATGTTTGCGTTTGCCCCTGCTTCTGCTCTTGAGGTTTGCAGCCATACGATTGATTACTTTAACGACGAGGGGTGCGAACTGGTAAAGCTAAAGGCGGCGAGTGCCTGTGATATGCTCGGTCTTTACGAGAGGTCTAGGCAGTTCCTGAAGGACGAGCAGGGCGTATACCTAGGGATGAAGCTAATGCAGCTTGGGGACTACGAGAACGGGACCAAGTTTTACTCTAAGAGATTAGAGCAATACTCGAAGATGATTCCTGGCTACGAGAAGCTTCGGTTCCTGTCTGGATGGGACGAAGCAATTGATGAGTTTGGGGTCCGCGTCATCCTTGAGCAGGGCCTTGGCGACTGCCTTATGATGATACCTGCGATCCTGGAGTTATCTCGACGTGGTGTAGAGGTTACGGTTGTTTCACTAGACGGTCGCCACGACTCATTCGTAGACGACATAGTTACCCAATACGAAGGGTACGAAAACATCTTCTCTGAGAAGATGAGGTCTTTTGAACTTGAGCGATACAAAGCCTCTAGCATGATCTGGATGTTTGATCTGATGAGGAACGCGCCGGAGATTAACGCTAAGTGTCTTTCGGTCAACCCGCAAATAGCGGCTCTTGCATCTGATCTCGATGGATATATTGGCATTTGCTGGCGAGGAAACCCAGAGCATCAAAACGACCACTGGCGAAGCACTCAAGTAGAAGAGTTCTTGCCACTGATTAAGTCCAGGAAGTGCATCTCTTTACAGATTGGCCTGACTGATAGGGAGCGGGAGTTCCTGAAGAACAACAACGTGAAAGTGTGGGATCGAAAGGGCCTGGTTTCGCTTGCTGCTATTATCAGTAACTTGAAGTGTGTCGTTACGGTCGATACCGCCATCTCTCACATGGCAGGCGTGCTTGGAACTCCTTGCTATACAATGGTCCCGGTGAACTCAGACTGGCGCTGGGGTTTGACTCCAGAGGCCAATAAGTTCTATAATCCTTCTATTCACCACACGGTTTTTCAGCGAAGGATCGGGCGGTGGAGTGAGACGATATCAGACGCTTGCGCTATGGTTTGGAGTGAATAATGTTTTCATTCTTCAGGAATAAAAGGAAAAACCGAGCTTACTGGCTTAAAAACTCTCTTGCGAGAGAGAATGATGGGGTAGTGATAGCCTTAGTCGATGAGGACCCTGGTACCGGCCTTTGGGGGTACTCTAAGTTCGACGGGAAGAAAGCTAGTAAGTGGGAGTTTGGTTATGTGACTAAGGAATACGCAAAGAGGGGTGCGGTTTCCGCGATAGGTGTTGAATTGATTGATGCGCCAAAGCAGTAAATAAAAGGAGGTAGTGAATGGTTGATTTTGCTTGTTACCTGCCGGAACCCGGCGCTTACGGGTGGGGCAGGTGTTCGGAGTGGGTGGTCCGTCATCTTGCAGATAAAGGAGTAGAGTGCCATAACAGTTACCAGTCAGACTCAATCGAAACTGGAGCTAATGTCGTTCTTTCTGCCCTGTCTGACCACAGGCTTCAATACACCAGTAGCGTTATGGGGAATAAGAACGTTGGCTATGGATTCATTGAGAACAACATAGCTGGCGAGAGGATGGCCTACTACGGCAATCGTCTTTGGGATTCAATTGTATGTGGCAGCACATGGATGAAGGAATGGCTTGAGCCGCTTGTTGATATACCTGTTTCCGTGGCTATTCAAGGTATCCAGACAGCAGAGTTCTCTTACATGGAACAGTCGGAAGATAAGCCTTTCACGGTCGGGTCATTCGGTAAGTTTGAGTTCCGCAAGGGGCAAGACATCGCAATTAAAGCCATGGCTATCTTCCAAGAGCGGCATCCTGAGGTATGCCTGAATTATAACTGGCACAATCAGTGGCCTGCTTTAATGCGGCAATTCGCTTGGAACGCCCACTCTAAAATCAGGATGTCTTACTCTCTTGACGATGGATGGTACAAAGAAAACGAGTTCGGATTCTTTGCCAATACTCTTGAAAATGCAAAGGTAAAAAACGGAAAGAATGTCAGTAATTGGTGGATGAGTTACGCTTATCGCTCATGCGACGTGATTCTATTTCCTAATCGTTGTGAGGCAGGAACTAATCTATGTCTAATGGAGGCGCTTGCCTGCGGTGTTCCTTGCATCGCTACGGATGCCACTGGGCATACAGACATCACGAGGAATGAGGACTATCCGTGCAAAGACCTGTCACTGACTTGCGGATCTCCTAAGACGTTCTACCAGGGCGATTACCCGCTAGGAAACTGGCACGACCCCTGCCTAGATGAAGTTGTATCGAAACTAGAGCAGGCTTATCGGCAGAGAGATGAACTCGCCTCTCGACGTAAGGCTATCTCGAAGTTCGGCCAGAAGTTCAAGTGGGGAGACACGGCAAACTCTCTTTACGATGCAATGGTGAAGGTTCGGGTACAATAAACTGACATGGATTACAGAAAAATCATCACCGACGCCGGTTACACGGTTGATACGATAGGCCGATACAAGCTGGCCGCTCTTCTTGGCTGCGGGGAAAAGAAGGCAAGGAAGATCCTCGCAACCCTTCGTATCCCAACTGAAAATCCGGCAGTAAGCCATGAATACGTTGGGGATAAGTGGAATATTTCCTTAAAGGAAACCCGGATTCACACTCTTGAGCAATTGATCGAGTTCTTCGAGGTTGACGCATCTAAGTGGGAAGTCGAGAGGTTTATCTGTAACTCTTGGGAGGTCGGTGCTAAGGACAAGGACGGCCAGCTTCGTACCTCACCTCTTTATCAGGTAAAAGCTACTTTCAAGCGCGTCTCCTCTATCAACATCGAGGGGCTAAAGAAGGCAGTTGAAGAAGTAAGAAAAGAGTTCTTTAGCAAGCCGTTCTCGTTTAGCAGGTCTTTTACGCCTATCGCAAACGAGGAGACTGCTCTTGAGGTGAGTGTCTATGACGCCCACTTTGGCAAGCTGGCTTGGTCGGACGAGACTGGCTGGGGCAACTATGATACCAGTATCGCAACGGCTGGATACGAAAAAGCTGTCGATACCATCTTGAGCCGGTGCCCTATCGGGTTCTCGAAGATTGTCTATGTGGTTGGGAATGATATCCTGAACTCAGACAATCGGGAGGGGACCACAACGAAGGGGACTCCTCAATCGAACGATTCGCGCTATCACAAAGTATTCTCAACTACTCTTAAAACGGTAGTAAAGCAGATCGAGAAGATGCGGCAGATCGCGGAAGTCGATGTTGTGATGGTAAGCGGAAATCACGACGATTTATCTGTCTGGCACTTAGGTAATTGCATCTCGATTATCTACGATAAGCAGCCAAATGTAACTGTGTACAACGACCCAATACAGAGGAAGTATTGGAGTTGGGGTAAGAATCTAGTCATGTTCGAGCATGGCGATAAGGGCGCTCACAAAGACCGCCCGTTAATGATGGCCGTCGAACAGCCCGAACTGTGGGCTAAATCCAGAATCAGGGAGGCGCACATTGGACATCTTCATCAGGAACGAGTCTATGAAAAGATGGGAGTTAAGGTTAGAATTATTCCGGCTCTATGCCCACCGGACTATTATCACTCTTCTCATGGGTATGTTGGGAACGCCCTCGGGGCGCAAGGGTTTATCTGGCATAAGAAAGATGGCTTGCTTGGTACGGTTGAATATTCGATAATGGAGGATTGAAATGCTTCGCTCTATCTACTACGGCTTCCAGGCTAAAAGGATAAAAGAGGGGGAATGGCCTGACTACTTAATTGGCGGGATGGAAGGCTGGCGTTCTATTGTGAACGATCTCATAAACGACCTTTTCTCGATGGGATGGGACGGAAGCCTTCTTCAGATCAAAGAGAAGTTCGGCGGCCTTCGATTCTATATCGACGTTGGCACGGATGAGATGTATGACCGGATCGCCAGGGCCGAATCAGAGTCAGTAAAAACCTGCATGATTTGCGGTGAGCCGGGAGAGGTTAGCGGTGACTACTGGCTTACCGCCTTATGCCCGGAACACACTAAAGAGAGAGACAGTCGGCATGAATTATTGGATTCTGATTCCGGTACTGATAGCGCAGCAGTTTAGCTATGTACTGGTAAGCAGGGCGAGGAATAGCAGCAGTATCCTTTACGGGACAATCGGCTCCGTAATAGCTAACGTAGCCTACTTCGTGGGGCAGATTCTGATGGTCGATCAGTTCATGAAGATCATCAGGTCTGCCGACATGAATCACGCTTTGGCGTTAGGCTTGATTTACGTTGTAACAATGACGATAACCGCTTCCGTGTCGCAGTGGATGTGCATGAAGTGGTTTGAGAAAGGGAAGTGAATGATTTACGCAAAGGTAATTGAAGACTCTATCAACGCTTACGGCGACAGACTGACGACGATGGAGGTCTGCATGCACCGCTATGTCCTAGCCGAGTTCAATACGCACAGGGCCTTCTCGCGCAATTCAGCAAGTTCCAGGGCGATCCCGGTAAGCAAGACGATTGAACAAGTAGAGAGCAACCTAGCTATGCCGGTTCAGTTTGGATCCGCTCAAAAAGGTATGCAGGCTGGGCCTCCACTTGAAGGCGAGGCTCTTGCCGATGCCCAGGAGGAATGGGAAGATGCGGCAAGCGATGCCTGCAAGTCAGCTAGGAGATTACTAAAGCTGGGCGTTCACAAACAGGTAGTGAATCGACTCCTTGAGCCTTTTCTTTGGCATAAGGCAATCGTCTCTTCGACAGAGTGGGATAACTTCTTCTCTCAAAGATGCAGCCCTCTTGCTCAGCCTGAGATTAACGTCCTGGCCTGCGCGATGAGAGAGGCGCTGAACGGCAGCAGGCCGGTAGAGAAGAAGTACTTTCAATGGCACACCCCTTACTTACTTGACGAAGAGCGGGACCTGCCTCTATCTGTAAGGTTGAAGATTTCCGCCGCCCGATGCGCAAGGGTTTCTTACCTAAATCACGATGGAAAGAGAGACATGGAAAAAGATATCGAGTTGTTTGATAAGTTAGCTTCGGCTAACCCGCCGCACTGGTCGCCCATGGAGCACGTAGCTTGCCCGTATGACGGAATGGGTGAAAGAAACTTCAACGGATGGGCGCAACTCCGCTGGTTCGCAGAGGAAGAGAGCCTTGAATTCTTGAAAGGGAAGGGAGAATAGAATGGGTTTCTGCCAAGGGACGTTCGACGGCAAGATAAACGAAGGGGCCGCTCATGACCCCGTAAACCACCCAAGCCACTACACGAAAGGCCCAATGGAGGTTATCGACATCATCGAGCAGTACGGTTTCTGTGATGACTTCCGCCTTGGCAACTGTATTAAGTACCTGTTCCGGCACGGTCTGAAAGGTACGCCGCTGCAAGACTTGAAGAAAGCCCGGTGGTATCTGGACCGCAAGATTGCAAGTATGGAGAAGGAGTAGTTCTTAACTTGACCTAACCTATCTGTAGTGGTATTCTGTAGATTCACCGCTACAGATAGGTTAATCAAGGAGAACTCATGACGGAGAAATACCTCGGCATTGAAATAGACCGAGAGAGAAACCTTTTGTTTGATGAGCTTGGTCTAAAGCGCATGAAGGAGTCTTATATGCGCGATGAGGAGCACTGCCCACAAGAGCGATTTGCTTACGTAGCAAAAGCTTTTGGAACCAATAAAGATCACTCCCAAAGAATGTATGAGTATATGTCGAAGCAATGGTTTTCCGCTTCGACGCCCATTTTGTCGTTTGGAAGGTCTAAGAGGGGGCTGCCAATAAGCTGTTATTTGCCGTATCTGCCAGACTCTTCCGAAGGCTTGGTTGATAACTTAGCAGAAACCAACTGGCTGTCAATGCTAGGCGGCGGGGTTGGAATTGGCTTAGGTATTAGATCCGCTGATGATAAATCTACAGGGATCATGCCACACCTAAAGACCTATGACGCTTCTTGCTTAGCGTATAGGCAAGGTAGAACCCGTCGCGGGTCATACGCCGTTTACTTGGATATATCTCACCCCGATATCATCCCGTTTCTTGAGATGAGAAAACCTACTGGCGACCCAAACCAGCGATGCTTAAATCTTCACCACGGCGTCAATATTACAGATAAATTCATGCTAATCATTGAGAACTGCATGAAGGATCCAGGATACGACGACTCTTGGGAGTTGATCGACCCAGCTTCCTCAAAGGTTAAAGAAGTAGTTTCGGCCAAGTACCTATGGCAAAAGATCATTGAACTTCGCATGGTTACCGGAGAGCCATACATCCACTTCATTGATACCTCAAATCAAGAGATGCCTAAATTCTTGAAAGATAAAGGATTAAGCATCAAGCAGTCCAATTTGTGCAGTGAGATCATTTTGCCAACTAATGAGGAAAGAACGGCGGTTTGCTGTCTTTCTTCCGTTAATATCGACCATTATGATGAGTGGGTAAAAGATAGTCAGTTCTTTCTCGATATTGCCGAGTTTATGGATAATGTTTTGGGGTACTTTATCGTTCATGCTCCAGATACAATCCAAAGAGCTAAGTTCTCAGCAATGAGGGAAAGGTCAATCGGAATCGGTGAATTAGGGTTTCACTCTTACTTGCAATCCAAGATGATCCCATTTGAATCTTTAGCGGCCAAGATTTGCAACAAGCAGATTACCAAGCATATTAGTGTTGAGATGCATAAGGCTAATATGGCTTTAGGTAAAGAAAGAGGTGAAGCCCCTGATGCTATTGGCACTGGCCGCAGGTTTAGTCACGTAATGGCAATTGCGCCCAACGCCTCAACATCAATTATCATGGGGAACACTAGCCCATCCGTGGAGCCGTACAGGGCAAACGCATATCGTCAAGATACCCTATCCGGTTCTTATATGAACAAAAACAAGCATCTGGATAGGCTCTTAAAAGAGAAGCTTGGTGAAGATACGCAGGAGATATGGTCTTCTATTATTGCCAACAATGGATCTGTCCAGCATTTGAAAGAGTTGACGGAAGATGAAAAGGCAGTATTTAAGACTGCTATTGAAATAGACCAGCGCTGGGTAGTTGAACACGCCGCTGATCGGCAGAAGTTTATCGACCAAGGCCAGTCTATCAATATCTTCTTTATGCCAGACGCCAGTATTAAATACATCCACGCCGTCCATTTCTTAGCGTGGAAGTCAGGTCTAAAGACCCTTTACTATTGCCGCTCTGAGAAGATAAGCAAAGTCGATAAAGTATCTCAAGCAATTGAGCGAAAGAAAATTGAGGCTATTGACGTAAAGCAATTAGCCGATGGTGAATCCTGTCTGGCTTGCGAAGGGTGATGATATGCAATTAACTGACAACCGTGCGGCTTTTAAGCCATTCTCTTATGAATGGGCATTTGAATATTGGCTAATGAGTGAACAATCTCATTGGCTTCATACTGAAGTCGAGATGATTCAAGATGTCAATGATTGGAAGCAAAAATTGACAGAGCAGGAAAAATACTTCCTGACTCAGATTTTTCGCTTTTTCACGCAGGGGGATATTGATGTCGCAGGCGCTTACGTGACTAATTATCTCCCTATGTTTAAGGCTCCTGAAGTAAGGATGATGCTGTCTAGCTTCGCGGCTAGAGAAGCATTGCATGTAGCGGCATATTCGCATTTAGTCGAAACTCTTGGGCTGCCAGAAAGTACGTACAACGAGTTTCTTCAATATAAAGAGATGGCCGAAAAACATGAGTACGTGCAAGAAGTGTCCTCTCTTGACCAGTCTCAAATTGCTAAGCAAATTGCTTGCTTCTCTGCGTTTACCGAGGGGATGCAGTTGTTTTCTTCGTTTATTATGCTTCTGAATTTCCCACGCAACGGGAAAATGAAAGGCATGGGTCAAATAGTCACATGGTCAATCACGGATGAAAGCCTACACACTGAAGCGATGATTCGATTATTCCGTGCTTATATCGAAGAGAATCGCCATTTATGGAATGACGACCTAAAGAAACAGATTTACACCGTAGCTGAAGCAATGGTGACTTTGGAAGATAGGTTTATTGACCTTGCTTTTTCAATGGGGCCAATGGAGCGGCTTACTTCCGAAGAAGTTAAAAAGTACATTCGATATGTGGCCGACCGGCGACTGATCTCTCTTGGCTTAAAAGGAATTTTTAAGGTCAAGAAGAACCCACTGCCTTGGGTAGAGGAGATTATAAACGCTCCTATCCACACAAATTTCTTTGAAAATAGGGCAACTGATTACTCAAAGGGGGCGCTTACGGGATCGTGGGGAGATGTATGGGCGTAGTGGATCTTCCTGCGAACTTACATAAAACTAAAGGGGGCTTAGGCCCCCTTTCTTATTCCTGGATTCCGTACATTATATCCCAGACATCGTGAAGTGTTCTGGTGTACGTCCTATCTTTGCTGTATCTAGCGACTTCGTTCTTGAAGTTGCTCCAGTCTTGCTCATGAGCAAGTTCGTACATCATTGAGCAAGCCGTGCTTTTGTCTGTTTTGATCCTGTACTTATAGTCCGTACCGATATTTTCTTCGATTGTGCCTTCAAGCAAGAAACGGTCCTTTAGGGACTGAAGATGGTTTTTCTTCCGGCCTCTAATCCAGGTAATATCCCCATTTACGGATAGGCTATAAAAGCCATATCTGGTAAAAATCCACATTCTATTCTTTCTCTCCTTTTTTATTCAACGGCTCCGGCTGGTCAATCTGCCTTTGCTCGTATACAATTCCATTATCTCCGTCGCCTATCAGCCACCGGAACCTGTGGTCAAACAAGCCAAGGAAGATGGCCGTTGGTATCCCCTCAGGAAATGCCTTGCATACGTAAGGCTCTTCCGGGTCCCGGTGAGCGCATGTTTCGCATAGCGTGTTGAGGGCTACGCCGGAATCTCCAAATTCTTTAAACTTCTTTTTCTCTTCTTTGCTCATTGTATTTCTCCTGGCGTTTGGTCAACGATATCGACGAACACTTCCCATACATTTGACGATGGCGAAGCGCCGCTCTTCGTATGCTTGATCTCCCTAATTACGTAAGTAGTCCCGCGAGAAAGAATTACTTCGTTTTCTGGGTGGCTTGATATGGAGCTTACGTCTATCCCGTGGAAGTTTTTTCCAGCGTTTATGATAAACTTGATTCTGCCTTTGCTTGTATCCTGAAGGCATATCGAGCTATCAGGATTCTTACTTGTGCTTACATAGCAAATCTCAGTATACGACTTCCCTTTAAGTAGGTCAAGGTTGTTGTCAGCGATTCCGCCCTCATCCATTCCGAACCATTTCCAGAAAAACTTAGAGCCAATATTCCTTACTAGTTTTACGTTCTCTCCTAGTTTTGACTTTTTGAACGCTGCGTCCATCGTTTTTATGTATTTCTTATTGCTTTCCGATATCGAGTTTCCTGAATTGAAATACTCACCAAGGGCTGTGTTTACAGAACTGGCCATGGTCCCGGTGTACTTCTTGAGTGTGTCTTTCTGGGTTTTGTTTAGATTGGAAATAACAGCGCTCTGAGCGGCTTTGAATTTATCTTTTTTGCCTGGGTCTATGTCTCCTGCGGCAGCAGAGGTAGCGGACCCTGAGTACGGAAACTTGAATTCATCCCCTGGTTGTTTTTCGGTGAAGTACTGACTGATCGGGGCGATCCATTTTTTGTCTATTACTTGCAGGAATGGCTGGAACTGTAGGTATTTCTGCTTGGCTTCCTGTATTGCTTGGTCTATGATAGAGGGCTGGATATTGCCGTTTTTCTTCTGAGCATTCTTCAGTATGGTATTAGCCTTCTTTGCCTCGCTGTGGGATTTGCCGAATAATCCGGCTAAGAAGGCGTAGTTGTTCAGTGCGTCTTCATTTGAGATGCTGCCCTTCGTGACGATGCCCTTGCTTTGGGCTTTATAGTTCTGAACCCACTGTGGCCGAGGCGGAACCGCACTCACACTGGCCAGAGCAGCTCCAGAAGGTGCAATGTATCCGGTCGCTTTAGCAATCTTTCCACTGCTTGCGACGTACTCCAGATATGGTTTTACTAGTTCTGAGTAGTACTTCTTTCTCTCTTTGTCAAAGTCAGTAGCTGTTCCAGAGGCGATCTTTTGGTCGTACTCAGATATCTTCTGATTAGCTATGTTTATCTGGTCTTGTACGTAGGACATCGAAGCCGCACTGCTTCCTGTCGATGTCCTGCTCCCAGCCACTTTGTTGAGAACCTTGATAAACGAACTCTTGTTGTCTTGCGTCATTTGGTTGTACTTATCCAAGAACTGCTGGGGAACAGAGAACTTGCCTTGATTCGTGGAAAGATCGCCCATCTGGGTTAGCACTGGAGTGGATGCTGATTGTGTTGCTGTTGATTGAGCGGCAGCAGTGGCAGGCTGCGCGGCAGTGGTTTGCGATGGCGTAGATGGCGCTTGTGTTGTAGTAGGGGCCTGCTGCGAGACTTGCGGGGGCGCTGGGGGCGGCTGCGTTACTGATGGCTGTATCGGTGGCTGTGCGGTAGTCTGCGGTACTGAAGAAGTTGCAGTAACACCGGCCTTCTGAAGAATGGAATTCTTCCTCTGAATTAGGTTTTCAGCCAGAGCAGCTTTGTCCGCATCGCTCCCCCAACCGTATGTATTCACTAACTTCTTGATTTTTTCATCAGTGATAGACTCCAAGAATTTAGCACTGTCTTTTAGCTGAGAAGCTGTCATCTTTCCGAAAACAGCCTTCTGCTCTTGGGTAGTCGTCCGCATTGATTCAAACTCTGGAGCAGACGGGTCCAGTAGCCCGTTGATTACCCCATGAGATGACCCCTTAGGAAGTCCCTGTGCTCTGAATAGCAAGGCCCCGCCTGGGTCAATATTGACTGCCTCATCGTTTTGATTTATGGATAGATTGTCGTACCCCATTCCGAGTACGTCATAGTTAGCAAGCCAAGCATGAAGCGCGAACGTCTTTTGCGCCGCTTTAAGATGTTCAGAGTTGTTCGGGTTGAAGTAGTATAGCGACGGAACTTTTTTACTCGCCACCCCAAGTCCGCCACCATACTTTCCTTCGAGGTCAATCAGTTTCATATCTGGAGCGGCAAACTTAACTACTGATCGAATTAGCTTCGATGCCAAAACTTCGTTTGCTGCTCTATTGTCGCTCTGTTCTGGGGGTACAGAGCCAGAGACCTTCTTACTGTTCCCTTTTACAAGCCACTCTGTATTTCCGTCCTTATACCATCCGCCCGGATTGCTTCCACCTGTTTTCGGTGCAACTTCCTGGCCGTAAGTAGATAGCTTTCTAGGTGTCCCATCTTTAATCTCTGCAAGCTTCCCGGAAGAAATCATCTTTTCAAGGTCGCTAATGATGTCTTTGTCGATTTGCTGGTTTAAGAGGCTCTTGGCATCATCTAACGTGGCGAGCTTGACTGCTTGCGCCTCCCATCCCATGTTCTTAGGGGTTCCGCCAGTCCTCTTGGCTAGATAGTACCTAACCTTAGAGGTACTCTTTTCGTAATCACCAACTACGCCGATGATGTCCACCTTGAGGCCAGTTTCCTCCCACGCCTCTTTAATGGCATTTTCCTGCATAGTGAGATTGGGGTCGAGTTTTCCTTTTGGCAGTGTGTTGTCATATCCGCCAAACTGATTTGTCGGAGAAATCAGCCAGACCCTCCCATCATCTTCTACTACAATTACGCCAGATGCCGACTGCTTGCTTGGGTTTGGAGTGAAGGGCTTGCGGGTATCTAGTCGTTCATTTACACCGCTTATTTTAGACCACCCGCCCTGAGGTGGGTTCCAAGGCTCCAGCTTCGTATTTCCTATTAAATCAGGAGTGTCCCCTTCCGGGACAAATACAGCAGTGGTGGCTGGGTCTGTCCAAGTTGCATCCGGCGTTGGTGTTGAAGGGCTGTTGATAATTACTGGCTGACCTTGGTTGGTAAGCTTGGGGTGGGCGATCTGTGCGGCTGGGGCGGTCGCGGCAGGTTGGGGTGGCGCAGGCGTAACAGCCTCAGACTCAGGCTCCGTGGTTGTCGCTGTCAGAAGAGGAGGCGTTGTGATTGGTTCTGTAACGCCTGGTGCAGTGATCGTCTCCTCACCCACTATTGGCGGCTCGGCGGTAGTCGTAACTACCGGAGGGGGTTCCGTGCTAACCTTTGGCGGCTTTACTACTTCAGTTTCGCCCACCACGGGCGGAGGTTCGGGTACAACTGGCGGCGGCTCAGGCGATACTTCTTGAGCGGGGGCCTCTAGTTGGGTTGCTGGCGTTAGGGCTTTCTGTGCGTACTCTTGGGCCTCTGCCTTGGCTTTATCCGCTCCGCCTGCCTCAACCCAGTCCTTGAAAGCCTTAGGATCAACTCCAATGCTCTTTAGCTTCCTGCGGCCTGCGCGAGAGCCAGCGATAGTGCTCAGCATGTCTATTACAAGTCCAGCGCCACCTCCGGTAGCCGCTTGCTCTAAAACGTCTGAGCCAATCTCGCTAATCGGCCTCCCGCCATACATCGACTCAAGCGCGTCTTGCGCCAATCCAGACAGTCCTTCTTGGAACGCCTCCGCGCCTGCCTGGGTAGCGCCGCTCTTTAAGAAGTCGCCCAACTTGGGGAATAAAAGCTTTACGATGTCTGATTCAGTCAGGGTCTTACCGGCAACGCCAGCTCCCTTTAGCTTAGAGACGATCCGCTCAATCGGAATGGCTTCAGTAAGCCCAATACCGGCTCCAGCCGCTCCAATAGCCTGTCTCTGTCCCTCTGTCAATGGCTTTCCGCTTATGTCAGCGCGAGTAAGGGCTTCTTCGGTTCCAGCGGCAGCGCCTAGGGCGGCGGCGGCAGGTTTTCCGCCAACCATCCCGGCTACGATGTAAGGCGCGGTAGATCCAACCGCCTCAGCTAGTTTTCCAGGCGCAGATAACGGGGCTTCCGGGAGTGCTTCCTGCTCTGTTTTAGCGATTAAACGAGCGGTCTTTTGACGGTTAAGGGCGTCTTCTCTTTCCCTGGCTTCCTTGCCAATGAATCCACCGCCTCTTTGGGTGTCCGATTCAACCGGACGTAGAGCCTCTAAGTCTTCCCTGAGTCCACCAGGAACACGGCTAAGAACCCTCGGGATAGCGAATAGACCAGATGCAACTCCCCTGACAGTAGCGTTGAACATATCACGGGCAACGGATGGCGCGTATACTTCTTCGATTGGTGGCTTCTGTGTTAGTATTGCCGGAGGAGTCCCAGCGGTTTCTGTTGGTTTTACTGACGTTTTAACAGTTGGGGGCGGCGCTGTAGCCCGTTCTCCGGGTTGTCCAAACTTAGGAAGAGATGGAACCAGCCTTGGTCCCGGCTTCGTAACTGGCCGACCAAATTCATCGACCTCAGGCTCTGCTTTCTTTGCAAACGGACTAGGCGTTACTTTCGGTGATTCACCAGGAATAGGAACCTTAGAAATGCTTTGCTCCCACCTCTTTAGGGCTAGTTCTCTTGCCGCTTTTGCTGACTGCGCCCTAGATTCAGCTTCACCTTCCTCCCTTGCTCCGAGGCCGGAGGCTTCACTGGCAACCGCTTCTTCAATCTCAGCAGGCTCACCCTCGGCAACTATGTCAAAAGCCCGATTAACACCTTCATCTATATCCTGAGCGTAGCGATTGGCCTTCTCTTCGCTGCCAAGTTCTACTTTGGCAATCGACCTAAGGATCTGCCGCATCGTATCCGGGTTGCTTGTGTCTATGGCCTCGTCTGGATCGACTCCTAAATCTTCAGCAACAATCCTGGCGTATTTATCTGGATCGTTTTTATCAGCTTTCGGCGCGTACCGATTGAATATCTTGCTTAGCGTGTCTAGGCCGTACTTCGACTGATAGTTTTGCAGTGTTATGGCCGCTGCCCGTGCGCTGCTAGAGGGTGTGTCGAAGATAGCGAATCCCTGCCTGCCGCCCTTAGTCTCTCCAATAAACGACTCTCCTGATGTTGGGCGCAAAGCAAACGGATTGTTGTTCTTTTCAATGGTCAATACGCCCTTGCCCGTGGATGGCGGTGCCATTGTGGTTGTCTGCTGCCTAGCTTGCGGCTGGGAGGTCGGCTTCGTCTGGCCATATGACTTAACGATGTCATTTAAGTCGTACTGTTCTCCCTTGTGGATTTTCCCGCGAATACCGAACAGTGCTTGTTTTACGCTTAAAGGAACGCCTTGTATAGCCTCAAAAGCTTCTCTTGGACTCTCTGAGTAAAAAGCATTAAACAACTGCTCGCTCTTTTCTTCGTCGAAAGGAAGCTTGTGTATTTGCTCAAGGATATTAGGAAGCTGCTGTTCGGCCATGTATATAGTTTACCTTTATCGGTTAAGGGGTTGACCCCAGTAATCTGTTCCGGTCGGCAGTTCCGGTTGGGTCATGAGAGAAGGAGGTAGCTCCTCGGCCTTTCTTTCCTCTTTAGATAAGCCAGATGCCCTAGTAGCCGCTCTTCCAAATGAAGGAGGTATTCCTGTGACTGGAGGCTTTTTAGAAAACCGATACAGCCCTGACGCCATGCGGCTAGACGAGACAGGAGATTGCCCCATCCTGAATCCAGTAGCTACCTGAGACGGCGTGAACAGGGATGCGTGGGTTAGTTGCGACAGGGCGATAGCAGAGGCCATTGGGTTGTAGTAGGAGTAATCAGCCTGAGGAGTCATCTTTAGGTTAGCTCCCCATCCTGCGCCAAGTATGTCAGCGTCCATCATGGCCAGTTTCTGAACTTCTTTATAGGTTTTAGTTACTTCTTCTCCTGGCACCTCTATATTCCAAGGTGTTAGGAGGTCTGCCGGAGATCCGATAGGTATTTTGCCAGTTCCAGACAAAGCCTCTTTTGTGTTCTTTAGCTCGTCAAACGCTTTATTTTGAGCTTTCCTGATCGAATCATTCAACATTACCTTTATCTTTTTGTCAATGCCAAGATCAACCGGCATAACTCCCTTGTCGTATAAGGATGAAAGCGTCCTGTTTAGTCTTTCTTTTTCTAGTTCAGCCTCAGCGAACGAAAGCTTCCCCGTTGGCATATCTCCCATTAACGAGTCAAATGCCTCCTTGAGGGAATTTTTCTCTTTTAGCCCTTTCGTGGCTGTCACTAAATCGTTGAATTGGTTTACCATTTCGGACTTAAAATCAACAATTTTTGTCTCGTCTGGCGAAACGAGTCCCATACCTCTTAATCCGTCCATTAACTCGTCTGCCTCTTTTGAAGCGTTCTTCATAGCTCCAACGACTGTAGAAAATCTTTTCTCTACTTCATCAAGACCTTTATCCGTGAACTTGCTAGATGTCTTTATCATTCTGTCGGCAAGTTCTTTATGGTACTGCTTTGCGTTCTTTGCTTTTTGGCCGAATCTAGCCTTTAGCGGGAGAGACCACCTAGCCAGTAAGTCGGATACAGCCGGGGCGACTCCCTTGACCGCGCCGCCAGCTCCACGAAGCCCGAGATCAACCATTAGTCCTAAGCCTGCGGAATCAACAGCTTTATCCCAGTCGCCTGTTTTAGCATACTCTTGAGAACTCGAAAGTATGTTGCTTGCTAGTAAATCCGCTGCCCTGGCTATCTTTGGAGCTTTTTGCGTAAGCGAAGCTACTGCTGGCAGTTTGGTGGCGGCTGTGTACGGGATTGCAAATCCTGCGATATCGGCTGTTAGTTCTCCTGCTTTACCGGCAAATGTTTCAGGGGCCTTTACTGCCTCGGCTAAGGTGGTAGAAGGTTTCCTGTCAGGCTTGACCAACTGACTAACTGTTTCAGCCAAGCTAAAGGCTGGGCCTAACCCGGCAGCTACGGCGGACCTCCCGGCCTCGGCCAATTCGGTTGGTACTGTAACAGAAGACGGCTCAATGCCAGCTAATCTCGCAATTCCAACTGGCTGCTGGGCCACAGAGGAAACCACCCCGGTCATGAATTCACCGACTGGCTTAACGACTTCTTTAGCTGCCTCTATATAGGTAGATGGCTCAAATTGCTTTATCTTCTTGGCTAGAGCGGACGGCATACCGGCAATCCCTTTAGGCGGCGGTGCAGTGCCAATAAGTGAAGCGCCACGCTCAATCGCTGCCTGCACGTTCTCCTCTGGAATATCGCCAATAGTTCCATCGGGCAGTTTTATACTTACCTTTTTCCCTTTATCAGCCATACCTAGTTCCTTACCTTGGCGTGAATCCTAAATCTTTGAATTGGTCCGCCGCCGAGCCTTTAGCCTCATCTCTTTTCTTATACTGAGTGGAAACCTTTGGCAGTACTGCGTCAAGAGTCTTGCCCGGTATATTCATCTCCGAGCCAACAGCTCTCAGCCTGTTCAGCTCTTCGGAGTACTCTGACCTCGCCTTCCCTGTTAGGCTGTTAAGTACGTTGACAAATCTCTTTCTTGTAGGAGCATCAAACTTATCTGCTTGGTTCTTTAGCAAGTTATTGAACTCTGTGCTGACAGCGGAAAGCCTTCCCTTTGCCGCAGAGAACGAGTCGTATTCGCCTTCTCTTACGCCAGTGGTAATATCGGTCAACTTAGCAACCGCTCTTATGATAAGCATATCCGCCAAGCTATAATTTCCATCCTTCTTTGCGTCTTCCAAGGCTTTCATGGCTCCATCAACAGAAGCCGTAGTAGTCCGGTAATGCTTTGCGACAGCGTTTTTATCTAGCTGATTGTTAATATACTGGATATACTGAGCAGACTTAGCATCTTTCCTGGATTCTGCGGCGTCGTATGCCAGGGCCATCCTGCTCTGCTGCTCTTTTTCGCTCCTATCTGCGGATATTGCCTGAGCCATGACATTATCCATTCCCTTCATGTCCCCCTGGTCTTTCATGGAGTCAAGGAGTCCTTTGTAGGCTTGGAATATCTTCGGAGATACAGATGCATTTAGGGCATTTAGAGAGGTGTCGTATACTTTCTCGACCTGCTGAGGAGTAGGTCTGGTTAACTCGGACGTAGCAAGTTCTCTAACCCCACTTGAATATAGGGCTTGCTTATCTGGTCGGTACACACCAAAGCCACTTTTTCCGCTGGTGGTGAAGCCTTGAAATGTCTCACCTGTGGATTGGTCAATATACATCTTGGGTTCCCCGCGAGACTCCCTGGTAGGCATCCCCGCCCTGATGGCAAGCATCCTGTCTTGCTCTAGTGTTTCCATGGGGACCTGCGTGAATCCTTCAGTCCTCTGGGCCGAAGGCGGAGCCGCTTCTGCTGGCGGCGCGGCTGTTCTTTGCTCGGTTAGAGCAACTGAAGGAATTGCAGCAGTTGGCTGAATCGGAGAGCCGCCAACGTACTCTTTTGCCGCTGCTTGTTTTTCCTTCTCTCTCTCTACGGCTAACCTTTCCATTTCGGTCATTGGTCTAAATTCAGAGTAAGCCTTCTCCACGGAAGGGAGCCTGACAGAAGGGCCAAGAACTTGCTGAGCCTGCGAGTAGATGGACCGCAGTTCCGGGTCGGTCATGAACGTCTTTACGTCAGCGCCGGGTTGAGACTTCAGGATTTCAGATATCCTTGAACCAGCCTGACTGTCTAACTGAGACTGTATCCTAGTTCTCGACAGAGACGGATCACTCGCCATCTGGAGCGCCTCAACTACCGGCTCCATGGAAAGAGGCTGGCCTTTCTTGGGAATATTCCCGCCAACTAGTCCAGTTGCGATGTTCTTTACTACGTCAGTTAAGGGATTTCCGGTTCGCTTAGAAGTAGCCTCTTTGTCTCCAGCGATGCTCTGGATTAACGGAACAGACAACTTGGCGTGAAGCATTTGCTTCTGCTGATCCGGTAAGTCGCTTGCTGCTACCGTCTTGATTGCCTGCTGGTAAGCGTTGAATTGCTTCTCGCGCTCAGCCTCTTGCGTTGCATACTTCTGCATACGGCCTTGGCGTAAGCCGTTAATGAAGTTCATTGCAATATTGCCGATAGCCGCACCAGTACCCTCCAACCCGGTTACAGGAGGCACTGGGAACGGAGCCATAGAAGCAGCGGCTGGCTTGGTCAGGTACTCAGAAAACGGTCCTAGTTGATCTTGTTGTGCCATGGTATCTCTTAATTAAAAGCCAGGAGGCATTACGCTACCGCCAAACCCGGAAGGCGAACCGGGCATATAGCTTGGCAGTCTATACCCGCTCAAAGAGGTCATAAACGGGTTGGCTGTAGATGTTGGAAGGTTGGCCATGGCCGGAGTAGCTGATCCGCCTCCCCTGTTAAACAAACCAGACAGTCCGCCGCCAGTTGCGATATTTCCAGCCGCACCAGCAAGGCTGCCGATCAATCCAAGTTGAGATGCTTTCTGTTGTTGCTGCATCTGCATGATTTGCTGGTTAGTTGTTCCAGCGCCCTCTACTCCACGATAGCCAGCACCAGCCGACTGAAGGCCCACGCTACCAGCCTCTGAAGCAAGACCCTGAAGGGCGGGAAAAGCGGACAGATAAGCTTGGTTCAGCATCGACGACTGCTGACCTGCCGCCTCGCGGCCTAGTTGTCCAAGTGCGGCTGTACGCGCAGCGCCAGGAGCCATCTCCATGATATTGCCACGAGCCTGCTGAGTCATCCTGGTTAGATTGGCTAGAGGAATAGCCGATGCCGACATGATCTTTGTCGGGTCGCCGGATGCTAACTGAGTATAGTAATCTACTGCCGGAGCCTGTAGTTTTTGCCGCTGAGCAAGTCCTTCTTTGGATTGCTCGATAAAGTACTTGCCAAGCTCTTCTTGCTGCTGGCTAAGTGCTTGTTGCCGTTGCTGTGTTTCTTTACGCTGTTTGCCGCCGCCCATAGATAAAAGGAGACTCCTCTACCTAGATTGTAGGTTTTAGAGTCTCCCAATATCAAAGTAAAATGCTATCCGAGGGTTGCGATTACTTGCGCTTCCAGTTCAGAACAGTAAGCCGGGTTAGCCAATAAGTACTGAGTTGCCTTCTCTTTACCCTGTATCCGCTCTCCGTTTATCGTATACCAAGCCCCGCTTCGTTCGATAAATCCCTTTTCTTGACCAAGATCAATCAGGTCGCTTTCTCGGCTAAACCCTTCACCGTATACGATCTCGGTTTCGCACTCACGGAAAGGCGGGGCCAGCTTATTCTTTACGACTTTCACTTTTACAGTATTACCGACAACTAGCTCTCCGTCTTTGTGAAGAGTAGAGCGGAATGTTTGCATACGGACTGAGGCGTAGAACTTCAGCGCCTTTCCTCCGCTGGTGACGGTGGGATCTCCATACGATATTCCGATGGTAGACCGAATCTGGTTAATCATTAAAACGGCTGTGTTGGCGTCAGATGCTAGGTCAGCAAAGAGCGGACAAGCCTTAGACATCAGCCTTGCCACTATGCCAACATTGGCATCTGCCATGTCGCCCTCAAAGACTACTCGGGGAACCAGTGATGCTACTGAGTCAAGTACAATCATGCCAAAAGCCTTAGACTGCAAACCGAACTTGATGATATCCAACGCCTGCTCTCCGTTGTCAGGCTGGCTTATAATCAACTCGTCCATGTCGATACCGAGGTTACGGGCGTACTTCGGGTCGAGGGCGTGCTCTACGTCAACAAACAGGACGCTATAGCCTGCTTTCTGGCAGTTCGCGGCAGCTTGCAGGGCAAGTGTAGTCTTGCCAGACGATTCCATTCCAAAGACTTCCGTAATCCTTCCACGAGGGATTCCGCCGATTCCTGTGGCGATGTCTATCTTTACGGAGCCAGTTGATATGACATCTACGTTAGGCTTTTTGTCTTTGGCGGTAATTACCGATTCATCGCCAAATTCCTTACGAGCCGACTTCAGGAACGACTCGATATTCTTCTTTGTTTCTTCGCTCAATCCATGCCTCCTTTGATATGGCTGAGGTTACGCAAGCGTCGATCTTGCCTTGGTAGGTACAAAAATTATCGACTGGCTCGTATTGCCTTAGCCCTAGTCTTTTGGCGTATGCGAGTGCGGCTTTATTCGATAAAGGAGTTGTACCAAACAGAAAGTCGATACCGTACACGTCAAAGGTATAGTCTAGCATGAGACGGCCAGCGTGTAAAGCCTCGAAGATATTACAGTTAGGCATAAAACCAAACCCTAGTTCTGCCTTGACTACGGGAGGATCGGAGCCGATGACAAGCAGGTTGTCTATCCATCCTGCGCCGATCAACTCCTCTCCCCTGAACGCCCCATAGAAAGCAGTTGCGTTCATTGCCCAGTCAAGAGCAAATTTAAGGTCGTGCGGGAATGCGTAAAAGACCTGATTGGCCCGTCCCGAGTGGACCATATTCAGATACCACAACCCGATTAGGTTTGAGTTTTTGTTTATCGGCGTAATTGTTATCATTCTTTTCGTACCTGTATACCATCACAAAAGACGGCTCCATGTGGATTGTAAGTCCTGTGTCGTTTAGCCATACGGCCATTTTCACCAGCAGCTTGTTGTCTGGTTGTAGTAGTCCGCCATCGGAAACGTCGTAGTCAAAACCAGCCCTGCGGGGTCCGCCGCCAGTTGCATCTTGGATATAGAGCATCGTGTTGTCGGCACCCCAATCCATCTTCGTGCTCCCATCAGGGGCGGTTGTCTGCAAGCCTAAAAGCACGCCAGCAAACTTCCCTGGCTCAACTTTCCCGATAGGCCAAGCCAAGAAGTCACCGTACACGCGGAGAATCCGAACTCGATACCCAGGCGGAGGGTTAAACGTGATAGCCTTTACCGCGTATCCGGCAGTCCCCCATGTGTCCTGACGAAAATCAGGCTCGCCTTTGATATCAACGGATAGGTTAGTTGCGGCAGAGTAGGTCTGCGCTACTGAAGAAAGTGCAGTAAATAAGACCAAAATCAACTTAGTCATGCTGCTTCTAGCTCCTTCTTCAACGGGAGGACCCATTCCAAATCGTTAGGCGAAAAGTTATTGTGAGAGGAGAGTAGTTCTAGCAACCGCTTTCGCTCTTCCTTCTCTATCTCGAAAGTCTCTCTCCCGCTGGCATTAGCAGAGACTTCATCAATGATGATCTCGCCAGTCGGCAACGCTTGAAGGTACTGTTCTCGGTCCTTTACCTTAATCTTGTTTCTGATATCGTAAAAGACTTCGATATCGGCCACTGATCCTCGCTGCTGTCCGAGAAGGACTTCTAGAAATATTCGCTGCTTAATGCTTAATTCAATTGATGCCATATCGCCATTATACAATACTGGTGATAATTCCGTTCGTTACCGTTACCGTCTTACTGTCTGCGGTGGTGAAGGTGCCGGATTTTCCGGTAGCGCCTCCAAATATATTAAAGCTAGTGGCCCCGCACCCAGCGTTCATATTGATCCCGCCGTTAGATATCCAGACTCCTCCATTGTCAATCAAGGACGCCCCTCTTAGTCGATAAGGCGCTCCACTACTGTTGTAGCTAGTGTCAAAGTAAGAGGTTGTCGATGAGCCGTTAAAGAACCCGCTGCTGGTTACGTTTGCAAAGGTGACGCTATTTCCAGTCCCGACTGCCTGACCGATTGCAATAGTGGCTGTCGTCGTCCCAGTGATAGAAATGCCAGTCCCGGCGCTTAGCCTGCTTGATATGTTTTGCCACTGTATACTTGTTCCTGTACTAGCTAATAATTGGTTGCTGGAGCCAGCAGAGCCACCGGCAGTCAGTGCTCCGCCTATATCCATACCGTAAGTGTACATATTGCCGTACCTTAAGGATATGCCTCCTATACTCCCTAGTCCATCGAATCCTGGACGGAGTGCTCCGCTCATGGTATTAGTCGATCCATTCAGCAAGACATTCCCTGTTATTGTCCCTGCTCCGCTGAAATCAAAATCCTTAAACCAAGCCTTTTCCCATCTTTGAGTGGTCGAGCCGAGGCTCGGATAGACGGTATCTGTGACAGCATCGCCGCCAGATACGCTCCTGAGCGCCGGTATGAAGTCGCTATAGCAAAACGTGTAATTTACAGCGGAGCCACCGGAGGCTCTCCAGCCAACTATTAGACGGCTCCCTGCATTGTCTTTGATAGTAAAATTGCTTGCACCTATCGTAGAGGCATTTGCAAAAGTATCCCAATACCCTGCCCCTCCGGCTAGGTCTACTATTCTGATTAGCCTTGACTTCACGTAGTCGCCAACGCTTCCGACTTGAGCCGTGTCTATGAACTTTGCATAAACCGATCTAACCCTATTGCTGGATAATATCCCGATGTCATAGGTATCGCTTGCTGCCGGAATTAGCATCCCAGTGGAACCAATCGTCCACCTAGTAGTATTGTCCGTTCTGAGGTTAAGAGGCGCAGAGGTGGTCGGGCCAACGGTTCCTGTGGTTACGGCTGTAAAGGTTGGAGATGACGTAGTTGCGATATCTTGCGGCAGGCTTAGGGTCACTGATCCTGTCGATGCTGATACATTTACCTGATTAGTAGTTCCAGTCAGGGAAGTGACGCCACTATTAGTGATGGTTATTGTATTTGTGGCTGATGCAATCGAAATTCCAGTACTTGCTGCAATAGTTATTGATGGACCAGTCTGAGAGTTTATTGAGGTAATCGCGCCCACGCTTGAGACAGCCTGCCAGCTACCTACGCCAGAAGCATCAGATGTCCAAATATACCCATTGCTTGCCCCGGTAGGGAACGTAATAGTGCCAGTGGCTGTCAAATTTGCGAATGACCCACCTCTGCTGGTGTCAATAGCAGTAACGTTATTGATCTTGATCGGGATTCCTTTGAAATCCGCTGCGTTGTTAGCCGGAGTGTTCCTGTCGGCCCATATCTGAAAGAATGTATTCAATAAAGGATCCGCGAATCCTCTCACAATAGCTGCGCTACTGGTCCTATAGACTTCGCAGTATGGATACCAGTCGGAAGGATTATCACTTCTAGTAGTGAAGTAATTAGGACCCATGGCAGATAAGGACGATATAGACGAGCTGGAGACCTGAACAGCGCCGTAAAGATTCCCAGGCTTTATTGATACCGTTCCGCTATCAAATCCAGAGGTAGCTGTATTTGTAGCCTCTATGTTCATTCCAACTAATTCTAAAAGCCCAGCGGATGTGGCGTAAAGCCTTGGGGTAGCCGTCGTGCTGATAGATGGGGCTATGAGTAAATTCTTGAAATATCCACCCACAAAAGAAACAGGAGAAGTTATATCTCCGATAAAACCAATCACATTACTGCTGGAGTCTACCACCGTAAACCTAGTCGGCTTCCCGCCGCCCTGTCCAACGAGGATCTCCCCGGCGAAAAGTTCTGTCGTGCTAATTGCCCCGGCCGCAATCTTTCCGCCAGTGATTGAGTTGGCGACAATATCATCGCCGTCCGTGGCAACCGTCCAGATAGACCCAGTTGAACGATACAGCTTGTCGTCAGTGGTCAGGAATACAACTGCTCCCTCTGGGTAGGAAGAAGAAGGCAGTGAGGGCAAGCTGTTTACGATTTCAACCGGCCTAATGGTAGATGCAAACGCTGCGGTTGTGATTGTAGCCGGTGCTATTTGAGTGATTCCACCACTAGAGGTTACTGAAATATTTGAAGTCGGAGGAGTTGTAGTGTTGACTACTTTCCGGTAGTTGACTGACTCAGATTTGAAAATCCAATACTCCGCGCTGCCAGGGAGAGGCCACCAATCTGCCTGAGAAGAAGGGTCTACCGTTTCAGCGACTACAGCGTAAGCGGTCTTCACTGTGCCGTTGCCTGTCCCTGTTCCTCCGGTCTTCATGAATATAACGCCGACTGTATTTGCAGAAGCGCCTATGGCAGTGAAATTAGTAGTGCCGACCGATGTTATCTCGAACATCGCGCCATTTTGGGCCGAAGTCAAAGCAGTCGCATTTGCAGTGATTGGATTATACCCTGAATCGGTTGCGATTCTTGATATTCTCGCGAAGTAGTAGTCTGGGTCGGCAGGCTTGGTGAAGTTAAACGCGAATCTACCACTCGGCACACCTGCTCTATTAGAAGTCTCGACCTGCACGCTGAAATTTGTCACTTGGTCTGCTAGTCCCCATGCTGGAATCGTGAGAGTTTTATAGTAAGACGGTATGGTTTCGTCTGGCTGGTCGAGCCTGTAAGTGTTTTTATTTGCTGCAATAGCAACGACGTAAGTAGCTCCTGCCGATGGCCATTCCTGCCAAGTGCCAGCGACTGCATCAGCGGCTATCTCGATCCACGCCCCAGACACAGGCGTTGACATTCTTTGCCAGAAAAGAGAGTAGTAATCCGCGTCAGGCGCTGGAGTGGTTATTGTCGCGCTTACGAATATAGAAGAATTCCCTGCTTCGTCTATCGAGTATTGAAGTGCGTTAAGCAACCAAGCGCTGCTTCCGGGTTGTGTCGATGGGTTTAATGGAGTGATTCCGCCAGACGCAGGAACTGTTACGTTTACAGTTGGCGGAGTTGTGTTGTTTGCTATCTCTCTGTGGTTTACCGACCTGCATCTAAACTTCCAGTATTCAGCGTTTGTAGGAAGCGGCCAGTAGTCTACCTGCGTAAACGGGTTTATTTCACCGGCTATCCTTGTCCATTGTGCAAATACTTGCTCTGTACCTGCCGGGGGATTCGTCGTCAACTTCAACTGAGTATTGCTGATAACTTCCGATACGATATAGGCGCTTGATTCTGGTAGATTAGGCCCGGCAGATATATATACGGTGTCGCCCGGTTGGACATGCGTGAAGTACTGACCTCTAAATGTATCGCTATATATGCTTGATGTAGAGTTGTAAGTTGCCGTATTTCCGCTTACATCAACTATGGCAGTAGCTCCGATATTGCCAGTGAATGTGTTACTTACGTACCAAAGTCTCTCGATGGAAGAATAGTAATACTCAGGGTCCAGTGGTTTGTCGAAATTTACGATATACCTTCCGCTTGGAATATCGGACTGAGCCTGTTTTTCTACAGAGACAAAAAAGTTCGTGACCTGCGGAGCGTCTGCCCAAGGCCCGAAAATAAGCCGCTTGTAATTTACGCCATCAGGAGGCTTGGCCGTTCTCTGTTCTTTTGTGCTTGCAGTCAGGCAGCATGGAACATTCCATCCTGTAGGCGGCCTCAGTTGCCAAGTGCCAGCCTCTGCGTCTGCTGCTATCTCCTCCCAGGCCCCATCAATCGGATTCAAATTGAAGGCAACGTTAGACTGGACACCGGCGCTAGTTGTAAGGACCAAAGACTCAAACGGAGCGGATGGATTGGCGGATATGACGTAGGTGACAGAGTTGATGTTCATCTCTTGCCCAGCTACACAGTTCTCAAACGTATTGCCAGCTTCCTTACTGGCCGAAGTAAGAGTTACCGCCGTGCCGTTTGTATCCACAAATCCAGATGCGTAATCCTGGATGAACATGGTGTAGTAGTCAACACTGGGAGGCTTGCTGCTAATGGAAGCGCTGGCAAATCCATACTGCAATCCGTCCTCTCCGGCTGAATAAACTACCGGATTAAGAGTCCAGTCTGAGGCTGCTGGCTGCGGGATTCCGCCTTCCGGCTGAGGCGGAGGAGGGTTGGTAGACTTGTCTCCGGCTGCTGATATCACGCCAGATCGCGTGAATTTCTTTGATGCAGCATCCGTCTCATCTCTCGCTGTGGTTATCTTTGAGTAAAGATCGTTGATTACCTGATTTAAGCGGTAAAGCTCTTGGTCATCCAGGTCTTCTTTTCTTACTGATAGTCTGCTATCTGGTTCTTTTGTTTCCATGCTTTACACCGCAAGTTGCATATTGGTCCACGGGATGAACTGGTAGTAGCCTTGCCGCTGGTCTGCCGATAGGTTGATGTATTCCAGTCGAGAGGTGTCCCTGTACCATTTGAAAGGCTTTGATGGGTCTACAGCCTCTATTATAATACGGTGTTTCTTGCTCTTGTTTATTACGCTCCCGTTTTTAACAGGCAAGTAAAACCGCTGCACTTCTCTTGCGGCATGAGGAGGCAGTGTCTTGGAGTAAAAAAGGACGTTATCTTCGTTGTAGAATTTAACAATGATATCTCCGTCGCACTTGTAGTCCGCCCAGAACTGCTTTAGTACGGTATACCCGGCGCTGCCAAGACCTTGCTCGTAGCTGTCAAGAAACACGAATGGGCAAGAGTCCTTTACCGTGTTAAAGTTCGGCGCTCCAAACACTTGAGCTTTACCGCCTGCGCCTGGGTCAAAGGTCAAGCGGTACATTTTCCCGATTATCTCCGTGTTGTTTTGAGCGGTCAAAAACACTTGACGAGATTCGCTAGTTGTGTTGACCGTAAAGGTCTGTTTAGCCACGCCATCGACTTCAAGGGTAACAGTGCAATTCACTCCCCCGGTGTCAATGGAAAGCCCTACGCCACGAAATATCTTATCGCAAGGATACTCAAGGTCGGTCCACTCGGAAAACTTCTGGATGTCTGGTGGGTAAGGGACGGTGTTTCCGAACCTGTATCCCCACATTTTGAAGTCTGGGTCAAGTCGATTAGACCTGCCCCCAGTAGAGAGCGCCCTGATTCTTACCATTTTGCAAATAGTCTCGTTTACAGGGAATGTCTTGTATCCACGACCAGTAGAGTTAAGCGTGAAAGTCTGAACTGCAAGATTTTCAGTATTTCCGTTAATGCCAGTGATCGTGTCAAGCGCTACAACTACGTCCTTGCCGTTAGTCTCAAACTCAATAGTTATCTCGCTGATCTTCTTGTCGTATGGGTGATCTAAGTTATCCCAGTCGAACGTATGGTAGACAGGGCCTTTGTCCGCTGGACGGAATACAGGCTTGTACTCCCAGAGCTGGAACCTTCCGCCAGAAGGAATCTGGTCTGGGTTTACTTGCAGCCTCATTGTTTGGAATGTGATCGCAGGGTTGAGAGTGCAGTTAAAGTTCCTATCTTGCTGCGTTCCCTCGACAACAACCCTTTGCTTCCAGACGCCATCACAATACACGTCAACAGGGATTTGATAGCCGTTGGTGTTAATATCGAATGTGATCTGCTCGGCATACTTCATGTAGTCGTAGCCAAAGTCAGTCCAAGGAGTAGAGAGGACAATTGGCTTCGGCAGATTCTCGAATTCAAACTTCTGGTCAAATAACTGGAACTTCCCGTTGGCGGGAATGCTGGTTACATTAAGACGGACAAGTTTCGCTATGAGATCCTTCTTTAACGGGATCGGCTGCATCCTGTTGTTTGCGGTCCCGTTAATAGTGACTGTCTGAAGAACAGCACCGTCACCCTCTACGTTCACCGTTACGTTTTGCCCATTAGTATCGCAGTTTACGTAGAGCTGATAGAATCTCTTTTCGTATTCATATCCAAGGTCAGACCAGTCGGTGAAGTTCACAATATCAGCAGGGTACTGAATGACATTGCTAAACTTGTACCCATACATCTTAAAAGATGCCGGAAGGACTGACGTGGTAGGTGAGCCGGAACCAATTGCTCGAATCCGAATCATCTTGCAGACGGTCTCAGGAATAGCAAACGTCTTGAACCCCCTAATGCCGCTGGTGTTCGGAAGTGTCAAGGTCTGGAACGCTAGGGTCTGAGTGGTTCCGTTTATTCCTGAAAGGGTGTCAAGGGCGATCTTTACATCGTCAGCCGCCCCCGTCTCGAATTCAATAGTTACCTCAGTTAGCTTCTTGTCATACGGGTATTGGAGATCATCCCAGTCAAAGGTGTGGAATACTTCACCTTTGTCTGCCGGTCGGAATATAGGCCGGTAATCCCACAACTGGAACCTTCCGTTCGCAGGAACAGTTCCGACCTCTAATCGCATCGTTCGAAATGTCAACGCTGGATTTAGAGTTATGATCTGGTTGCGGTTTGCTTGAGTGCCTGTGACGTTGACGGTTTGCATTAAAACTCCGTCGCCATAGATGCTAACAGGTACTGATTGATTATTTGTGTTTACATCAAAACTGATCTGCTCTGCGTACTTCAGGTAGTCATATCCAAAATCATTCCAAGGGGTAGATAGAACGATTGGCTTAGGAAGGCTCTCGTAATCGAACTTGTAGTCAAAAAGTTGGAATTTCCCTCCAGCCGGAACGCTAACTACGTTCAACCTAATCAACTTGCTGATTATGTCCTTGTTGATCGGGATCGGCTGCATCCTGTTTGTAGCAGTGCCGTTGATCGTAACAGTCTGCAACACGGATCCATCGCCTTCGATATTAACGCTTACGTTCTGACCGTTGGTGTCACAATTGACGTACAACTGGTATATGCGCTTCTCGTACTGGTAGCCTAAATCAGACCAATCGGTAAAGTTTACAATATCGGCAGGATACTGAACAACGTTGCTAATCTTGTATCCGTACATCTTAAACGAGGCTGGAAGGACCGAAGTGGTCGGAGATCCAGAGCCAATAGCTCGTATCCGAACCATCTTGCAAACTGTTTCATTTATCGGGAACGTCTTGAAGCCACGGACTCCCGAAGTGTTTGGCAGCGTAAGCGTTTGAAACGCCAGTGTCTGAGTAGCGCCATCCACTCCTGAGATAGTATCAATTGCAATCTTTACATCATCAGAAGCCCCGGTCTCGAATTCGATGCTAATCTCTGTCAGCTTTTTATCGTAAGGGTATTGTAGATCATCCCAATCGAAAGTGTGATAGACCTCGCCTTTGTCGGCTGGCCGGAAGATCGGCCTATAATCCCAAAGCTGGAATCGACCACCAGCGGGGACAGTCCCGACCTCTAGCCGCATAGTGCGGAATGTCAGCGCTGGGTTTAGGGTGATGATTTGGTTTCTATTAGCCTGTGTCCCTGTGACATTTACAGTCTGCATTAAAACGCCGTCGCCATAAATACCTACAGGAACTATTTGGTTGTTCGTATTCACATCAAAGCTTATCTGCTCGGCATACTTTAGATAGTCATACCCAAAATCAGACCAAGGCGTAGACAATACAATTGGCTTAGGAAGATTTTCGTAATCAAACTTGTAATCAAATAACTGGAATTTCCCGCCAGACGGTACGCTGACAACATTAAGCCGGATCAGCTTGCCAATCAAATCTTTATTTAGAGGGATTGGCTGCATTCTGTTAGTCGCTGTACCGTTAATAGTGACGGTTTGAAGAACTGTCCCGTCAGCTTCTATGTTCACGCTAACGTTTTGACTGTTAGTGTCGCAGTTAATATACAACTGATACAGTCGTTTTTCGTACTGATATCCAAGATCTGACCAGTCAGTAAAATTGACTATATCTGCCGGGTATTGAACTACGTTGCTGAACTTATAGCCATACATCTTAAACGTAGCAGGCAGAGAAGAGGTCGTGGGAGACCCAGAACCTATAGCCCTTATCCGAATCATCTTACAAACTGTTTCGTTGATCGGGAACGTCTTATATCCGCGAGTGCCGGATGTGTTCGGAAGTGTCAGGGTTTGGAATGCTAGCGTTTGAGTAGAACCATCTATGCCAGATATGGTGTCTATGGCAATCTTGACGTCATCAGATGTCCCAGTCTCGAACTCTATACTAACTTCAGTCAGCTTTTTATCGTAAGGATATTGCAGATCGTCCCAGTCAAAAGTGTGGTAGACTTCTCCCTTGTCGGCAGGTCTGAAAATCGGTCGATAGTCCCATAGCTGAAACCTTCCATTGGCCGGAACTGTTCCAACTTCAAGCCTCATGGTCCTGAATGTTAAGGCCGGATTTAGGGTGACTATCTGGTTCCGGTTGGCTTGAGTGCCTGTCACGTTAATGGTCTGCATAAGCGTTCCATCTCCGTATATACTTACAGGGACAGACTGACCGTTTGTGTTTACGTCAAATGAAATCTGCTCAGCATACTTGAGATAGTCGTATCCAAAATCGCTCCAAGGCGTAGATAAGACGATTGGCTTGGGAAGACTTTCAAAATCGAACTTGTAATCAAAGAGCTGGAATTTACCACCAGCCGGAACGCTGACCACGTTCAGTCTAATCAGTTTCCCGATCAAGTCTTTATTGATTGGGATAGGCTGCATCCTGTTTGTGGCGGTCCCATTGATAGTAACCGTTTGCAGAACTGACCCATCTGCTTCGATATTTACGCTTACGTTTTGGCCGTTTGTGTCGCAATTAACATATAGCTGATAGAGCCGCTTCTCGTACTGGTAGCCAAGATCAGACCAGTCGGTGAAGTTCACGATGTCTGCCGGGTATTGGACTACGTTACTAAACTTATACCCGTACATCTTAAATGAAGCCGGAAGGACGGAGGTTGTAGGAGATCCAGACCCGATTGCTCGGATTCGGATCATCTTGCAAACTGTTTCGTTAATCGGGAATGTCTTGAAGCCTCTAGCTCCGCTTGTATTAGGGAGGGTTAAAGTCTGGAAAGCCAGAGTCCGAGTGTTCCCGTCCACCCCGGATAAAATATCGAGAGCAATCTTTACGTCATCCGATGCGCCCGTCTCGAATTCTATGCTAACCTCAGTTAACTTCTTGTCGTATGGGTACTGTAGATCGTCCCAGTCGAACGTGTGAAATACTTCACCCTTATCTGCTGGCCGGAAAATAGGACGATAATCCCAGAGCTGGAATCTTCCACCAGCCGGAATAACACCGACCTCTAATCGCATAGTTCGGAAGGTTAGGGCCGGGTTAAGGGTTATGATCTGATTGCGGTTGGCTTGGGTTCCGGTAACGTTTACCGTCTGCATTAGCACGCCATCCCCGTAGATACTTACCGGAACTATCTGATTATTAGTGTTCACGTCAAAGCTGATCTGCTCGGCGTACTTGAGGTAGTCGTACCCAAAGTCAGACCAAGGGGTAGACAGTACGGTTGGCTGAGGTAGTTTCTCGTAATCAAACTTAAAGTCAAATAGCTGGAATTTGCCGCCGACAGGGATACTGCCCGATACCTTTAGCCGTATCAATTTCCCGATCAAGTCTTTGTTGATAGGGATTGTCTGCATACGGTTGGTCGCGCTTCCGTTTACAGTTACCGCCTGGAGAACAGCGCCGTCTGCTTCTATATCAACGCTTACGTTCTGGCTATTAGTGTCGCAGTTGATATATAGCTGGTATAGGCGTTTCTCGTACGGATAGCCAAGGTCGGACCAGTCGGTATTGTTTACGATATCCCTTGGATAGTCTTCCTTCTGGAACGAGTAATTGAATATCTGGTAATCAGTTGTGGCTACCTGAGGTCGAAGCCTTACCATCTTGGCTATGATGTCAGCCGTGATAGGAATGCTGCTCTTGGCTCTGCCAACCTTGGCCGGAAGGGTGATGATCTGTGCGCTGAGAGCAGTGGTTGCGCTATTAAGTCCGCCAATGGTATCCAGCAGTAAGACTAAGTTCGTGTTGTTGTTGTCGTACTCGATGGTGACATTAAACAACCGTTTATCAAACGGATGCCCAAGGTCATCCCAGTCCGTAACTCTACCCTTGATTACGTCCGAAAGAGGAATAAACGTGTAGGCAAAGTTGTGGAATGTGTTGTATGCCTTAGATAGCCCATGCAGGCTAAATAGTGCCGCACGAGCCTCTCTTCCAGCGGACGCGCTGCTGATTTGCTGAAGTGGGAACTCTGCGATTTGACGGCCAGAAGATGCGTTTGATATAGCTCCAGCATCTACCTCGATCACAGAACCAGTTCCCGTACCGCCAGCGCCCGACTTAACAAATGTCAGTCCGACCGTGCTGCCTACCGCTCCAATGGTAGTAAAGTCAGTCGTCCCAGCAAACAATATCTCGTAGGTCTTGCCGTTGTCAGCCGCCGTCAGAGTGCTTGCGTTTATTGGATTAGATAGGTAATCGTAGTAAACACGGTAGAAAAATGAATTCCCAGCGTCAGTCCCAGTTCCTGAAGTGAACTCAAGCCCGATGTCGGTAAAGTTCTTCTTTGTGAGGGCAGCGCCCATATCGTAAAACTTGGTTTCTACTTGATAGTAGACTGACTCGCTGTTATCCGTGTAAGTGGACACGTCATCGTAATCAATGAGAGCCATACTGAAAGTGGGAGTTGGCCAAGCTCCAGTCGCTATTGTCTTAGAAGCGTATAGCTTTCCGCTTGCCTTCTCTGCCGCCATTGCAGTTATTGCGGCTGGCCTCAGGTTTATCCCGTTTCGGGTTGATTCTCCGTTTGGATATTGCAATTGGGAAGGGTCGTAAACTTCGTCTAGGCTCCACCTGTCGAACAAGAGGTTATAGCGAAGAATAAAGAACCATCCATCAGAGTTGATGTAGTTGAAAAAGACTTCGTTATTCTTCTGTTGGATATTGCATAGAGGATAGTAGGTTGAGTTGTTGCGATCAAAGAAAGCTATATCGTTAACTTTCTTCCGGTTGAAGATAAAGTCAATCGCAAAAGTTACTTTCCGTACTGATCCGCCGCCCCAAGCGTAAATACCGTCATTACTCAGGAACCATATCTCGTTATCGACGTATCCCCATGCGTGTTTGAGAACCAGTCCCCTATTTGCCGGGGTCTTAAATGGCCCAACTAGCCTTCCATTGTCCAGTCTTACGGTGTAGATTCCGTTCTGACACAAGCAGACGATCTCCCCATTAAACTCAGCGATCCCGTTAATAGGGTTATCGGGAGAAGAAATAGAAAGGACGTGGGGGTTCCCGGTGACCTCGTTTATTACAGGGAAAGATTCCGGCCTACCAGTCTTTGATGAGTAAAGGATGTGCGGATTCTTGGGGTCTCCTGCTACCCACATTCGATTAAAGGCAGAGCAGATAGTATCGCAAGCCGCGCCAGCGTTTGTATCCCAGATTACCAGCTCGTCATTTACGTGATCGTATTGAGTATAAGTAGTGAACGATGCGGTCCCGACAGAGAGAACAATACAGGACTCTTGCTTGCCTGTTGAATTTGTTGCGCTCGTCAGGCTTGATGCACCGCCGATATTTACTACCGTTCCGGGAGTTAATATCGAGCGAAGGTTTCCGCCAGAGGGGTAAGTGATGCCAGTAAGGGTGACCGTGGATAGTCCTCCCTTCGTCAAACTCCCGACAATCCTGGCCTTGTACTCGTTCCCAATATCAGACGTAACAGGGGCATCGTTATCAAACTCAGCAATCGGAGCGCCGACAATCGAAAGGTCGTCCGCTGTATCAACGAAATTAACTACCGCCCCGTCAATATTGTCAACAATACCCACTCTCCGATAGAATCCGTCAGCAAAAGAACCGCCAGTTCTGTAAATGCAGATCCTGTTAACTTCAGAACTAAAGCTCTGCGTATCCGTCTGATCCGCCCCTAACATGCTGACATTGATGCCTTGGCGAATCAAATTCAGCCCGTTCTCGGGAATCATCTCGATAGACGGGTTGCTCTCCGCCCCGGTAACACCGTTCTTGTATGTGTAAACGTATCGGTACGGAGTTAGCTTAGCCCCATAGTTAGAGTTGACGCCCTTTCCGCCGTAAGCGAAGATGCTTCCCAGCTTAAAAGAGATAACGTCTGTCGTTGTAATTGGTCGGACAATTACTTCAACAGAAGTTATATTCTTCCACCCCAGTCCGCCAGATCCGTCGTCAACAGTCCCTGCTCCTCCAGCCGCTAAAAATGACCTCTTTGAAATCTCAACTTGACTCCATGCTCCGGTTCCTGCTTTAGATGGGGTCAGATAGGCTGGGTTTAACCCGGCTTGAGTGGTGTCGTAGTTGATCTTCTCGCCGGTCGGAATAGTGTAGTTATTGGTGTCGAGATATACGCCAGTGTTGTATTCGTTAGGAGCTGACTCCGGCCCGTATGGATCAATCGTAGAGTTAGAGGTTGCCGCATTTTGAAGCCTTTGAACCTCCCCAGGAGAGATAGCCTTCTCATAATAAGCACTCGTAGAGCCGCCAGTATAGAGTCTCAGTCGTATGTCGTAGATATTTTCAGGAGTGGAAGTGAAAAACGAAAACGAAACAGTGTCATCACTGACGTATCCCTCGACATCGTTTTGGCCACTGAAAGACAGGTCTGCCGTCAAAGTAGCAGAGGTTATGGAATAAGCCTGCCCTGCCGTGGTTGTTATGGCTGTGCTTTCATAGGCTGTTACCGCGCCACTAGGGGCCGTAGCAAAAAACGCATAGATAGCACCAGCGGAGTCAACTTTCTCAATAATCGAAGACTGTGAGCCGCACACGATATACATCCCAGGGAGCCAAGCTGCTGATGTAGAAGTGAAAGTTATTTTATAGAAGCTAGAACCTGTCGGTTGTTCCGTGGCTGTGCTAATCGTGCCGGATACCCTGGTAGAACTAATAGCGATAGATCCAGATGTCCCAGAGGCGATAATCGGAACTATCGTTACCGTGCTAGGAGTGATTGTCGCTGGCTTAGCTGGCGGCAATATCCCCCAATACTTAGCCGTAGAAGAACTGTTGTTATTGCGGAGCATGCCACGGGTGTAATCCCCGCCTGGATAGTCATTGTACCCGGTGGCAAAATAAGTCATACCAGTTGATTCGGTCTGGTCTGTCTTATAGGTAGCTATCCCTACTCTCTTGTTAGAGGTGGAGACGCTGGTTGCCAGCGAAGAGTAGTTGCCAGATGTCCCTATCTTCCGATAGAGGTTGGTGCCTTCGGAAAGAAAGAAGGTCGGCGTGGAGGTAGCGCCAATCTGTGTGACATGAAGAGAGGCTGCATAAGCAGGAGTCCCGCTAGGCCAAGATCCAGTCAGATTAGTATGTCCGTAACGAGGGGAGAGAGACCCTTCCTGTTCGGATACAGTATTCAAAAGAAGTGAATACTGACCATCTTGCAGTTGGTTAATGTCTATCTTTTGAACGACTCCTTTATTTGAAAAAGGAAATCGCTGTGTTACGTTTTGAGCCATATTAGGTCATCCGTGCTTTCAGCTTACTGGAAGTAGTATTGTAGTAAATCTCACCTACCGCAATACCAGCGGTTCCGGCTGCCGCATCATTAGCCGCCTGCGTGAATACAGAATAAAGAACTGCGTCGATTGGATTAAGAGCTATCGTTCCGAGTCCTAATACTGTCTGGTTAGATGTAGACGCATTGGGGCTGGTGGTTAATTGCAAGTCTTCTTTGAATAGCTTGCGAGGAGTTACGGTGACCGAAGAAGGCATTATGCGACCTCTAGTAGAATTTCTTGCGCGACAGCGCGGAGTAATCGAACGGCCTCTTGAGACCGATTAAGGTAGTATTTTTGGAGGGTCGTGTTCTTGACTTCGCCATCCATGCCAAAAATACGAGATAAAATCATGAACTTCACGTATGGCTTTAGGCTGTCTTGTATGTCGGGAATGTAATCATCGAGGCTGGTTATTTCCTTCTGGAAAGTGTAAGTCGTTATTTCCGTAAGGTTAGTCGCGCTGCATGTCATACCGGAAACAGTGCCAAAGAAAGGGTACGTAGCTTCCAGATAAACATCGCCAGTATAAGCAGATGCAATCGTCCCGTACAGCGGTGCTGTTGTCGTGATGTTAAAGTCAACCACTCCGCTAGTCGATGAGATATTTCCATATAAGCCAGCGGCGCAAGTGACTGTATTCCCGGACCATGAAGGAGCTGGCCTGATCTCGATCTGGTCTTCCTGTACTTGATCGTTCCTCCACTCGGAAGGAATTCCATTGGGCTGCAACTGCCAGCGATAATCTGAGTTATCCCAGTAGTTTCCAGAGCTGCGGTACAGGTTTTCTTCGTCTGCGTATATATTCGTCGGCTGGTTTACAAAGTAATCTTCATTGTAAACTCTTGTGCCAGCGACTATAGGGAGGTGGCAAATCTTCTTATAGCAATCAGAGACTTGAAGAAAATCCCTCAAACAGTCATTCAAGATATCAAGGAAGTCGTCTTTAGATACAGTATCGCCTGTTAGCGCGCTAGGCTCTAGTAAAACGTCGCATACTTCCTGATATAGCTTCCTGACACTTATAGCCATTACCTTTATTCTAGTCGTGGCGTTAAATCAATATCAATGAAAAGGTTAGAACGGCTGTATGCGGATCATGCCAGCCAGCCGAAGAAGTATGATTTTAATCAGCTTCGCCTTTTCCCTCAGTGGACGAGTTGCGATATCGGTAGTCTTGGCTATCTCCGCCGTACTTCCAGTGATTTCTTTCACGTTATTAGCTATCGCATATAGATCAGGGTTGCTTACCTGCTTGTCTATATCGACAATGACGCTATCTATGTGTTCTAGGGTCTGAAATACTCTGGGTGATCCATCACGGATTTGAACTTCCAATCCTTCAGTAAGTCTATCTAGCTTCCTGATAAGTTCTGCTGACGCCAGCAAAGCCTCCGACCCGCTTGCCGATAGATCGCTGATATCTTCTTTTAGGGAAACAGTTAGCGCCCTCAACTCCCGAACTGTCAGTGGCAACTCTGGCATTACCTCGGTCCTAATCTGCCTAGTAATCTCTGATATATCTCTCAAGATAACGGCAGTTGTTTCTACATTCGCCTTGGTTGTCCAGTAATTATCCTCCATCACGTCGTCTGCGTGCTTTAAGAGTTTCCTTACTTGTTCGTCTCTTGCCTCCAGCCTATCTACTAGTTGAGATATGCGAGGCTCCATCAACTTCGGCATGTAGATGGCCTGATAGGAGAGGCAAGAGAATAGTACTGCCGCCGAAAGGTACATAAACAGCCTAGTTATTTTGATAGCACGGTTCACTTTGTCTTTTCGAGTAGGTAAGCAAGCTGAGTAGCTGTTCGGGCTACGGTCGTAGACGCTTCCGGGAACCGTAGTTCAACTAGGTCCGTGGCAATGCCGAGGGCGTACAGCTTGTTTAACTCCTTATCGACGGGCGAACCATCAAAAAGCCGTGGGTACTTTGACTTAATAAGAGCCCAAGCCGCGTCATCTACCGTGCCCGGAATAGCGCCAACGACGATATCTCCAGCGATCTTCACGAAAGGTCCGACCCTGGGGATTAGTTCTTCTACCTGTGTGAGGCTGTTGAAAAGCTTCTTATTGTCCCAGAACTTACTTAGTAGTCCAGAGAAGAAATTGCGAACGCGAGCTAAATCAAACATCTTTATTCCTTATTTACTTGGTGATTGTTCGTCGTAGTACAGGTTCGGCTGTCTGTAGCTGAGCCAGTACTTATTCAGTTTCATTAGGGATTCGAAATTCCTATACATTCCAAGGGATTGCATAAATGGCATCCCTTGCATTTTGCATTGTACCGCATGGGCGGCGTAATCTACAACTGCGGTTAAGCCTTCTTTCGGGATATAAGCAACGTCGGAATCGTTTACGAGGATATCCGGGTTGGTTATCCCTGTAACCTGGAGTGTAGCGCCGCCCAGCGAATCTGCTGGATGAATAGCGAACTTAGTGATTCCAATCGGAATCCAGCGAGAGGTTGGTGTTCCGGTATTATCGGAAGTCTCCTTCATCCAAGCAGGCCATTCGTTACTAGTCTGAGCCAATGGGGACTTCTCTAAAACCTTTCCTGCCCACACAACTCTTTGAGGGAATAAGATTTGCTCTGGGATATCGTAGATAACTCTCCCGGCGACAGTGGTTCCTCCGCCTGGAACAGAGAAGGTTTTCTGATACCATCCGCACATCATGTTTAACGTGCGGAGTCCGTCGTTAATAGCGTCTGTTACCTCTTGCCCTGAATACATCAATGTATTGCTCTCTAGGCGAGAGTACACTTGGTCCTTCAGGTCGGCAAGAGTTAGTCGAGACATCTATCTTACTTACTGCCCTTGATCCTGCTGTCGGCAACAATAAGTCCAGCGCCGTTACAAGGCTCTGGATATCCGTAATTGTCAACCGCCTTCTTGCTGAAGTCGAAATTGGAATACCCGTTCATTACGTGATTTCCGCGAACCCAAGGGTCAGGGCTAGTGACAGGGTTGTAGGCGTCCACCTCAATAGCGGTCGATACAGGGTGTCGGTACTTTTCGTATTGGCGATCCATGTTTAATCCTTTAGTAGCTAGAGTACATCAGTGCGTCGATTGAGTGAGAGCGGTTCCAGTCAGCGCCTCCAGGCATACCCGATCCGGCTCCGCGAGTCACAAACTGCTGCTGTAGCTTCTCATTGTCAGCTTGAGCCATATCGAGATAAGCTGCCTCGAACTTCTGCTCGTAATCACGAGATGCCCGTGGGTCATAGAAAGCATCGTCTGGCCCGATTTTTATCCGATAAGCATCGGCCATCGCTCCGTAAAACAACACAGTCGGGTTCATGAAAGATGGGATTCTGTCCCCTTCGGTTGTCAGCTTGGGAGGTTGCTTGAAATAGAAAACCCTTAACTGGCGCTCTTCTTGAGGGGAAGGCCAAATCTCCCACTGCATATTCCCATTTGCGTTAGTGCCACGGTTTGCTAATATCTGAGGGTATCCAGTAGAAACTCGCTGAGGGTCGATTCGGTTGATCTCCGTGATAGGGACATCAATCCTTAAAGGAGGAATGCCTTGGGCTTGGTCCACCACGGCGCTTAACATCTTAATGTCGGGCGCAACCGTATAGTACATCTGCCGAATAGTGTAAGCTACTCCCGATTGTGCAGTAGCTTTCCATTCCATGTCGAGAATGGCTTGAGTACTGGATACTACCGCCTCGATAGTGAATATAGGAAATGTGTTTCCGCATCGGACTTGACGGCCAGCCAGTGAACTTGAGGTAGCCGTACACCCGGCCGAGTGAGCGTAGTTAAATATAGCCGTAAATGAAGTAGGCCCAACGTAGATCACGGACACGATCTCAGGGGTGCCGCCTGCATCCACATATAGGTAGGTATCTGCCGTGATACCTGTCATAGACGCCGGGGTTACGGTCTGAAATCCAGGCCGTAAAACCCCAGCGGGAATAGTTGTGTTTACTACGTCGCTTACAGGCCAAGTCATTCCGGTCCCGTTAATCACCTTACTGTTCTGGGTGAAGTCAATAGAACCGGCGTTATAGGGGGTCGGAACGTACAGGATAGTCTCTTCAAAATTACCAGACCAGCAAGGTTGGCGGTCCAGAATAAGCCTAATCCTGTCGTTAATGAAATCCTGCGCCACGGTCGGCGGCAGGTTGGGCTTGATCGCTCTAATGCGCCCAACTAATTCACCTAATGATGTCGTGTACTGCTGTTGAATAGCCATAGTGATGTAGTTGGGCCGGGAGGGTTATGCCCTCCCGGTTGTTAGAAGCTGTACCAAGTACCGGCAGTTGCGCTCGTTGCCTTGCTGATGAGCGTGGCGCAAGTGTTGGTCGTGGTAATATCAGCGGCATAGGTTCCGACAATCGTATCGCCAGAGGCGGCAGCGATCTTGACGGTCTGAGCAGCCAGATTCAGAATCCGAATCTGCTGAGAGTCACCAATACCAAGTCCACCGTATTGCGGAACTGCGATAGAGGGAAGAGTGATCGTGGCCGTGCCAGAGGTGGAGACGGTCAGGAGATCACAAGGGTAAATGTTGCCTGCGGCTGGATTGTACCCGAGAGTCCGAGTACCAGCAGCGCCCGTGACGTTAGTTACGCCAGCTTGAAGTGCGCGATTACCTAGCATGTTGAATTTTTCCTTTTCTTTTTCTTGAGTTCTTTTAGGCTTTTAGTGGGGCGGCCAAACTGCGGCCACCCCATCTAGCTGATTTCAAACCACTTAGGCGATGCCAGTGCCCGTCAATTTGAATGATGTGCGAGGGCTAGGGACAACCAAGTTGCCTGCAAACATGAACTGGCCGCTCACGTCAATGGTGTTCTGTGCTTCCTTGAAGCCGGTGAATCCGAACTGGAACTTCTTGTTTGCGGAAACATAGAGTTCCATGTAGTTCGTGTTCAGACCGAGGATGACGCCGTAGGTGGAACCAGCCACATCGTTCAGGTACTTGGAGATGGTGACATCTGCCGCGTTGAACTGGAAGGACTGGATACCAACCTTAGCAAGGTCGCTATCGGCACGCATGTAACGCTGGTTGGAGATGGTGCTGTTCCAAATCCGGTTGTAAGCGCCCTGGGTGCAAACCAGAAGATCGGGCTGGTCGGCACCGAACCATGCAAAGCCGTAGGCGTTGTTCAGAACGTTGAGGGTGAACGAATCGACGTACCGATTGGTATAGGCGTTGATACCGTTTACCTGAGCGTAGGTCGTTGCGTCACCGGAGCTGGGGCCAGCTACGATGTCGGAGCGGGTGATGCCACCAACAGTCGCGAAGGAACGACGAACGTCAGTTACGGTCGTGTAGTTCACGCCGCCAGTACCGCTGGTCACCGTGCTGCCGTCGTCAACCCAGGCCATGAGGCCGTCGAGAGACTTAGTGCCGGAGAGAACTCCCTGGCCGTCCTGATAAACAGTCGTGCCGAGAAGCTTCGCCATGGTGAGAGAAGCATTTGCCATCTTGCTCTCTACGATAGAGAAGGCAGCTTCCGGGCCACGGTTCAGAACGTCGTCGGTTCCGAGTAAGGTTACGTTGACGTAGCCAAACTTCATGTTCACCGAGAAAGCCGTATCGGTCTGGCGGTAGCCGGTGTCGAACTGATCGCCACGAGCGAAGAACCCGTTAGCTAGTTCTGCGAACATGATAGGACGCTGAATGAACAGACCGCCCTCGAAGTTGATCTTGTTCTTCGACATAAGCCGAACAAACAGTGGATCGTTCTTAAAGATCACGTCAGTCGTCTTGGGGACGATGTGCTGAGTAGTGATCGCATTGATATCGTTATAAGTAAGTGCCATGATTTCCTCTTTGAGAAATTACCGGGAACCAAGAACACTCACTTGTGAGTTATTCCGTGATTCCAAGTTGTTGTTTCCTGTAAGCCTGTGCTGCGATTTGAGCTAAGGTTCCGTCACCCAGGTTGGCCTTCTCTGCCGCATCTGGCTGTCCCACCGAACGTACCCGAGCTTCAAAATGTCCCGTTGTTGGCTCACCCTGGTCAATCGGTAAACCACCCGAATTGGGAAGCTGAGCCAAAACCTCTTGCTTTGCCTTCTCGCGTTCTTCATTACGAATGCGCTCGATCTTTTCTTCCATCTGCCGCTCTTCGCGTGACTTCCGCTCTTCGGCAACGTAGCGGTCATACGCCGAATCAAGATCGTTCGTTCCGTATTCGCCTAGCTTCGAGATGAACTCCCGAACCTTCAGTGGCTTGCCAAATTCGTGAATATGTTCGGCTGTCTTTTCAGCAATTACCGCCGAGAAATAAGCAGAGCCTTGGAAGCCCTTGTCAATCTCTTGAGCTTTGCTATTGATGGCCGATTCCAAATCAGTCTTGGTCATCACACCACGTTCAGTCAGGAAGCCTTCGGTGAAGTTCTTGATCTCATCAAATGTCATGTCTGTATCCGTCCTTGATTCTAGTTCCTGTGCTTTATTGCGCCAGTAGATTTCCATCTTAGGAGCGTTGTTTTCCGCATCCCAGTTTTCTTCTGCCCACTTGTTCCACGCCTCCACTTTCTTCTCCGTATCACGGAAAGAATCCAGCTTGCGCGAATAATCGGACTGTCGAAGCCATCCATTTTTGATTTCTGGATACTTATTTGATAAAGTCTCAAGCGATTCACGGTCATCTGCATCTGAAACTAAGCCATTCAAAATATCATCGAAGCTATTTACTGCCATTTTCCCTTTCAACAGCTCCAGCTAACCTGTTCTTGTAACCTGTCTTTCGACGCCAGTTCAAGGTAGTTGCCTGCTGCTTGAGGTTGGTTAAGCGCCTAAGCCCATTCCGCCAGGGCCTTCTGCTTGAGGAGGCGTCTGAGCGGTTTGCTGCTGAGGCATTTGTGTCTGGATTTCATTGGAGAGCATAGAGCCAGCTTCAGCCATCTTTTGAACGATAGGCATAAGCTCTTTCTTGCTCTGTCCGACAACCTGCGCTACCTTCATCAGGCTAGAAGCAATGTCGTCGAGTAAAGTCTGTACAAATTTCATGGGGTCTTGCGACTCAGCAGCAGCGCCGCCGCCGCCAACCATGCCCCGAGCCTGATCTGCATAAGCAGCCATCGGAGGCATCTGTTGTGCCATGACATCTGGTGAAACCGGAGGTGTACCTGCTACTGGACCCATGATATATCCTTAGAAACCCTTCTTGCTGTCCACTGCCCGTTCGGACATCGGGGTGTTTGCCGACTGATAGCCAAGAACCGGGGCGTCACTCATCTTGATTTGGTCCCCGATAACTTGAAACTTCCCACTGTGAGCGCCTGCCCCGTACTTGACGTTGGATGGCGTGGTCTGAAGAGGGACCGTCGTTCCAATAGTCTGAGCCTGCGGCTTACCGTGGTTTTCAGGCAGCACATTGCGTGGCTCGCTCTTTACGGGTTGAGTTGTGCCAATGATCTGTGCTTTCATCTGATCTCCTATAGCCTATAAGTCTTGTGACCTATTAAGGCTCTAATCTAATTCTTGAACATTGGGTTGACATAGTGCAAAGAAAAAGTTATAGTCCTAGCTTGTATCTGGCCAATAAGTAGCTTTTTACTAATCCAGATCGAACAATGTCATTGATATCAAACTCTACGAACCCAAATTCCATCATAGAGCAGATAATCTTTCCGAACCACGGCATTCCAGATGCGCCCTTGCCGGTGACTAAATCATTCTGCCTAATATCGCCACAAAGTATAACGCGGCAACCAGGGCCGACTCGGGTAATGACAGTATCAAGCTCCTGGGTGGTGCAGTTCTGGATTTCATCAACGATGATCGCCGCATTCTTGTAAGTAACGCCACGGAGATAACTGGTCGATACCATATTGACATATCCCTTCTTGCGAAGGATTGACCATGCATCATCTCGACCGAATAGGTTGTTAACTAGTTGCCGGTAAGGGTCTTCGTAAACGGATAGCTTCTCTTGAAGATTTCCCGGAAGGAATCCCATGTCCCGGCTAGGAACCGTACTCCTGACTATCTCGATACTGGATATCTTTCCTTCAATTAGATCCTTGAAGGCGAGGTACAAAGCGATAAACGTCTTGCCTGTTCCAGCCGTCCCGGTAAGCATTAGCTGCTTGCCTTGATAGTACTGGTCGAATACTTCCCTCTGACTGTCCGTTAAAGGCTTTACATCCCTTAGTTCAAACCCGTTCTCAAATGTCTTGGTCTTTGATTTATCTACTGTCTTTCTAGCCAAGCGATACCTTTCTTACCCAGGCATTGCGGCGGAAGGGCCACCCTGTTCAGCTACCGAACGAGGCGCTCTCCCTGATGTCTGTAGCGATGCCGTAGCCTGAGCCTCTTCCATGAGTTCTTGTAGTATTTGGTCGGCACGTTCCGGGTCGATCTCCAGCCTTCGATAAAGTTCCTTCCTGGAAATAAGGCCACGGGCAGCGAGACTAACTGCTTCCATCTTCTCACGATCCTTGGCCCCAGAGTGCAAAGAACCCGGCTTTACGGTCATAGAGAAAATAGACCAGAAGGTTTCCTTGCGCTGCTTGTCGAAATCACCATCAGAACCCGGATAAAGATTGCCTGGGTCGTAGGTAAAGTCTTCCCAGCTTAGGCCGTTCTCCCCCAACATCTTCATGCGCTGGCGTGCTGTATAGAACTGAATGACGTTAGATACAGCCTGAGTACCGCATCGCTGCAAGAACGACTCCAGATACCTCTCTTCCCTGCGAAGCGGGGTCTGTAGGGTATCTCGCATCTGGTCGATTGTCTCTCCAGATGGAAGCTGATTCTTACCGGCAAGCTTCGACATATCCATGATGCCGCTCATCTTGTCAAACTCAGGCATGATTACGCCCTGAAGCAAGGCAATGACATACTGAGGAATCTGCGGGATCTGGCCGTATTGGATATCAGTGCCAATGTTGACGTTCGGATTTACCTTCAGCCTAGCACCGGGCATGTCGCTCAAGTATTCGCGCCAAGCGGCTTCCGAGGCTACGTTGGTCTTTGCGATCAGCGTCGGGTTCAATACACGCTTCGACATATCCAGCATACCGGCAGGGATCTCGTTGATAGCGTCCTGCATCGGAACAAGGGAGCGGTATGTGCTTAATCCGTAAAAAGACCACGGGACCGGGTTGAGCCGCAAGTCTACGAACGGATACATGCCGTGCCAGAAAGGAGACGGACCATCGTAAAGAAGTCGGTCGCCAGCGAAGATGATAAGGCGCTTCCTCGGATAGAGTCGCTGCCCAGGCTTCACCTTATACCACCAGTTGTGCATATCTGGTGGGAGAAATGGATCACGGACAATTACTTCTTTATTTGATTCATTGATGCTTAGATCATCTACGTAATACTCTTCGAGTTCAATAGCTCCGTACATCTTAGAGCCATAAGCACTGAAGTCGCCTGTCTGAACGCCAACCAGCTTACGGAAAGCGGGAGACATCTGGCTCCAGGTGTATTCGGGTACGTGCGCGGGACGGGAGTATTTGTCTTGTGGCTTTGCCTCCCAGTATTTAGCCTGATCCTCAATTCCCTGTGCGCTCATAGGGAATACTTTCTTGAAGTAAGAGATAGGCTTCCAGTTCCGATATAAGATAGCCGCAGAGTCCTGTAGGCTAGTCTTGCTGGGCTGAATTGGCATTACGTTATCAGGCCCAAGGGGAACAACCCGCATTGATCCAGGCGCGGAAGCTCCTATTCGCCAATAAGAGATCCCGTGAAGCATGGCGATATCAACAGCATCTACTAGTGCGTCACCCATGTTTTGACGCATCCATTCCGCCCTGATTACATTGGCGATTACTTGAGCTGGCTCTTCGTATGCTTCAACATTTGTAGAGACGTCGATCGACGGACGAGAATCGGTAAGCAGAGAAAGCCGCTCCCTGCGAACTAGCTCCATCTTGTTGTCAACGAACCGGCTCTTATACTTAGGCCGCCGATTATCCCACTGAGCGCCCTCTAGGTATCGAATATACCTTTCGACATTCGGGAACTCAATGGAGTTACGGTAGGAAAGCATCGCTTGTTCGCGTGTTCCATCTCGCCACTCTTTAATCTTTCGGGTGTAGTTCGCCCTATACTCAGGGGTTTCTCCTGATTTAGTCAAAGATGGCGAATGTGGTAGTCTTTCCATACGTTAAATCCACTGTCCCTTTTCTCCGCTAGTGTTCTTCTTGGTGATTCCGTTTTCATCGGCAGTGCAAGAAGATGGGAGTTCGTTTGGATCATAGTAGCCGTAACGATGGCAGAACTCTTTTTGGTCTTGCCTAGTACGGATAAAATGCTTTACTGGAGTACCATTCTCATCTCTGGCGTGCGCCCAATGGCCTTCGCTATTCTGTCCTAGGTATTGCCCTAATTCCTTAGCCCAAACGATACTTGGGGCAGATACGTAGCGATGTACTTCTTGCTTGCAAGCAGGACATGCCGGATTCGGGCTATCCCAGCGGCGGACGAAGAATTCAAACAAACTGCCCTGCTTGTCACAGGATTCATTCTTGCAAGTACCTTCGTAGGTAGGCATTTAGGCGGCAACTCCCGAATGTGCAGTAACTGCGGTCGTGATATCAGAAGAACTCTCAAGCTTCTTCCCAGCAGCCTCACTCATCTGTTTTAGCTGTTCGTTCGTGAACGGAACCCATCGAACATCACCGGAGACGCCGTACAGCCATCCGTTCGTGATGATGTGGCTCCAGCAGTTAGTAAGCCAGTGGTCGACTGTTACGCCTTGAACCCGCGCCGAGTCCTCGATATTCGGCTTCAGTGATGGGTCAACCACAACCTTGAACACCGAATCGCCGTCCTCTTCAGGTACGGAATTGATTACTGCGTTCACGATATCAGAAGAAGAGGTAACGTCCTCTCCCAGTGCCTCACTCATAGCTTGAATATCGTCACCTGATAGCATCAAGCCGCCATCGGCGTATGCTGACAAATAATTGGCAACACAAGTATTTAGGTAAGCCTGGACATTCTCGGGATCAACAGCCTCAAATACTTCATAGTCCTTAATCGGGATAGACAACTCAAGATTCACTTGAACATTCGTTGGTTTTGTGCTCTTTGCCATGACTATATCTTACCGTTTCTGAAAGTCCAATAGATAACAATTTACAACAATGCATAGTCCCTTACGCCCCAATCCTTCTCTTCTCCGTAGGAAGAATGATCGCCTTCCGGCTTTGGGTCAAAGTCTCGAAGGTCGTTTCTTGGGTCTTGTTGCTTGGATATCGGCACATGGAGATTCCTGCTTGCCAAGACAAACATGGACTGACAGAATGGGCAATTACGTATTGTTCCAGGAGAGTCAGCCCCCCACACTTTATGGCATTTCCCGCAGCTCATCTTGTAATCGCACGTATCTGGGGTTCTTTCAATCTTACTGGGAACAATTCCGTAGTTGTCTTCGTAATCTCCCTCGTGGGCGGTAAACAAACATATCATAGCTGCCATCACAACGTCGTCGTTAAATCCGCCCTGCGCCCCTGTCCTGAGGCTCCCGTCTATGCTAGTGAACACCTTTATTTCATCAAGAAAGCGAGGGTCTCTGGCTATGAAGATACCTTCCTTGAGCCACCTGTCGGCTGTGACAATCAGTTTCGGCTTTGTGTTTTGAAGAGTCAGCCAGTGGGGAGCGCCAGTCGTTGTCTTCCTTCGATAGCAGTTCGGGTAAGACAGATTGTTTAACAACTGGTCGGCGGTTGAGTTTCCTGGCGTGTTGTACTCTACCGCTATCTGAGCCTCGTTATACCACTTCCCTAGCTTGGCTATCTCATAAGACAAGTCTAGGGGGTTGACGATATTGGTTCTTAGAGTAGCGACGTGGACATCCTCGCTCCCGGAGGTCCCGACTCGATTGACCCAGGCAACCGAGAAGTCCTTGCCTTTGCCGTATCCAACGTCAACGCCAATTTGATACCGAGCGTTGGTGATCGGCTTTTCCCACACCCAGAGATGAAGGTCTTCGCCGTCGTGAAACATCGAGCAGCCTTCCAAGTGGCACTTGCGGCCTAAGTCATTATCGGAATAGCCATGAAAGTACCCATGTCGATCAAAGAAGCCTTTAAGAGGAGATGGCGCTCTTTCGGTGAAATACTCGACATTCTCAATTGCCTTCTCACTAAACACCTGTTCGCCTTTTGCGATAAAGGCTTCCTCGGCGGTAAGCGCAAGTTCCTGCTTGATCGACTTGGTATTACTGGCGTTTACTCGCTCATTCACAATGAAGTAAATCTGGTCGTCTCTTAATACGTAAGGCTCAAGAGTGCCGGAGTCGCATACTTGACAGGTGGTTCCGTCTAGGGTTCCGGTTGGCGTCTTTCTATTGAAGTACCTACCGCAGACTTTATTGCTGCATCTGCACCAATTAGACTCAACGACATCCCGCATCCGCTTTTCTTCTTCGCCAATGCGCCAGCCGGAAGGAGGAGCTAGAACTCTCTTTTTCTCAAAGAAGTAAGGCAAGAAGACAGCTTCCCAGTCGGCTTTATCTCCGAGGTTTACGCACTTCTTGTAGAAAGCATGGCTCTCCGTCCCAGCGCCCTTTGCGGTTGATTCTAAGATAGCTATCGTATCAGGGCTATTGACGAGAGCGTACTTCAAGTCTTCTTCTAGCGTTCCCTGAAGGTCAGACCAAGAGGTGAACTCTGAGCCGTGAAAAGCATTGAGGCGGTAGCCTTGGCCTAGCCCGCCTTTTCGATTCGCCCACTGTACGCGAATTAGGGAGTTCAACCCGAGTCCGCCGTCTTTAGCCGGTACGTCAAGAACAATGCCGGTGTCTAGCTTAAACGAACTACTCTTAGGCCGAAGCCACCAAGGTAACTGCCGGTAGATTGGCGACAAATAGCTATTGAACAAGTTTTGGGACTGGTCTTCGTCTTCCGATACGATCATCCCTCTACGGTTAGACCTGAACATGCAAACCCATGCCACGATACCGCAACCAAGAAGAGATAAGCCCAACTGTCGAGCCTTGATAAGACAGATTCGCTGCGGCTTCCCGCGCTTCTTCATGTCCTCTAGCTTCTGAAGGACTAACTCTTGGCCATCCCAAAGTTCAAACAGTCGGTCGTTGCCTTCTTTATCTGATATCCAGAAGTAGTTACTAGCAGCGTACCGGAAGTCTTCCCGGCATCTTTGGAGTTCTGACGCCACAAGCATCAACTCCTGATTGTTCAGTAACTTAAACCTGTCTTCTTCAGGCACTTTCTCGAACTTGCCAGTCTCAAAGTATTCAACGATATCCCAGACGTGAGAACTTCTTGTTCGGGACCTTAATTCTCTAGGGGGTATAATCACTTCTTCTTTTTCATTGCCATAGTCTTGCCGCCTTGCCGCTCTTCGCTCAGTGCGATTGCGATTGCCTGCTTAGGATTCTTGACTACTGGCCCTTTCTTTGAACCTGAGCGCAGCTTTCCCTTTTTGAACTCTCGCATAACCTTGCTTATCTTGTCAGACTTTTTTGCCATCTCCGCCCTCCGGTGTGTCAATAAACTCTACGTCGATTACTTCTGCTTTTTGCTTGACAGAAGCATCACGAGCCTCCATCTGCTTAATCAGTGATTCAAGAGAAGCGCCGCTTCCGTTGTTCACGGTCGTATTCCCGTTTTGAGTTAGTATGTTCTGGGTGATATTGACTCCGCCTCCAGATTTCAAGCCTAGAATCTCCGCCGCTAGTTCCATCACCTTGATATTGGGGTTCTCGTTGTCTAAGTGCTTTACTATCGACTTCCGAAGCTTTTCGTAGTAATCTGGAGCATCCTCAATAAGCCGGTCTTTTATCCAGGTATCAAAGCTTGCCGCCGTAGGAGGCGCAATCTCACTCTTGTCCCGAACGATAATCTCAAGTGATTCTATATTCTTATCCGGCTTTTGTTTCATTGTGGTTGTATTTAGCTCCAATGGCGTTGATAGCTGAGATCATGAACTCTCGGCCTTCTTGGAGTTTCTGTATGGCTTCATTCTGCTTTGAATCAAGAGACACGCCGCAGTCCTTCTTCTTGGAAAGCTTGCTGCTTGGCATACAAGACTCTAAGAAGTTAGTTATGCTCATCATCGTCTACTACCTTTCTTTCAATTCGCTCAAGGGCTTGAACGATCTTCTCAGTAGACTCGAACATGGACCTGCTGGCAAGGATTGATTCTTTAATCAGTTCTTCTCTTTTGTCGCGTTCGTCCATTAGTTGATTGTCTTTGGAGATTACAAGCCCCCATAGTGTTTTTACCGCATACATTAAAGATACCGTAAGAGCAGTGCTCCCGCCCGTTTCAATCAAAGTCTTGATTGCGCCTATCTCTTGTCCAGTGGCCTGCATGTTATTTTCGATGCCTCTTTGAAATGGACGCAGCCTTTTTTCGGCTGCTTAGAGAACTGCTTGCCCTTAGCTGTATCTTCACGCTTCTTTTTGGTTGTCGCAGCATAGTCTTTGGCCGACATAGCTTTGATTGCCTTTTTCGGAAGATACCTCTCGCCAGTGGCTTTCGGCCCCTGAATGGACGGCTTACCGCTCTTAGTTGTCCATTCAGCCTTACTCCATTTAGATAGAGACTTCTGCGGCGCTGCCTTCTTACCTTTGTACCCTCCACCAGCCTCTTCGTATCGCTTAGCTACGATCTGACTCTTTCGGGCACTCCACTGGCCTGCTTTTCCGCCTTTAGCCCCGGCTTTTACCTCGGAAACGATCTTAGCGCGAAGAGCAGGCTTAGTGTAGTTCTTGGCAGCATTGACGGCCATTGCTACTTGCCTTTCTTGACAGCCTTCTTAACGGCCTTCTTCAACGCCTTCTTATCAGCGACAGGTTCCTTTTCGCTCTTGCCCTTCATGGCCTTCTTGAAAGGCAGACCCTTCTCTTCCATCTTTTTATCGTGTTTCATACTAGTATTTCTTCACTTTCTGACTCTTGGGCGGAGCCTTTTTTGACCCTGAAGGGCCAGCCCATAAAACCTTGCGCGACCAGTAGTTGGCCGACAGCTTGGAATCTTTGCCTTTGATACCAGCACTACGGGCCATATAGCTCTTTCTGGCCGCTGCGCTGTAGTTGTGACCCATCTTGGCGTCACCAAAATGGACAAGCTTAACAGTGTCGCCTTCCTTGGCAAGAACCATCTTCTTCTTGCCGGGACGATCTGACTTTACTGGCTTATTGTATCCAGGAAACTTTTTCCCCCTGTATTCGATGCCGCTTCCGGTTCGCTTTGGCGCACCGGCCTTTTTTACTGGAGTTGCTTTCTTTTCAGCCATATAGATCCTTAATAACTTGGATACCACTTCAAAGCGCCTGCGTCGTAACACATAGTCAACGCCTTGCTCACCACCGCAGTAGTCGCCAGGGCGATATTCCCGCTCGTGTCTGTTGACCATAGGCCATCTGGAATCAAAGTCAAACACCCTCCCCGATTAGTGCCAGTAAATCCTACAGGTGGCGTGATAGTAGAAATCGTGGTTGTTCCGGTTACGTGAGTGATCGACTTAATTGGAGAAATCGTAGCCGTAGATGCGATTGCGGACCCCACTTCAAGGGCAGATCCTGCGCTCTGAACGTAGGTTATCATCTGAGCTGTCAAGATTACAGATGGGGTATCCGGTCGAGCTGGATCGGTCATCGTGTCCATGTGCTGAATGGACACGTCTATATCAGGAGAACTCCACATGAATTGGATATAATCCCCCGACTCGACAGGAATGACAAAATTCCATGCCGCCACCAACTTCCCGTTGTTTCCGGTAATAGTTGCGACTGTATTCGTGTATGGAACATTTGTCCCGTTTTTCTTGATCCATACATTAACATCATCGTTATTGCTATCGGTCTTAACGAACTGAGCGGAGAACTGGATGTTATAGACACCAGCGCTAGCAAACGTGAGCTTACTTCCGTCAACCATCGTTATTCCGCTATTAAGAGGATCGGCAGAATCAAACGTCATTACGTTAGCGGCTGTAGTTCCGCCGTTAGTCTGGTCCGTTGTGTCGTAGAAAGCGCCCCAATACCCAACAGAACCTGTAAGCGCCCCGATTGGTGCCCATGTTCCATCAGCACGCAAGAAATTTTCCGTGCCTCCCCCAGACTGAGGGACAACTCCAAGGCTAGTGGAGCCAAATTGAGCAGGAAAGCAGTCGAGCCTCTGCGTAAGCGGATTAAATACAAACCTAGCGCACTGGCCAAGCAGAGATAGGGAAAAGAAAAGCGATAAGAAAATAGCCTTAGTTGTAGGCATAACTCGCTCGGTCAGTGCATGACTTATTCGCAACGGTATTACCTTCGGCCCACGCGATCCTGTCCGTGTAGGTCGTAGTATAGAACATCTTCTCAATCGACCAAATCAATGCGTTTGCGCGAGGGGCATTGGTGGCCATTTGCATCGCTACATCAGTAGTGCCGTCATACGTACCGTCAGTAACGCTGGCGGTAGTAATCGTGAACGTGGTGTCCGTAGGGGCAGTAACCACGACATAAATCCCATTCAAGTCCACGTCAGTAGTCACGCCTGTAATCTGAACTCGATTACCGATCGAAAGTCCGTGAGCCACAGCCGTTGTCACAGTAGCGGTGTTAGAGGAGTCAACAATCGAAGTCAATACAGGCGAGGATCCAGCGGCATACCAATTATAAGTAGACTGATTACTGAGAGCCTTGCAGATATACTCAGTGTTATTGGATCCATCCCTAAAAAACAGAGACGTATAGGCCGTGTTTGGCGGAGAAATCGACTGAGTATATTCCGGGGAAGTTTGAGCCACAAGACTCAAAGAAATGGCGATAAAAACAATTAGGGTGCGCATCCTTATTCAATAATAAGCGAGTCGCACCCTTAATGGCTAAGTTTTTCTTAGACGCTTGCCGTGAATCCTGCCATGGAAGCAATGTCGGAAGGAATCGCTCGAAGAGGGATCGTTGAGTTAGGAACCGGCTTATCAACCCTCCGCAAGATATTATTCACGCTCTTCTTTACTTCGTCAAGCGCGTAATCTACATTGGCTTCTGGCTCGTCCACTGAGAAGAAGTAATTCATCTTGAATTCAGGGCTTTCAATCGCTTGAAAAATCACCCCGATACCCTTCATCCCGTTAGGATCCTTGACGAGTCCAGCCCGAAAGCCAATCTCTTTCTCCCAGCCATCAGGCTTCGTTGTGAATCCCATGTCGAACTTGCTTAAATGGTTAAACAGCTCGTCTGTCTTCCAGGCAGGTGCGTTCGGATTCTTCTTCACGGTCTTGTTTATGTCGATAGTCTTTGGCTTTGCGGCCTGCGGAATAGGCGGCGGAGGTGGAGGAGGCGCTTGCGACTGCATAGGCGAAACCCCGAGTTCGTTTGCGATCTCCATATACTCAAGCACTAAATCAGCCGCTTGCTCTGGACTTAAACTCAATTGATCGGCCTTAGTTAAAGCCTTTACGATTACATTCTTCATCTTTGCCTTTCAAAGTGACATGCTTATTTCTGACAGTTGGCCGCTAGACAGGCGCTCAAGTTCATAGTCTGCGGCCTTATACTTAGCTAGTTCCGGGTCTACCCCTTGCTCGATCAGCTCTTTCTGGATACTCTCAAAAGAGTCCTGTAGAGTGAACATCGAAAGAGGCTGCGCGGCCTGCTCTTGCGCCGGAGGCATCATGATGGACTGGATTTCGGCCAACATTTCTTGCATTTGAATCGCGCTCTTAGCAATTGAGTTAGCAGCCTTGTCGTTGTCTGCCGCTGCGTTAGAATAAATCTCAAACATTCGCTCAAGCTTGGCAACGTCATGTTCAATCTTTTCTGAGGCATGACTCAGGACTGCAAAATTTGCAGTAATCGACATCAGCTTCTGATAGGCGGAGTAAGCCATGTAGACCACAGCGCAAGCCACAACCCCAAAAATAAACCCAAAGACATTATTCTGGTCAAGCATCTTGACTCCGGTTTCCTGGGAAAGTGACCGATGTAGCAATAATATTCGGTCCTTTAGATCCAGAAGGCGCTACTCTTCCCTGGACAACCACGGCCTTACCCTTGGTCAGATATTTATAGATAGTGCCAGGGCGAAGCATAGTTATTCGATGCTCTTCTCTTACTTTTGACTTTCTATCCTCAGTCTTTATCGACCGAAATGTGATTACGGAAAAGTCACAGTATTCAATCCCATCGGTTTCGTATAAAGTAGCTCCTGAGCTGATATTGCCGCTAACTACAGCTAAATTCAATGTCTCCATTAACCTGTTCCTTGTTGTTCTTAAACTTGCTCCAGGTCCAGTTTGTCACGAAAGTCGGACAATGAGTTTCGATCCTATAGCAAGAGTTGCAAGCCAATCCATCACTCCTCCCGTAAAGCCTTCCGCCGCAATCGCAGCGCAACACATCCCATCTACCGTCTCTCTGGTAAGTGTTAATCGACTTTTGTTGTTCGTCCGTAAAAGGAGCGGATGTAGTGAATCCCATGCAACTCTACTATAGGTTATCACGAAACGTTTATTATTGATTAGAATGGAGTGTCGTCGTCACCGAAAGGCGTGTTATCTACCGCCGACGACTGCTTTTGTCCGCCGCTGTTACCGCCAAGAAGAACAATATTGTCGCAAACAACTTCAGATACGTACTTGCGATCTCCATTTTTATCCTGGTAAGAGCGAGTAGTGTATCGGCCCTCTACGCATACCTTAGCGCCTTTTACTAGGTATTGAGAGACACCACTTTTGTTCCAGGCAACAACGTTGTGCCAGTCAGTCTCTTCGACCCACTCATCTCCCTTCTTGTAGCTGTATCCAGTAGCCATCGAGAACTTAGTCACCGAAGCATTGGCTGAGACTTGGGTTGTTTCCGCATCTCGTCCGATAACTCCAACGCCAATCCATTTATTGAGTGATTTTGCCATTTTTCTCTTTCTCCATTCTTCGCCGCTTTTCTCTAGCGGCAATATCAGCCTTTTCGTTCCATTTTACGTCTTTCAGATGAGGAAAGGCCGCCTCAAGCTTTCTTACTGACTCAGAAATCGGTATCTTATCTTTTACATCATCAGCCTGAACGTACACTATCTGACTCCTTGGTAGGCAATTACTCCAGAATCGGTAGTCCAAAAGACACCTTTAGGGGAGTAGTGGTAAATCAATCCCATGCACCCATCACACGGCTTAGCCAGCGCCGGAACTAATCTGCCATCTTGACCCTTCTTGACTCTCACTACGTACATATAAGCATCGCTCAAGTCGTCGAGGATTTTAGTTGCCTTAACTAGCGCGTCCGTCTCTGCGTGAAGGAATATTCGATGGGGGTTAGAACTGAATCTCTTCTGGACCGGGTGGCTTTTAAGAGAGTTTACCCCCACCGAAACACACAAGCTACGAACCCAGATGGAAGCTGCAAGCTTACCAGCGCCGACTTTTTCAACCCTAGCCGCCACCTTTAGCAGTTCTTTAATCCTGGATTCGTGCTTCCTCACTTCTTCCGCGCCTTAGTCCCCGTCGAGCCAATACCGGCAACGCCACGGTCTGTATCTACGTCAACAGACTCGACCTCCTCAAACTCAACGTTCAATACGGGTTGAATGACAAGCTGAGCGACCCGGTCACCCGGTTCAAGCACAGTATTCCCACACTGAACACACTTGTTCATATCTCCAGTCTGAAACGGCGGGATTCCAGTCAGTGAGCCAAGAATTACCATGATCTCACCACGATATCCAGAATCAATCGTACCGGGGGAATTGGCAACCACAATCCCCTTAGACGCAAGGCCAGACCGGGCTCGAACCTGAGCCTCATACCCAGGAGGCAGTGCGATCTTTAGGCCAGTATGAGCAATCACCGTAAAGTCCTTCTTTTCAAAAGAAACGGCAACTAGGTCAAAGGCTGCGTCGGACTCGTTCGCTTTTTCAGGCGGAACTGCGTCCGGGTGAATCATTTCAAAATCAATCTTCAGTGGGTTCATTCGCATCTCCTTCTTTAATCAATTCAAGGTCGTAAAGATCAAACCGCATCATGATGTACTCAAAAACGCGGTCGATCTTATAAATCACAACGCTCAACAGCGCCATCAACATCAAATTACCGGCGCTTTCCCTTTGCTCCTTTGAATCTGCTACTGCAAAAATTGCAGTAGACACAACAAACAAAGCAAGCGGAAGCAGTCCAGATAAGTAATAAAGGACCTCTCCCTTGACAGGAAACAGGCTTTCAATCTCATCTAATCGCTTGCCCGTCTCTTCCAGCATTTCTTCTACGTCGCTCTCAGAGAGCCTTAAATCATCATTCATCGTCTTCTTCCTCTTCTTCATCATCTTCGCTATCCATCCCCATTACGGAGAAGGCCGCGTGAACTATTGCTCCGCCTGCGTACAAAGCCGAATCAGGAGTACACCTAAAACCCATCATTGGTCCTTGATCGGTGTCAATGATGTCTGCGTTAGGAAACGCAACCTCGATCATTCCGTCTGGCTTTGCCTCAACTCTGATTCTTAGTTCGTCCAAAGTAGTCTTCCATTCTTTGATAGATAGAGGCCGGTTCAGATGAGCCAGCCCAGTTCTTCGCCTCGATCATTACCCCGCCTTGGAGATAGTAGTCGTTTTGGCTAGGATCAGGAACGCCAATCCTTGTGAATATGTATCCTTCGGGGTGCATGACATTCACTATTTTACAAGCCTAGCCAAGCCTTGTCAATGACATCCCACGAAATATCGTACTTATCTTCACGGAAATTTGCGTGAGTGCATATGCCTTTCCATTTAGCGTAGAAAGGGACATCGAACTCATTGCGAATCTTTTCGTCGGCTATCCTCTTCTCTATTCCGAAGCGAGAACACAGGTGGTCAACTAAGACGCCAAGACCGACTTTCTGCTGATCCGTAAACGCGGCGTAGTAACTGTAGCCTCGATAGAATGTCTCAACGTAAGCGTTCTCGTCTTTCATGTCGCAATACTTGTTGGCGAAATTGTTCGGCCATGAGTACAGTGAGTCCCCCTTCCTCTTTAGGGGTCCGTAGTTGCATATCTCAATGCCAATACTGCGTCTGTCGTTAAAATTGATATTGTCTTGCTTCTTGATTCCTAAATGGAGGCTCCAGAGATTAGGGTCGTAAACCTCATAGATAGCGCCATCGGTATCAAGCAGGTAAGGGGTTGATACGCGATTCTCGTTCTTTTGCCACCAATTAAACGAAGTTCTTGCTCTTCCGCCAGCGGTGAAGTGTAATACGATCAGGTCTTTTTCTCTTTGCTGGTTAAAATAGCATTTATTCGATAAACGAAGTGTTTCTTTGTCGATCATAGGCTTGAAGCGTTTAGCATCCATAGAAGTTTATCGAGTGCGCGAGTGATGTCAATGTACATATCAGAAGTCGCATAGTCGCCGTTGTCTTCCGCGTACTCAATCCCATCACGGCAAGACTTCGCCATGTAAGAGACGCTAGACAGTACGGCCTCCAGGCATTGACGATCTTTTACTATGCCGTCCGGGAATTTCGGGAGCGTTGAGTTCTTCGATGCGTCAGAAAGCCTTCCATTGACGTATCCGCCGATCTGAGCGCATCTCTCTGCTACGATATCAATAAACCCGTCCACTTCGTTAGCTATCTTATCGAATAGCTTGTGATACGTGACGAAGTTCTCTCCCTGGACATTCCAGTGAGCTTGCTTGGCGTGCGTCTTTAAGTCTGTCAAGTCAGCAAGCGTCTGATTTAAGATCAGCACTAGATTTTCTCTGTGCGTAGATTTCATTTCTATCGCACTGGTAACTAACTTCGGTCTCTCTGGCTTCATGTCATATCCTTCTAGGGATGTAGATGGTCCTTGGATCATCTAAAACTTCAACCATTCTATCCTCTTCTTCTACGTATATCAACCTTGGGTCGTCAAGAACTTTAATCACGTTTCCTACTGGGTAGGAAAGAGCAAGATACGAGTCCGTGCTGTGTGAAGCGATAACGACAACCTTAAGCAAGGAGTCGGTCTGATGCGTTTTCTCGCTAGTCATCGAAAGCAGAGAATCCGTCGAATGGATCACGGACACTTGCTTTATCAGAAGAGAATCAGCCTGATGAACTCTCTCCTTGACTTCTTTAAGCAAAGAGTCGGTCAAGTGAGAGGCTTCTGCTTGCTTATACAGTAAAGAGTCAGTTGAATGAGATTTTACGACCTCTGCATAAGCCAGTGAGTCAGTGCTGTGGAGTCGGGATAGGGTTGCACGAACTAACGAATCGGTAGTATGTGAGCGAGATTGCGTGACTCTTAGAAACGAATCGGTTAAATGAGCCGCTGTAGGAGTCTTGTACTTGAGAGAGTCAGTCTGGTGTGCTTTCTCTACAGCTAAATACAATAAACAGTCTGTAGTGTGCGACAGATCTTTCCTGAGAAGGATATAAGAGTCGGTCGAGTGCTGCTTTTCGGTAGATAGGTAGACCAGAGAGTCGGTCTGATACGATTTGTCAATAGACGCCCTAAGAAGAGAGTCTGTTAAATAATCTACCGATTGAACCTTCAGTAGTAGTGAATCCGTAGAGTGCTGCTTCTGGATCCTTGCATACAAAAAAGAATCAGATTGATGCGCCTTTTCAAATACCGCTTTAACTAGAGAATCAGTTACGTGACTTTCTAGTTGAGACTTTAACAGCAACGAGTCAGTCGAGTGGCTGACCGAGGCTACGCCAACCTGAATTAAGTAAGAGTCTGTTGAGTGAGTTGCTACCTGGCTTTTGAATAACAGGGAATCAGTAAGATGAGTCTCGAAGAACCTACTGATAGCCAAGGAGTCAGCGCTGTGAGCCTGTTCGGAAGTCCTATAAACTAAAGAGTCGGCAGAGTGGAAGAGATCTTCCGTGAGACTGACATAAGAATCAGTCTGGTGAGACTTTTCTACAGACGCGAAAAGAAAACTGTCTGTTAGATGATTCAACGCGGAGGTCTTACTGAGTAGGCTATCTGTCGAGTGACTATTACTTATGCTGTAAACCAGATAGCTGTCAGTGAAAAAGACTTTTACGTAGCTCGCTGCAACGATAGAGTCGGTAGAGTGTACTGGAGTAGTCCTATTAAGGAGGAAGCTGTCTGTTGAGTGATCCTTGCTGGCTACGAGAAGGAGATAGCTGTCGGTGGAAAACTGCTTAACTGCTGTCGCTTTAACAAAAGAGTCTGTTGAAAACTCCAGCACGGAACTCTTGAACAGAAGACTGTCTGTTGAATGAGATTCAGAAGAAGTCTTGTAGAGATAGCTGTCAACGGACTGAGAAACGGTCGAGGCTTTCCTGGCTAAAGAGTCTGTTGAATGCGATCTAGATAGCTCGGCCTTGAGGAGCGAGTTAGTTAAGTGCGATTTGGAGACCGTCGCTACTAACAGCGAGTCGGTTGAGTGGGACTTTGTAACTTGAACAGTAGAAACAGAAAGAAAAGAGTCTGAAGAGTGAACTACTGTTTCGGTATCCCTGAGAAGTGAATCAGTAGAGTGATTTCTAGATAAAGATGCCCTAAGTAGCGAATTAGTGTTGTGGGATAAAGTGGAGGTCTTTGATAGAAATGAACTCGTGCTGTGAGATCTATCGTAGGTAGCCCTAAGGAGGGAGTTGGTCGAATGAGACTTAGTTTCCTGTCCCTTGAGGACAGAACTGGTTGTATGGGTCTTGGTAACCGTCGATGGTGCTGCGGTTCCGAACTGTACGATAATGCGATCCGAAAAAACGGCCATTGTATTGACCCTCCAGTTTTATGCCGTTGTCACGTTGGCGTCGATAGTCGCCGAGCTTCCCGGCATCGTTAGAGCCGAGCTGCGTTGCCGATTCGCTCCGGTCACGCTGCTGCTGGCGATATCGGCAGGCGTGACGTTCGGGTTTGTTTGCAGTTTCACCGCCGAGCTTGCGCCGTCAGCGTTCGACTCGTGGAAGTAACTCACAGTGGACCCGGTCCAATCGGCGGGATCAAAAAGCGTGTCAAAGTCCTGAAGGCCGGTTGTGGTAATAGATTGATTGATCAACAGATATTGAGGCTCAAAATTAGATACTTCAGCGACTTGAATATCGTAAGCTGATAAAAGATCAAGGTCGGAGTCAACAAGAGCAATCCTAGATGAAGACATTGAAGAAATGTTATGTCCAAATGCTACTGGCGAAAGTGAAAGCCCGATTGATTCAACCCAACTAGACCCATTAAAGTCGTACACTCTAAGCCTTTCAAGAGTATCGTCTAAGAAGACAACCATTGAAGATGACAACCCAGCAAGAGACGGTGATCCAGCTCCAGATACACTCAAAGAGCTACCTACTTGAGCCCATCTACTACTAGAGTAGTCGTAAGCCCTTAGTAGATCATTTGTTGAGTCGATAGTTGCAATTCTAGTTGGCGACAAAGCCGCTATAGCCGGATCTCCTAAACTGGAAACATTTATGGATGAACCAGATGTTGTCCAGTTAGTTCCGTCAAAGCTATAGTTCCTCAAGATTCCGGTTGATGTTGCCCCGCTGTTAGCAAGAACCGCAATAATAGATGAATCCAGGTAAGCAATCGCTCCTCCTTGTGCCGAAACAGTAAGAGTATTGCCTGTTTTAGACCAATTAGTGCCGTCAAAATCGTAAACATTCAACAAAGATGAAGCGGCCCCGTTCCAAATAAAAACAGCAACTCTTGAGCTGGACATGGCGGTCATACTAAAACCTCTTCCAGAAGATACGCTTGAAACGAAAATACCATTACCTTGCTTTGACCAGTTAGTTCCATTAAAACTATAAGCTACCAAACTTTCAGTTGATGGAGAAGAAAGGTCTATGGCCGCAACCAAGGAAGATGTCATAGCAGCAACGCAGGACGAACGGGTTGTCGAAAACGAATTTCCAACCATAGCAATAGAAGACGATCCGCTTACCACGATCTTAGCAGCGTAAGTCACATGCCCACCGTTCATCGTGTCGGAGTCACGGGAGACGATTCGGTAGTTCCTATCATTTGTCGGCGCAAACGCCACTTTGTAATCGGTGGCCGTAGTGGTCGTAATCGAGCTTGCAATCGTAACCTTATCAGCCCAGGAACCGAACGAACCGTTGTCCTCCTGTAGAACCCATGTCGAGTTAGACATCGTAGAAGTGTCGCGCTTGCCGACTACTTCAGCAAAAAACGAAAGCCCTGAACTCCATTTAGAAGAATCGTAATACCAATACTTCGGCGCTGTTAGTGGGATATTAGTAGTGCTGAGTTGTGTCTCTTGTCCGCCGATTTCAATCTGTGTTTCGGTAGCGTAGACAGGGCCTGATCCGGTATCTTGAAATACGATAATTCTGGCGGAGCGAATTTGTGGGCCAGTGCCGCCGCTGATTGCCACACGGTATTCGGTCGCACCTTCTGGAGGAGTTAAAGTGGCGCGAGATCGAGTGTAAGCGGTAGCAGTCAGGCTTATAGTAGCGTCATTGGTAGTAGTTCCGTTCCTTTGACAGGTGACAGTCGCTGTGCCACTAGAAACCAGACCGACGATTTCAAATTGATACGTCACCGTGCCTGAATACTTTCCAGTGTCTAGCACAGCGAACCCTACGCTCGTCGCCGTGATCGTGGCGTTGAGAATGTTGATCTCCTGCCTGATCTTAGCCACTACCAACCTCCTGAATCAGGCTTGCATATTCTTCTCTAACCTTCACCTTCTCCTGATCTGTAAGTACTCGGTCAAAATGAAGCTCCACCTGATCGACTTCTCCGCCTGGAATGGATTGTGAATAGAAAATACGGTACGGGATACCTATAGCCTCAGCTATAGCCTCACGCTGGTTCCACACGTCTTTCACTAAAAACCGAGTAGGAGAAGATGGCGGGAATGTTGGCGAATTTTCAATCAATGCGTCAAGAGAAATCTTCTCACTTTCAGTCAACTGACGGTTGAACATTATGCAGGTATGCCACGTTTCGTCAACTTGGATATCGCTCGTCCCGGAAGGCGCGATGCCGACCTCCTGCTCGATCCTCTGGAGCATATTCCATCGGTAGCCGCCATTTACTTGCGGATACCTATACGTCATTTTCAACCTCGCATGAAACCGGCACGACAGAATAAAACCACGGATGATCTTCTCTCCAAGCGCCAGCCATATGAACTTGCCCAGACTCAGTAACGTAGGCGATAGACTGAACGTTTACCCCGTTTACGGTCTTTTGCCAGCCTACCATGTACACAGCAAATGGGCTTTCGCCAGTTCGTTGCTCTACTCTCTTTCGGTAGATAAACCTTTGGCCTTGATCCAGGTGAAGCTCGAACAAATGCCTGCCCTCATCTGAGTAAAGAGCAAATGATTCAAGCTTCGCCCTGTTGATATCTACGTACCTATTCTCACTGCCGTCATCGTTGACCTGATGCAGTTCGGTTTTGTCGTTGTATCGAGCTAACCACTTCATGATAGATTCCTTTTGCTTTCTACTAATTCTCAAGTTTCGTCGTAGCGATAGCTGAATGTTTCCTGCCCGGTAGCGCCAGGGGAGGCCGTGGTGCCGATTTCAGTCTGATATACTACAAAGTTACCCAAGTCTCCGGTCGTGCTGGTAATGGTACCAGTCACAGAGAGCGGAGACGCACTTGTGTATGTAAAAGCGTCAACCGGAGTTCCAACGCCAGAGTAGTTTGCGTTGGTTAGCTGATTACCTGTAGTTCCAGCCGTTCCAGTTGCCTGAACGTAAGTGGAAGCACCAGCGCTTACTTTGCAAGTAACACCAGTCCCAAACGTATTGGACCCATCAGTGAACCACTTGATATTGTTGATAGTTCCGCTTGGGGCAACATCCACACTCAGGCGAGTTGACACCCAGTACGAGTAGTTTGTTCCTGATGTAGGGATCTGAATCGGGTTGGTTGTACCTGCGGTAGAGTGAGCGTCTTCCGCGTTTGCGCGAGTGTTAATGCTGGTAATATCGGTTTTAGTAGGTGATCCAGAAGACCCCGTCCACCTCCGAATTGTTACTGTAGCTGGCATGACTTGAAATCCTCTTTGTGTTTATTGTTACCTGTTCTGCACCGTCAACTGCAAACTTCGCCTGTCGATCTCTCCTAAGTTTGTCGTAATCTGGCAGGTGACAGTATAACTCGTCCCATCCACCCCGCCCGAGATGCGGCAAGTGGAAGTGTAACTAGTGTTAGACTCAGAAACTTTAGTAAGACCAGCCGGGACGGTCCAAGAAGTACTAGAGACTGTCTCATTCGCGCCGAGCCAATCCGTCCAATCAAACGAATAGTCTAGCGTAGCGCCTGGATCTTTAATGTAGACAAACTCTACCGGCATCAACTAAAGGTTATCAATACACTATAGGTAATATCAACATAAATAAAAACGGGACCGGCTAAAGGAGAAAAAGCCAGTCCCGTTTCGGCGCGTCGGCGACCTGTCTATACGTACATTATAGCATCGGCTTACATCATGGTCAGTTTTTTCGAGGAAGGCTTGATAATTTTCCCCGGAAACTCCTCAAGGGCATTGATTTTAAGCAACTCTCCGACCTCAAGCGACAGCGAAAAGGGAGAAATCTTCAACTTCTTGGCGATTTCGTCGATTGAAATGCCATTTTCCGCGTTCTTATAGACCAGAGCTACTATTTTCTTCTGATGTTTATTCATTTGAACCTATTTTAGTCGGTTTTTGACGACTCCCAAGGGCGCTTTTCAGTCCCAAGAGTGAAATTTGCGTCTAGCCGGATGTCTTTATTCGATAAAGACCAACATTCTCCGCTTTCTTTCATGAAAACAACCCAGATCAGGTCATGTTCTTGGCTGTAGTCGATCAAAAAATGAGCAAAACCACGTCCTTTTACGGTCGTGACTGGCAGCGGAGGGTTGATCTGGATAATCACTTAGCCATTTCCGCTGTGTTTCCATAATCCTTATCCCAAATAGGGCACCAATCAGGGCATCCTTTGTCCGCTACCTCGATTGACTTCTCGTTTTTCGGCATACACATGAAATATGCTTCTGTGGCCGAGACGACTTTAACTGCAAATCCGCATTCATGGCAAGTAGGTGTCTGCATGAGTATATCTTACCATCTTGAGAGTAAAAAGCAAAACCCCCGGCAAAGGAGGAAAGCCGGGGGTCAAGCCGAAAGGAGGTGATCGAAACAACCTACAACTCAAATATAGCACAAAGAACTGGCTATTGGAGTAGGAACCAGAAATAAGTGTCGGGTCCGATTTCAAGCTCGATCTTCAACTCTCCATGATCTTCAATCTTGAATCCTGCTTTATCGAACAGCGAAGCCCACATTCGTTTACCCATTACGCTGTAGTGATTGGGGTTAGATTCGTGATGGCACACTGTGTCGGGAGCCGGAACCTCGACATACATTCTTCCGCCGTTGACAAGCCGCTCTTTAAGGAGACAGAGATCAAGGAAGGGAGAGGTGAAATGCTCAAGAGAGTGCCGCGCCCAGATAAGGTCGTAGTGGTATCGGCCCTCGTACAACGAAGAGTCGTCCACCGTTAGCCCGATCCACGTCACGTCGCTATTAGCTTCTGCGTTATCTTGCTCGGTAGTATCTGGCGTGATAACGTGCAAGTGTTTTATATTGGGGAACGACTTGCGGAAAGAAGGCCAAGCCACGCCCATGCCGCAACCTACGTCTAAGACACTCACTACACTAGAGGCGTCAATACGCTCCGTAAGGCCAACTACCATTCCTTCAGTAATTGCCGTGTGCATCGGAGTGAGATGCTCGGTGTAGACAGTAGAGAGAGGTTTTTTCATTGAGTCGATTTCCATTTAGAATCCTAAAACCTGTTGCTGTAGTCTTTTAGCTGCAATTTCACAGTATCGTTCGTCGATCTCTATTCCGATTGCGTTTCGCCCGAGAGATCGAGCAGCAGCCAGGGTCGTGCCGCTACCCATGTACGGATCCAATATACATTCACTTTCTTCCGAGAAGTCCTGCACCCACTTCTGAATCAGCTTGATTGGCTTCTCGGTGGGATGTTGGCCTCGGACAGTAGGAAAATTCCATACGGCGTGATGGCCTCCGCCATTCCAACGCTTCTTCCCAGGGCGATGCATCACAGCAACATCCTCCCATCCTGTTCCCGGCCTGTCGCCTGTGAATTGAGGCGCACCGTTCGGCTTAATCCAAACGCCAAGACGGACAAGTAGACCCATGTCTTCGAGCCTTACAGCGTGACGCCATTCGCACGTCATAACTACCCACCTTTGGGCAAGTCCGACAAGAGCCCCGCACACATCAACGAACTCATCATCGGTAATAGGCGCGAAGTCAATCTGAGACTTCGCTAGGTCTTTCATGCTTCTAGCGCCATTATGGGCTTTAGCTCCGTAAGGCGGATCGGTGATAACTACATCTACGCCAGTAAGCGATGAGATAATCTCACGATTATCGCCGTGGTAGATCGTAATTCCCTTTTCTTCGTAATATGCTTTCATTGCAAGACCAGTCTACTAGGTTTCTGTCGGCTGGTCAATTTCCCACGGGAAGCGACCCCCGTCGAGGTAGTCAGACTCAACCCATATGGCGCGATTACCGTATTCGTCATGGCTTAGAGAAACAACCTTACAATTGGTCTTGGTAAGAGTGTCAAGCACGAGATCGCCCGGCTTTATGGCGGCGTGGAAGGTAGCTAGTTTCTCTAGGTATTCATCCATTAGCTGCTTAGTCCAAACTTCTTTACTAACCGCTCATACTCTCTGCGTTCCATGTCTTCCAACTCCGACTTCTTCTTCTGCTTCCGGGCTTTCCTGGAAGCAGAACGCTTCTCATCGGCCAATCGCTCGGCCTCGTTCTTATCCCGCCAATATTCAAGAGCGAGATTGTCACCGTAATATCCATCGGCCTTGATTATCGCATCTTCAGCATTGACCCCTTGGACAGCAATCAGGTCGTCCCTGAGAGCGGTGAGTTCGGCTACTACATGACTCAGACTTCTGCCATAAACCATATAGCTAACGTCAACCGTCTCGCGCTTCTTCCCTTTAATAGTCATTCCATTCTCCTTTCATAGATTCCTAAATTGACCTTCTTTCTCCCAGGGAGGAAGAAGGTATTGGCTGTACGACTGCGCTTCTTTTCCGCGAGGAGATAATTCAATCTGGATGTACCATCCAAGCATCATTCGTATTAGCTCCCACCAATTCAAGCGAACTACAATCATTCTTGACCATCCTTTCAGTGATTCTACTTCATAAATCATAGCTGAGTCAATCCAAGCTACTCCACTCGCCGTTCCAAGGCAAGGTCTTTCCGGTAGAGGAGTAGCACCAACGCGCCTTACCCTGTCTGGTATCGCAATGAATGAACTTTCTAGCGACAGACACACCGACGCCCTGGAAGCGGCCAAACTCCTCGATCTTAGAGTAGAGCTGTTCCAGGGTAAGCGACGGTGCAAAAAGATCGACTGCTACGCCGAGGGTATGGCGACCGATGGAGCCGGGTTTCTTAGATGCCTCGACGGGGTGATTCTTACAACGGTATCCGCTGGTGATAACAAGCGGGACACCGATAAAGTCTCGAAACTCCTGCAAGAGATCGACAAACTCCGGCTTAATCCCTTGCTCCTTACAGTGCTTACACCAGAACTCGGAAGCCTTGAAGTGTTTAGTTAGCTGCTTGTCTTCGGCCATGGAAAGATGGTAGCGCGGCGCGGCGCTAGACATCAATCAATAAAACTGTAGCTGATAACATGGCTCACACAGTCCGTTGCACATAAGACAACTCACGCAGATTTTCCGACTGCAACATTTACAGTTAAGAATCCCGCTTCCAGGATTTCCACAGCCGGAGCAGTCAGGGAACTTCTTTTGCGGAGCAGGCTCGCTCTTCTTGCTCATCTGCCGGTCAATGGCCGCATCGAAGTCCTTCCGCAAATCGAACGGACCCTGCGCATACATGCTGTAGGAATCTATGTAAGCGAGCGACCAACTGCCGCAATATCCGCCGTCGTAGTCATGGTGAGAGGCTTGGCTTTTAAGCCACTGATATCGCTTAGCATCGGCAATTAGTTGTTCAAGATCCATTACTTCCGCAACTCCCTTACGATTGCAACAAAGACAACTACTAGGAAGATAGTAGTAAAGAACGCAAACGGAATCCAGATCGGGGCAAGCACCCAGACCCAAGACCAGCCGATATAGCCGGTTAGTTTGAGTCCGATAAACAAAATCGTAAGCAGGCTAAAGAACGGGGTGGTATTGACTACGGTGGTTTTATCTTGGTTATTCATATCCTTCTCCATCACTCCATGCGTTATTAGCAGTAGCCCAAAGGTCAATAAAGTCCATTGGCACTAGATCGTCGCTCCAAGTTCCTTCTCTTTTCATGAAAGCCTTCCACGGTTCCCAGTACTTACTAATGATCTCATCGTCGGACATGGTGACAAAAGTCTGCTCATCTCCGCTTTTCACTAAACGAGTCCAGTATCGCATCGCCGACTTATCCCCAAGAAGTATCCCAATAAACGAAAGAGGGTTTGTTTTTCATCATGCGAATCATGGCCTCGGTACCGCGACTCTTCCCGTCCCAGAGAGCAATTAGTGCGTCAGCAGCATCGGCCATTTGCTGATTACGGATCATTCCGGCAGATTTGCCGAACTCATTCCACTGAGCAGGAAACCGTTCACAGGGAATGCCTTTCGACTTAGCCCACCACTCACCTGCTAAGTCAGCGCCTTTCGCAACTCCCGAAATAACAGTCGTTACAGTAAACCCGGAGTCACGAATGGCTGATTCAATTCCGAGAACCCCGCCCCTATATCCTCTTGATCCAGCAATGATAATTCTCATCGCTACTCCCACACATAAGACTTAACCATCTTATAGACGCGGTAATCGCTGTATTGATTAAACACATGAGAGTTGTTGTCCAGCATGACGGATCCATCCCACCCCCACTCACCGGCCTTCAAAGGGCGTTTTTCGCCAGTCTCGGTAAAGCTATAAACAGCTCTCTTAACTAAGGGCTTCAGGATAAAGCGAGGAGAATGTTGAGTGACCGGCGCATCATCACTAGCTGTTTTGACAAGCCCAAAAGTGTCGATGAATTTATCGCCTGTCGAGGGTGGCCGAAACCCATCAATCTTATACCCTTCCGGGGTCCCTCTATCCAGGATGACTTGCGAGTAGATATCCGTTACAGAGACTTTTACCTGAAACGACAATTCATTTAAGTTGACTGATTCATTCATTGTTCTATTATGGGGGAGGAGTGTGGTTAAGTCAAGACTCCTCATCCGCACTATACTGAAAACCATCCGGGCCAATGAAGAACTTGATATAGTCGCCGCCGCTCAACAGGAACTGGATATAGGTCCGCCTGCTCTCTTCGAACTCATCCCGGTCATGCTGCGTAATATCTTCAATCGTCCTACCGATGAAATGACCAATGCACTCCCTGATGTTTATGTAATCTGGCGGACACACACTACTAGACGGATCAGAAGCCGCTATCTCGGCGGCCTCGGCTAATTCATCAGCAAACAGCTTAATTGAATGAACCGCGCCGATCCCGTCCGGCCCGGAAACCCCGTCCGTCACTGTAATCAATAAAGCCTTCCTGCCTTCAATATCGCTATGCGCAAAAGAAACACTTCTCATTCACAATTCTCCACGTTCAGGCGATTATTAAATGCCCCGTGATTAAATGGCTCAAAGTAAACCGGATCGTGAATCCGGGGGGCGGAAGCCTCATCCATTCCATGTAAGGAATGGAGCAACCTGCGCATTAGCTTCATTATACAACACCCCAATTATCCAGCGATTCTCAACCATGGCAATAAGCAAAGGCGTGTCATGTCAAACCTACGCCAATTTGCAGTTTTCCCGATGTCGCCGAAGCCGACTTCGGGAACATCCCGCTTTCTTATGTATCAAAACTACAGACATAGCATACATAAAAGGGTTTAAGTATGGAGGGAGGGACTAGCGCCAATGTCGTTATTTACGGATAAGCTTCGGATGCCGACCAACCTCATCTTTATCGTAATACCGCTTACCGTCCTTAGGTCCGTCCCACTTGTTCACTACCTCATCCACTACCGGCAGAACCGTACACTCATCATCAAATCGCAGCATCGCCTCGCTGATCGCCATCCGCAACTTCCGGTTACACATCCGCTTCCACAACTTCTCAGATCGAGAGGTAGTATTGCCGCCAATGGGATGCTTCTTAAATGATCCACTCATATACGGATGGTATCACCGAACCGAATATTGACAGATAAGGTTGATAATTAAGCCCGATGATTGACAATCTTCTTAGGCAAGGTTGACAAGTGCGGTTTTGACCCCCGGCAGGCAATGGTACTAAGGAGAGGGAAGTACTATGGATACAGCTCGAAAATCTGAGTCAGTTACTGTCAGATTTTTGGCAATATATAGTACCGGGAAGGTCAAAGTACTACGAAATGGCCGGTTCTTTGGCCTAAAACATCCGCTACTCCATAAGCAGGGTTTATACAACAGCACATAACATATTCTATGCCCATGCCACATAAGTATCGTTTTGCTAGCTAGGGGGGATAGGGTTTGTATAAGTTTGGTTTATGTTGGGGGATTTTTTCTATAAAAAATTGAAAATATGGTTGTGGAGGCTGCCACCCCCATGCCCGTCCGTCCCTGGCTCACCCCCACCCGCTGCGCCTAAGCCGCTCGTTTATCGCTGCGCCGGTGTCAACTTCCGTTGTCTTGAGTCTCAGTCTGCGCCGGTTGTCGCTGCTGTCAACTTCCGTTGCCTGGCTTCCCCTGGAGTGCTGCCGTTTCCCTGGAAGGGCGGCTTCCCCGGCTTCCCCGGCTTCCCATGACGGGCTAATCTTCCCTTCCCCATACGTCGCGCATATACAAGAGATAGGCTAGGGGGGCATGAAGGATGTTTAATTGTTCTATGCCTAATTAGCTATTGCAATCCCATTCGGTCATGATATTCTATGATGGAAAGGAGTTGCTAATGAGCAAGCGAATGAGCGACAAGTTCCTGTTGGTGGAATACTCCACCACGATAGGCGGACGTAAAGAGACCTGTATTGATATCGTCAATCCCGGTGATAAGCCAGAAAAGGGCGGATTCGTTCTGTCAGAACACAACACCATCAAAGAAGCAGAAGAAGCGTATGATGATTGGTTCTAAAGGGAGCGTTAGCATGAAGACGACACGCGAAATGCTACCCGCCTTGGGTGCAAGGGTCCTAATCCATGTTGGCGTGGGTGACCTACTCATGGAGTGCGTCGTACAAGACTACATACAGAGCTGGGGGAACATCCGTCTGCTGGTTTCGCACGTGGCTACTAGTGGCGCAACGTGGATCGAGCTATCCCGCCTACGTCAATCATCTAATCAATTAGCCTGCCGATGACTAGTCAGACTAGTCTACCGCAATACCAACCAACCAACCATAAAGGAGTCCACAATGGAAGCAAAGAACATGGAACTACTGACACAAGCGGCCAACGAGGGTATCGCATGGGCAAGATCCCTGAAAATGGGTGATCTGTTTATCGGCGCAATGCCGGAGGCGGAAAAGCACGGATACGCAAAGGATACAAGTGCTTACCGTGTCTTCGTTGCTACCGCTGCCGATTTCATGCCTGCCGCTATCACTGTAGACCGGGCTGGTAGGATCATCAAACTTGGATAAAGGAGAATCGAACCCATGAAGCGCTACCACCTTACCAACCTGCTATTCGATGCTGCCGCGATTGCGTTCTTTGTCGCCTGCCTCATGGCGATTGCAGTGGACTAATCCTGTCAGGTTAGCCTGTTAGCGGATAGCAGGCTAGAATGATCGGATTGCCAATTAAGGATTAAAGGAGAATTGCAAAAATGAGACCTGGATCAATCGTCACTACAGACACGCCATGCGCCTACAGCGGATATCCCCATGGGGGGATCATCTCCGCTAATACCCCTGGTGTTTGGTCCCCTCGTTATGGAGCGGTAAAGTTCCATCCCGAGTGCTTAGACCTACGGAAAGGCGAGACCCCGGAAGCCGACAATCCCGCGCCTGTCCCTGGTGAAGATGTTCCCGCCATTCCCGCCGTCCCCGCTCCCGTTCCAGCTAAGACCGCCGTTAATGCTAATGGCGATGCTGCCAGCCGATTAGCCGCTGCGATCGCGGAGCTAGCCCAATCTGGCACTAAACCCATTGATCGGGATGAGGTAGCGGCAATCGTTCGTTCTGAGATCGAAGCCGTAAAGGATACCATCGGCATACGTCGATACGAAGTAACCCGCAAGGATCACCCTGCCGTTGATTGCGGCATACAGCACCATTGTTTCCCTCAGGTCCTTGATCTTGTCTGCAATCAAGCCGATTCCTACCTGTGGGGTCCTGCTGGAACGGGCAAAACGCAAATGGCGATCAATGCCGCTAAAACCCTAGGGCTATCCGTTGCCGTGCTATCAATGTCACCTCAAACAACAGCAACCAAGCTAGAGGGCTATATGTCGGCCAACGGCGAGTATGTCCCAACGGATTTCTACCGGATGTTTAGCAGCGGCGGGGTCTTCATTGTGGACGAACTAGACAACATGAGCGCCAGCGTAGCAACTACGCTAAACTCCGCACTCGCCAACAGCTTAGCTAGCTTCCCTTGCGGCACAATCGAACGGCATCCCGATTTCATCTTTGTAGGAACGGGTAACACCGATGGGCGCGGACCTACTCACCAGTACCCGGAACGGCGAAAGCTCGATTCCGCTACCCTGTCCCGGTTGCGTTTTCTCCGCATCCTGCCCGATACCCAACTCGAATTTGCGCTTGCCGTTGCTCACGCTGGCGGTAAAGACGACCAAGCTAAAAAATGGGCTAAGTGGGTGCAGGACGTTCGGGACCATTGGGCTAAGCCGGGTTGCGGCATAACGGGCACGCTCTACGCCGATATGCGCGCCATTATCACGGGTGCAAAAGAGATCGCAGCACCCTACACTTGGTCATCAATCGAGGGGTTAGCGGAATCGACGGTCTTCAAGGGACTACCCGCCGATCAATCTAGCCGTGTACTGTCTGCCGTACCGCTACCTCAGGGGGTGCTGTAATGGCCACCAGACCAGATAATCGGGTGATCCGCTACGGATCATGGCGACACGTCGCGGACACGCTACAATCCCCTGATCCGGCCTATTACGGCAACGGCAAACAACCTTCAGCCACAAACAAACCCGCATCGCACGATTGGGACTATAACGCCGGATGGAACGGTACTCTCAAAATGGCGGGTGCGGAGGGATGGCCCGAAGGGTCAGAACGGATCAAGCGCTACACCGATCGCTACATCGCGCAACTTGCCAGCAAAGTCAAGCTACCAACCTATTACCCGGAGGTAGTAGGGGATTTCTACGACGTGGGGTTGCTCATGTCTGGTGAACCGGAACACTGGTTACAGCGGGAGGATTCAGACCAATCAACGGCAGCGGCAGGGCGGGTTTACAGGGTAGTGCTAAATATATCTGCATCGTGGAACGTTCCACCAGAAACAATCGAACGTAGGGGAGCAGCAGCGGCCGCCCTGGTGCAACTCCTCGAATTAGCAGGACTCACTACCGAATTAACAGTAGTCTTCGCCGTCAAAAAAGATCAAGCCCGTATGACGGCGGAGATCAATCTCAAGTCTGCCAGCGAACCATTAGATCTGGATCGCCTTGCCCTGGTTGCCATTCACCCCGCTGGCTTGCGTAGGATCGGTTTCCGGCTAATGGAGATCGACGCTACAGACAACGAACGAGACTACTACGAATACTACAGCAGCGGTCTTTACGGCTACCCCTGTAACGTGGGGGAGGACGAGCAGGGGGATGTTTACTCGCCGTCCATTAGCAGCGCTTCCCCTACTCCGTTCTCAGCGGACAAAACAACCCTAGCATGGATTAAAGAGCAACTCACCCGGCTAGGGGCGATGGGGGAGGGAGCATGAGACGGCGCAACAGCCAATGGAACAAAGGAGGGAGGGTGCACACCCCTCCTCCTGGAGTGAACGCTAACACCCCGCCGCGTGTCCTAGAATCCCGCTACCCCGGCAAGTGTGTATCATGCAAGCGGACGTTTAACGCTGGTGAAACCATCGCCTATTTTGACCTAATCGGGAAAGCACTCTGCCCACTCTGCACCCGCGTATGGCAGGAGCTAGAAGAAGTAGAGGATTAACCAATGGGGCTAGAAAAGAAACCAGACCTTTACGCTATCGACCTGGGAGCAGGGGAAACGGTAGAATCCATGTTCTTTCCCTGCCGGGGGCCGGAGGAGGCGCAAAACGCCTTTAACGCCTATCTGACCCGCTGCAACCCAATCGAGCGAAGATCCGCCCGTCTGATTTACTGGCAGGGCGGGAACCTTTAACCGTTAACCAGCAGAAACCGATTGACAACACGCCCTAACCATCCCATACTGTAACCAATTAAAGGATAACTAACCAATGTTTCAGACAATCGAGCAAATAAAAGACGCCAATCAAGCGGCAGGCTACAAGTTTTTCGAGCCTGATACGCTTCGCTTCTTCGACTCCCGCGTCTCAAGCGAGGTATACGGAGGCCGCTACTTCATCACTTCCGAAAAGAGCGGTTTCAGCTCCACCATCCGCGCCTATACCGTTCGGCGTGCCAATGATGACGGCACGATAACCACGGTCTCCGGCTTCCTGCAATTCCCCACAGCGGCCAAGGCGCGGACGTTTGCGCGGCGGCTGGCGGATGGCAGCGAGGAGGTCTAACCAATGGCGACAATTCCTAACCAGTGCTTCATCTCAGTTGGGACAAAGGGTACAGTGTGGCGCGGCTCCGATGCGGCGCTTGCCGAATCCATGTACGCAGACCTGTGCCGAGCTAACGAGGATAACGGCGTGACCGTAACACTAACCGTCCGGCGTGGCGAAGCTATCAGCGTTTTTACCAACGCAAAGAAAGTAGCGTGAAAGTTTACTGCAATTTTAACAGTAACTTCCGCGAGTAGATTAACCGTTAACCACTTGACACGAGAAAAGTTCTGCTGTAGCATAGAAGAATAAAGACGGTCCTGGCCGTAACCAGGAAGAAAAGAAAAGGAAAACTACTACTCATGAATAACAAGTATGTGATCGTTCGCACCTACAGCGCCGGAGTCTTTGCCGGAACGCTCGTCTCCCGCGAGGGCCGCGAGGTGACGCTAGCCGATGCGCGGCGGATCTGGTATTGGGACGGAGCTGCGTCTCTCTCCCAGCTCGCCATGGAAGGGACCAAGAAACCCGGCAACTGTAAGTTCCCCTGCCCGGTTAGCGAGGTCCTCCTGACAGAAGCGGTCGAGATCATCCCCTGCACGGATGCGGCACGCGCCAGCATTGAATCGGTTCCCGTCTGGTCGGCCTAGTCTCTCTCTCCCGCATATTAGCTCAGGCTAGTGTGCGGGGATAGCGGGATTAGAGTTAACCAGTGGGGGGGGAAAAGCAATGAGCAATAGCGATGAAATCTGTGATTTCAACGCAGACGGCTACGGCAATAGCGACGGCTCCGGCAGTGGCGACGGCTACGGCTCCGGCAATGGCTACGGTTACGGCGACGGCGACGGCTCCGGCCTTCAAGACAAAGGAGGATCTAATGACTAACGAAGAACACGGCAGCGGCAGCGGCGGCAGCGGTTACGGCCGGGGCTATGGCGACGGCTACGGCAACAGCTCAGGCTTTAACAATGGCTCCGGCAGCGGAGGAGGCAGGGGCTACAATAGCGGCTACGGCGACGGCGACGGCGGCGGCCACGGCAGCGGCTTGGGTTTCAGTAACGGCAGCGGAAGCGTTGACGGAAGCGGTGAGGGCTTAGGTAATAGCAGCGGCAGCGAAGACGGTTGCGGCTACTAAGGTAAAGGAGAAAAGCGAATGAATAACGAAGAACGCGGCAGAGGTAGCGGGTATAGCGACGGCGACGGCTGCGGCTGGGGATACGGCGACGATATCACCGCTGGCGACGGCTACAGATCCGGCGACGGCTCCGGCAAAGGCTACGGCACGGCCTACGGCGACGGCGGAGGATGCGACAGCGGCACAGGACACGGCAGCGGCTGGAGCGACGGCTACGGCAAAAACAGAGGATACGGCAACGGCTGGGGCTTCAGCGATGGCGACGGGAAAAGCTAATACAAAGGAGAAAAGCGAATGTGTTTAATCATTGCATCTAAGACGGGCGAACTACCCAACAAAGACATTCTAACCCGCGCATGGGACGGGAACCCCCACGGATGGGGCCTCATGACGATGAAGGAGGACCAGCTAACAATCACCAAGGGACTAGCCAAAGACTCGCTAGAGAAGACCATCAAACAGCAGATAGTCCCCGGCACTCCCTACGTTCTTCATTACCGATGGGCGACTCACGGGCCGAAGACGCGGGATAACTGCCACCCGTTTGAAGTAACGCCGTATCTCTACATGGCGCATAACGGAGTCATTAGCGGAATCGACATAACCGATGAGTCCCGATCCGACTCCTACCACTTTGCGGCCAAATTAGCGGAGATCGGTCTAGATGAGGACACGCTACAGGAAAAGGAGGTACAGGACTGCATCGCCGATTGGGTAGGCTGGGGAAACAAGCTTGTCTTTATGGACTCCCAAGGCCGCATAACCATCATTAACGAGGATATGGGCGAGACCGTGGGCAATATCTGGTACAGCAACAACCTTGCCATTGACGAAGCGGCCTATTGGCGCGAAGAAGCGGCCTACCTCCAGCGACAGCTAGACTGGGTAACGAACGAGTATCAAACATTCCGCGCTATCGACACAGCGATCAGCGGCGGCGGCAATTAACCGATTAACGATTAAAGGAGGATAGCCCCATGCCATGTGACCGTTGTGATGCAGTATCGACAACCCACCGCATCCACGCCGATAACGGCGATCCGGTAATGCTGAACGAGGATGAAGAACTAGTTGTTTGTACGCTAGTTTGCGAGGAGTGCCGCGACCGCTTTAACGGAGGGTCTGAGTTGGCTAATTGCCCGGTTTGCGGGATACTAGTACGGGAGAACGACCTGAGCGATACTCCGGCGACAGCACACCATGAGAGTATCATGTGTTCCCGCTGTGTTAACCACCATCTTTTCGTCTGTGTAGCCTGCGATGAGTTGCAGAACAATAGCGAACGCTGGGGGGAATCGGATAACGGGCCTATCTGCATGGGCTGCTCTGATGATTACGGAGTCTGTGATTCCTGCGGCTGCGTGAGACCGACAGATGATCTCAGTTATTCCGACCGAAACGGAGAATACTATTGCAGCGGTTGCGACAGGCCGGAGTCGGAACACGTTCACGATTACTGCTACAAGCCTGCTCCCGTATTCCATGGCTCTCCTAACGGACGGGCTGAAAAAGGCAAGCTGTACTATGGTTGTGAGCTGGAAGTGGAGCTAAACAACTCAGACATGGACGAAAAAGCGGAGGAGGTTCTTGACAAGCTGGGCGAGGATCACGTTTACCTGAAAGAGGACGGCAGCATTAACCACGGCTTCGAGATCGTAACCCATCCGCACACCTGGGAGGCTATCACGAAGCTATGGAAAGAGGACTGGTACGACGGCGTAAAGGGCCTAAAAAGCCACGATACAGACACTTGCGGATTCCATATCCACGTTTCCCGCAAGGAGCTAACCCGGCTGCACATACAAAAAATCGTTGTCTTCATCAATGCGCCGGAAAACTGGGGGTTTGTGAAGCGGATAGCCCAGCGGGACGCTTCACAATGGGCGGCGCTTAAAACGGGTAAGACGATAGGCAAGTGCGGGACTAGTTACGACCGATACGAAGCGGTTAATATCTGTAACGATCACACCATCGAGTTCCGTATCTTTAAGGGAAATCTGAAGCGCGACCGCATACTGAAGAATCTCCAGTTTGTAAAGGCGACAATCGACTTTACCCGCGACCGAAGCTATCGGGAATTGTCCTCTGATAAGTTCGTCGAATTCGTATCAACCAACCGTAAGGCTTACCCCGAGCTGCACGCTTTCATAAAGGAGACTGAGAACAATGAGCGAAACAGTTAAGGGCGACGGCGACGGCTACGGCGACGGCTACGGATATAACGACAGTTCTGGTCACGGGTTTGGCTGCGGAAATGCAAACGACGACGGCAGCGGGTTTATCGACGGAAGCGGCAACGGATGAGAGAAGGAGCGACTAATGGATAACCTAGCAAAAGGAACAGCGGAAGGGTTCGGTAATGCCGACTGCTATGGCAGAGGCTCCGGTAATGGCCATGGCTCCGGCTGTACTCACGGAGACGGTTTTGGATGCGGCCATGGCAAAGGCGGCTCCGGCAGAAGGACTATTTGCGACACAGAGGAGGAGATCTATTCGACGCGAGGATACGGCGGCGGCTGGGCCTTCGGCAAGGGCGGATCTTCTCATGGAGATGGCCTGTCCCATGAAAGCACTGCCGGTGAGGGGTAACCACATGGAAAGCAAACCCAGGATCGAGCTAACGGTAAGCGAAGGACCTAGTGATGCTTACTACACCGGAACAGTTCTAACCATCTACCTAAGCACTATCCCATGGAGTCCTGTATACAGCGAGGACCAAGAGGTAATCGCTAAGAGGCTCCAGAAGCTAATTGACCAACACATTAGCGAGTTAACCGAAGGACTGGGGCGATGAGCTTTCACTATCGGCTATGCTGTAACCGCCATCCATGCGTCATTGACGGGGAAACGATGTTCATGTGCCAGCACACGGTCCCCGCTAGACCGATGGACCTGTGGGGCAATTGGGCCTTCGAGGTAGGAGCGCGGCTCAAAGAGATCGCCCCAGTCTACACAAAAAAATGGGGATTCATCCCCGCATACGAGAGGACAAGATGACAGAAAAGCAGGTTTGCGCCATCGCTGCCGTAATCATTGTAGCCATGGCCGTAATTTTCAAAGGCGTAATAACCGGAGATCGAGACTTAACCAGAATCGGCATACTCGCCGTTGTCTTAGTGTCTGGATTCGTCGCTTGGACGGTAAGAGACTAACCGATTAACCAATAAAAGGAGAACAATCATGGAATCAATCAACGTCAGAACCGCAGACCGCAAGCTCAGAGGCAAGCTGAAATGGATCGCCGTGTACGTTAACGGCGTACAGTGGTACAGGATCACGGCTTACAAGGGATTGAATAAAGACGCCAATCACGACTTCGCGGCAGCGGAGACGGCTAAGGCGATGGGGTGGAGCCAGTGGGCGATTGAGTTAACCCACAAGACACGCTCTGACAGGGAGTGGTTACTGCACAAAGTTCAGTAACGGCATTGACACAACAGTTTAACCAGTGATAAGATTCTACATATAGGAGGAATAAATGAACAATCAAGCGGACAACCTGCATGAAGCAATGGTAAGCGGTAAACTCTGGGCGGCTACCCTGTGCGCCGGGGACCACTTCCCCGGATGTAGGCCCAAGGCGGAAGCCCTCTACCCAAGCAGCAAAGCAAAGGCGGATATGTTTATCACTGGTGCGCTGGACGTACTCGACCGGACCAACCTCTACGTTAGCGATAACGGAATCATTACCAAGATCGAAAGGACCTAATCATGAATGACGCCTATGAATTTCTTTTTTGCCCGGTGCATGGAGTTTTCTCTGCCCGGAACTGGCCGACACTTGCGCCGATCATGGCGACTAGTGTATCCTATGTTCTACTCTGCTGGAGAATGAAGAGAGGAGAATAGTATGCCTTTTGAATACAACTGCGGTGCGTGCGGGACAGCTTGCAGTGTGAGAGATAGAGATTGGGCATGGACAATAGCTGGCAACTACGGGTGGCCAGTAGTTGCCAGCGAAGACGGCAGCCTTAGACCGTTGTCTGGGGATAGCCGTATAGTGTGCCGCCCATGCTGCGATGCTTACTACAGCAGCATGGGGGAGCGAGTAACCTGCCCGTGCTGCGATAGAAACGTGCGGATTAACGAACTAAGCCATATGCGGCGAGATGTCAGGCCAAGCACCCGCCCAAGAATTCAGGTCGGCTGCAACCACTGCATTCACGAAGCAACATTTAGCTGCCAGCATTGCGGTGAATACGTAAGCCGGGAGAACAACGAGGGCAGACAAACCTCCGGCAACTTCGGGCTTGCTTGCGAAGAGTGCTATCAGAGCTTTTACTCGGAATGTCACAACTGCGGGAACGCTTGCAGGAGCACATACGTCCAGAACTGGTACGGAAATCCTTACTGCGAGGAGTGCTATGGGGCCGCAACCGGAGACAAGCCTATCTTTAACTACAGCTTCAAGCCTAAGCCTAAGTTTTTTGGCTCAAAGCGGCATAACGAAAAAGCCCTTTACTTCGGCTGCGAGCTAGAGGTAGCGGTGGATGGCGACGATGACGACATTGAAGAGAAAGCCGTAGAAGTCGCGGCGCTAATGAAGGAACGGGCCTATCTAAAGAAGGACTCCAGTATTGGCCGGGGCTTCGAGGTCGTAACCCACCCGCATACCTGGGAAGAGATTCGCAAGCTATGGCAGGAACAGTGGCACGAAGACATTCTTGGCCTATCCTCCCACACTTCGGGCACCTGCGGGTTTCACGTCCATGTTTCCCGCGCACCACTAACGAAGATGCATATCCAGAAGATCGTTGTCTTCATTAACGCGCCAGAGAACCATGATCTAGTGAAGACGGTAGCGCAACGGGCTTGCAACAAGTGGGGGATACTGAAGGCGGACAAAAAGATCGGCCATTGCAGCCATAGCCAAGAACGCTATGAGGCCGTCAACCTGGAAAACAAGCACACGATTGAGTTTCGCATCTTTCGCGGCAATATGCGAAAAGACCGGATACTGAAGAACCTGGAGTTCGTCAAAGCCACAATCGACTTCACCCGTGACCGAAGCTACAGGGAACTTTCAGCCGGAAGATTCCTAGAGTTCGTTAAGGCCAACCAAAAAGAGTTCCCTAACCTCGACGAGTATCTCTCAAGCAGAGCATTTCACCCTAACCCCCGCTATGTCGGGACAAGAACCACAGAGAAATAGAGGAGAAAAGAATATGTGCTTAATCATTGCATCGCCTACCGGAGAAGTCCCCACTTGCGGGGTAATCGAGCGCGGCTGGAACGATAACCCGCATGGATGGGGACTCATGCAGTCAGACGGCTCCGAACTAATCGTCAACAAAGGCATGAAGTTCAACGAACTACAGCCGCTACTTGAAAAAGCGAAGGGCAACCCCTACGTCCTGCACTACCGCTTCGCCACCCACGGCACCAAGAACCTCGACAACTGCCACCCGTTTCGCGTTACTAAGCGGCTTTACATGGCACACAACGGCATCATTGCAATCGAGCAGAAGAATAAGCTAATGTCGGACACTTGGCATTACGCCCAAGAGTTGCGACAGCTTGGGATCGACCACGATAATGTCAGCGACGAAGAGATTATCTCCATGCTGGGCACCTGGGTAGGCAACTACAACAAGCTAGCCTTCCTTTCCGACTCCGGCAATATCACGCTGGTTAACGAGAAGTCAGGCACCTGGAAAGATGGCATCTGGTACAGCAATACGCACTCGTTCTACGAACAGGTTGAATACACCCGGTACAGCAGGTATTACTCCCACCACTACCAGCAGCGGCAGGCGAGTTGGGACTGGGACAAGTACAACGAACCGGATCAGGCTTGGGTTCGCGGCTGGGATATCCCTACCCAGAACAGCGGGAAGATGACCAAAGGCGACATCATTACCGCTCAAGACCTGAAAACCTGGGAGGACGGCTCCGACATCTGGGCGCATTGCGAGTATTGCAACGAGCTTGACTGGTTAGATATCGTTCCAGAGTGCGACGACATGACGCTCTGTGTCCCATGCCGCAAGGTGCTAACCCCACTGTTCCAGACCGATCAGCCGGAGGGCCTCAACGCCGGGGTCTTCTATGACAGCAACGGAGTTCCCTATTCTTGGGACGACGTGGACGAGAGCATCGCCGTTGTACGCCAAGCCTACGAATGGCGGAGCTAACAGTCATGTCATATCGGGTAACGGTAATCGCAGACTTCAACGGCAATATGTATGTAGGGGCGGACAAGCGGCCAATCGCGCTTGCCGCCGCCTCCCCTATCGCAGAGGTAAAGCTGTACAGCAGCCAGCTACGCTTCGCTGTATCAGCTAAAGACGAAAGCGGCAGGGTATTCGTAACGACACGAAGGAAGGCCGCTAAGAACGGCTGGACCCTTCTTCGAGATGCCGATAACAAGGACATCAGCGAATACGAACAGCAAGACCCGAAGCCAGTAGTCGCATCCCTCGCTGCCGTGCAAAAGATCAGACACTCAGCAATGGCAGATGGCATCGAGTGGTGCGCCATGCAACTTCCTGACACTCTCAAGCTAGTCAGAGATGAATGGGTGAAGGAGGCTGGCAAGCTAAGGGGCGATTCGTGACAAGAAAAGAACTTGTCGAATGGGCAAAGAGGCGCGGCTGGAAGAGTGAGCGCGTGGGATTGGGGAGCGGCAAGTCTAAGCTAATAGTTAGCTGCTACATAAAACTCTCTCTTCACAACCACAGGATGAGGGCTTACAACAAAGTCGTTATCTTCGAGACCGAAAAGGAAGGCCGCTGGAAAGAGATAAAGACTTGGGAGCTAGGCAGGCTCAGGGTGGCGGCTAACGGAAACATCATAGAGGTAAAGAGAGATGAGCATCAGGGATCGACTGTTAAACCTTCAGTTCAATTCAATTGACAGTTTCCCGTGGCGCGATGATTCGGTCCCGGCAGGCGTCGTATTATTATTCCCTAATGGTGAGCCAATCTTAATCGGTCACGACTTACAAGGGTCTGTATCCACGCACTTCACCGGGGGGCTTCCCTGGAAAGATCAACTAACCCCAGACTCAGGGATAAAGTGGGCCTGGGTGATTAACGAATAAAAGGAGACCAATATGAAATACGCACAAGCAGCAAAGCACTTTCCCAAAGCTATCGAAGCAATGCTCGAATTGGACAGCAAGGAGGAAGTGACAAGAGAAAAGGCGCTGGGCAGATGGAACAAGATCGACTTGGAGATTCAGCGGGAATTCATGTCTAACCCTGAAGCAATGACCCAGATTGCGCTAATGGCAGACGGGTTCATGATGTCACTTACGGAAACAGTAGAAAAGATCAACTCACTGCCGCAAGACGACGACACTTACAAGTCAGCTTCCCTTCTCTACTTGGAATTGATAACCTCCGCTATTGTTCGTTCGTTTGCGATCGGCGTTCACTGCCAGCGAGAAGTCTCTGAAGTCGAACTTCTGAACTCTCTTGTGGAGAAGTAGCGCCGGAGCCTCCGAAGCGTTTCATGGCGGCGAGAGAGGCGACGATCTTTTCCAGGTTCTTAACCCTAGCCTCAAGGCTTTTTAGCTTGGGGTTTCCGGCAGGCTCTAGTCCACTGCGTAGTTTTTCTTCCTCGATAACTCTATAGCCATAAGTAAAATGGCATCCCACAGTAGAGATGATCTCTTTGGACGAGAGTCCGGCCTTCATCAATTCAATGATTCGCTCTTTATGGGTAATCCTTTTCATGCTTCCTCAAATTTGGGGTTGCAAACTCTTCCACACTATAGTAGCATTGTCTTGTCGCTGTTGCGGCAAAAGGAGAAAACAGAATGTCTTTGAAATTCCAGAGTACCGTCAAGCCTGAGCGCGGCACCGAGTACCTTGTCGATATCGACGATATCGCCGTCGATCACGAATCCAACAATCGCTTCAGCCAGTCCGATATCGGCATCCTGGTTCAGTCTATCAGCCAGTACGGGCAGCTTGAGGCCGTTGGCGCGGTGCGCGAAAAGCCCAACAACACCCTTCGTCTAGCCTACGGGTTTGGCCGCTATGAAGCGATTAAGCGGATCAACGCTGGCGTACAGGAAGACCAGCGCATGAAGATTAAGGTTGTCGTGTTTGACGGCAACGAGCGCGACGTGTTCTTTCGCAACTTGGCCGAGAACGCCCACCGGAACAGCCTCTCCCACATGGACTATGCCCTCTCTATCCGGCGCATGAGCGAGAACTACGGCCAGACAGACTCTCAGATCGCCAGCTTCTTCGGACGCACGGGTGGATGGGTTAGCCAGCACCGGAGCCTCCTGAGCCTCGATTACAACATCCAACAGAAGGTCCATAACGGCGAGATCAACTTTACCGATGCCCTCTCTATCGCCAAGATGAGCACGGACAAGCAGAAGGTTGCGGCCAAGGAGATTGCGTCTGTTGTCACGGCCCCGGCACCCGCTGAGTTCGACAACAACGAAGACGACAACACCGATACCGTCATCGTCGCCAAGAGCGAAGGAGATCAGCCGGAAGAATCCACTCCGGCCAAGAAGAAGCGTGCCGTCAAAGAGATCATCCGCAAGCTATCCGACACGCCCAAGAACAA